TAACTATGCCAGCGCCAGGGTTGGATATGCCTCCCATGCCGGACCCGTCGATAACGAGTCAGCAAGGGACGCCACAAGCTGCCCCTCCGGGGCGTGGTCTCGGGGCTATTGCGGCACAGAGACCGGGTGGACAACCAGCCCCCGGCGCCCCCGACCCTCATGGAGCGGTAACGACTCAGGTTGAAGCGATCAAGAAAGTTCTTGAAGAGATGGCGAAAACCGAGCCGATGATGGCTCCATTTGCCGCTCGTGCTACCGCGGTATTGGATTCTGGATTGTCAGCCGTCAGGTCATCACCGCAAACCTCTGAAGGTAATGCGGGCGATATAGGGCCCGGCGCTCAAGGAAACCCTCCTCCGCAAGGTAGGGGAGGCGTTGGCCAAGGGCCGCCAATGGCTTAATGTAAACCCGGTTTACACCTGATGGACTTCGGGAAAATGTCGAATCAGGGTAGATAGCAATGGATTAAATGTATGGCGTTATCACCGGAACTCGAAAAGCTTGTGGCAACACTGCCGGAAGCCGACAGAGAAGGGACGCGAAAAATGCTGGAAGAGGGAGTCCTCCGACAGCAGGATTATTCGCGGAAAATGAATGAATTAACCGCGAAGGAAAAAGAGTGGACGACATGGCACACCAGCGCGGACACTCAATACAAAGCCGCAATGACCGAAGTAAAGTCGCTGAAAGAAACGATCTCAGCACTCGAAAAAGCCAAGGCGGCCGGATCGATCGAAGATGATCTTTCGGGAGATGAGGATGCGGCCATTACGAAAGCCCTCAGGGAAGCCAGAACTGAACTGGCTCTAGCAAAAGAGCGGCAATCGCTTCTTGAACAGACTGTTCATGAGGTCAATCAGAAGATTGAAAAGGGAGAGCTCCTCACAGCCACAAAGTTTCAGGAAGAACTGGCTAAACAGGGCGACAACCTTGGAGCGGCCATCTTTGAAGTTATTGATTTGCAGCAGAAATGCCAACAGGAATTCGGCAAGTCTTTGGACCGAACCCAGTTGATTGCCGAAGCGCAAAGGCGAAACGGTGACTTAAAGGGAGCTTACGAGGCTCTTACCGGTGACTTTAGGATCGAGAAGCGCCGGACAGAACTCGAGGCAGAGTATGAACAGAAGTATAACGATCGTGTAAAGGCTGCGAACCTTCCTATTGACCAAGGTAGTGGCGGAGAACCAAATCTCGGACCTCTGCAAGCCCGCTTGGCTAAGAAGGACACTGGGATCCCTGATGATGTGCCAGCAGACGGAAGTGGCCGGTTGGCCAGTCTCATCGGAAATGAATTCCGGGCAGAAGGAAAAGGTTAATAGCCTTTAGCAGGAGAGAGGCCGGATCAGCCGGCCTCTCAGGCACGTGCCCCAATGGCGGCGCCCGAGCCAGAAATGGAACCGAGAGCAGTAGTCGGGGACCCATCGATGGAAGGCAGCAAGACAGAGGCAAGTGTAGATTAACCGACTAGCAAGCGTTAGCCGGAAGATCCGCATTAGCGGAAACTTGTAACCTTTAATTGATGGAGTTCAAATTATGGCTCTTACTTGGGATGACATTACAGGTAAGGTAAATAAACACATCGTCCCCCGACTTGTCGATAACGTCTACAAGTCCAGCCCGGTGTTCACCCGGCTGCGCACCCGGAATGCGGAACGCTTCGAAGGCGGTACCACGATCCGGCACCCAATCGCGTATGCCGAACTGAATGGTGGAGCGTTCCAGCGTGGTGGAACCTTCAACATCACTTATGTCCAGACCGATACGGCTCTGGAAGTCAACCCGAAGTTTTACTATGTCAATGTGACACTGTTCGGGACTGACAACGTACTGGCCCGTGGACCGGATGCGGCAATGAATTATGTCGAAAGCAAGATGGTCAACGCTTCCGGCAAAATGGCCAAACTGCTCGGAACCGACATCTTTCTTGATGGAACCGGAGTAAATTCCGCAACCATCAATATCGATGGTTTCCAGCAAGCCTTGGACAATGGAAATACCTTCGCGTCCTATGGCGGGATCACCCGATCCGACCTCGGGATTGTGAACGGAACCAATAATCAGGGAATTAACGCATACGTCAATGCCCTGAATCCATTCACAATGCTTGGCCTGCAAGCTGCTTACGGCGCCTCATGGTTCGGCAATGAGCATGTCGACCTAATCGTTACCACCCAGCTTATTTGGGACATGATCTGGAATAAAATCCAACCTCAGCAACGGTTCCTCGAAGAGAGCACCGATGTCGCCAAGGTCGGATTCCAGTCATTGCGATGGAATGGCTCTTCGATCACCGTCGACCAGTATGCCCCTGCCGGATACATTTTCGGCCTGAATACCAAATACATCCAATTCTGGATCTCCACTCTTCCGAAGTATCAATTCGGGTTCACGGGGTTCAAGGAAGCACAGAACACGGATGACGTTGCTGGCCAGTATCTTTTCTCCGGGAATCTTCTGATTCCGGCGCCAAGACTTTTCTTCGTTCTCTCCGGAGTTCAAACCCTGTAATTGGGACTCGAAAGGAGTAATTCCATGAGTGAAGGACTTTTTACATTCGGAACCCTGGAAACCGTAGAGATCCCTTATGCGGGTCCGGGAGTAGCAAACGATGCAGTAGCTAAGGCGCCTCTGGGCGTCCTGTATCGCCACAAGGGGAACGTCTATCGTTATGTCCTGTTCGACAATGGAGCGGGCAATGTTGCCGCGGTTGTGGGCGGAGTGGTTTATTGGAAGGCCCTTGACCCCAACAATGAACTGCTTCCTTTGTTCACTGTTACCAGTGACATCGAATCTGGCATAGCCTCAGGCGTGAACATGGTCGCTGGAGTCACCGGAGTCATTGTAACCGATCTTCATTATACCTGGATTCAGGTGGGTGGAGTGGTTACGGCTCTTACCGCAGCTTCGACTGCGGCCGGGGACGGATGTTGCCATGGAACCGACAACACGTTCGGTCGCATGGCTGCCGGCAGTTTCATTAATCAGTGCTTTGGTATTGCACTCACTGCTCGCAATACCACGGCAGGAACCAACAGTGTTCTGTTGCAAAACCTGATCTGGTAAGGAGGTAGCCAATGCCAGCTATTATACCGGCCAGCAAGATTCAACTGAGTCTTGGGAACCGAGTAGGAGTGCTTGCGACCTTTTCTCCTGAGATCGATGACGGAGATACATGGGAAACAGGCTTGGGTAAAGTTGAGGCTATCTTTGCAACTGCAAGTGGCTCCGGAATAACTATCGGAGCTACCTATTCAGGTGGCATGGTGACTTTCAACACCACGGGAGGGAGTTTCCCGAATGCTAAAATTCTAGCAATCGGTCTCGCGTAATTGGAATCGCCCGGGCAGTTAATCCTGCCCGGGCAAAATCTTGTGGGGTAATGCCATGTCAGTTGTCGGCCCTATCCAGCCCTATGCTGGAGGAGGGGCGGTTCAAGAGAACTTTGATGGCATGGTTAATCATGTCCTCTCTTATGCCCCAGATGCCCCTCCACAACTAATAAAGAGAAGAATCAATACCCGTCTGCGCCAGGTTCTTGATAAGCGCATGTGGGCCGGTCTGCTTGTCCGTGGGCAGATTGTAATCCCTGCTGTATACACAACCGGGACCGCCACTGTGGTCCAAGGGTCAGATGCCGTTACAGGCACCGCTACGCTTTGGCCGGTTGATGACCTTGTGAGTACCACCCTCAGCCAGCCAATAACCATGATTAACGAGTACCAAGATGTTTTCCCGGCAAGCATGGTGGGGATAGCGGCTGGAGACTGGATAGTATTGGATCAAGCCGGAGCCAACATTGAATTTTTGTTGGTAATATCGGTTGGGGCAACCAGTTTCAAAGCAAAGCCGGCAAAGACTCATCTGGCTGCCGAAACTATTACCAAGAGTTCTTTGTCTCGCCGACAGTTCAGGATTGGGACGACAACTTCATTTTATGGGATTATCGGCGTCTACAATGATGGAGCTCTTAAATTAAAACTCGATTTGGTTTGGGGTCATGCCGATTTTACCGCCTCTGCTTATCAAATCATGAAGGCATACGTCAGCCTCGAGCAAAATCTCAGGATGGTTTGGAGCGTAGTCAATAATAAGCAGGGATGGCGCCTGCGCCTGAATATGCCACAGGAGGTCCTGAATACATACGATACTTGGAGACAGACTACCGGATTCGTTTATATGATGGCCGATTGGGTCCCGGATGAAATTGGAAGATTCCAATATGAGCTTTATCCAACCCCAAGCATGCAACAGGGATTCCCATATATTGCTTATTCAACCCCTCCAAATTTAATGGATCCAGAGGACACGCCTCCTCCGGCGATACCGAGTCACGTCTTGGTTAATGGAACCCTGAGTGACATTCTGATCCATAATCCGAAAAGCCCATATTACAGTCCGGCCGCCGCGGCAAAATTTGAAGCCCAGTATAAGGATGATCTTGATTCGGCAATGATGGCGGACGATTCCATTTATATGCAAAATCTACAATGGGCTTATTCAAGATATCCCTTCACGCAGCACGGCGCCAATTATTGGCAAAGCCATGACGTTGATAGTGTTTTCGGCTATGTATAAGGAGTTCTATGCCGCCAAAAGTTTTAGTTTCCGTTCCTTGCTATCATGCAATGGAACCGGAACCGCTAATGAATTTTATGCTTGTCTCCCAAGAATCCGGCCGCGCAGAAGCCAGAGGGGAATATTCCGTTCGATGGCTCATAGGTGGCCCCAAGGTAAAAACGGAGAACGTCCGTAATATATCCTGTGTAACCGCCTTAAAGGGCGGAGCTTCGCATTTGCTCTTCATTGATGATGACATGCTTATCTCGCCTCCGGACATCATTGGCAAGCTTCTGGCGTTAGATAAAGACATCGTTTCCCCCTTATTCTTCCGATCGTCTGGGAACTTCGATCCTCTGGTATTCAATATCAATGGGGATGGAGAGCCTCATCCCATTATGAATTATCCCCAAAAAGAAGTGTTCCAGGTAAATGGAGGAGTTGGAACCGGCGTCATGTTGATAAAGAGAGCGGTTCTCGAGGCCATGAAGCCTCCTTACTTCTACTATCCGCCGAATACCACCCGGGGTGCAGATTTACACTTCTGCATGAGGGCGATCGATAAGGGGTTTACGGTCTGGTGTGATTCCAGTTTGGTTGTGAACCAAATGGGAATGGCTCGACCGGTTGGAGAAATAGATTTTCTGAATATGAGCCTTAAAGGAAAGCTTGACAGTACCATTGTAAGATAGAGATGGAGGAATTATGAGTCGCAATGAAATAAAACCAAATGATCAACGGCCCTGTTCTACTTTCAACCAGGCGCCGACTGGACACAAAATTCCCGATGGAAGGTCCGCGGATGATCCATCGATGGATTTCTCAGTCCCGGATTGTGGAGTTAAGGCCGGCGGGCAATTTATCACGCCATTTATTTTGGATGATGAAGACCTCCCCGGAACTGTTGTCTGTAATCGTCAGGGTCACTAAGGAGAATGTAATGGGTTGGAAAGGATTCAGTAAAATATTGAGCGAAACTGAAATGCCGGAACCTATCACAGTGGAAGGGACAAAGGCAAAAACCCTTATTATTTCTCCTATGAGGACAAATAGTAATGCGATTTACCTTGGGCCATCTGCGGCAACCGGGATTGAATTAATCCCGCCAGCAAATGCGACAACTCCGGTTGAAAAGATTACTCTCAGCGAAGATTTTGGGAATGGGATGGATTTGAGTTCGATTTATGTCATTGGCACAGCCGGAGAGGGTGTTCAAGGACTGTACGAAGAACATTAATCCATTCAAGAGGGTTAAATGGCATCAATTTCCTGTGTCACTGATGAAGGGTTGAATATCATTGCCAATCGCTTAAAAGGCATTGGAAATGAACCGCTGTATTTTGCATGGGGTACAGGTGCCGGCAATGCTGCTCCTGCTGATCTGACTCTTTTCACCGAAGCGTCAGAAGCCCGTCCGGTCATGACGAGTCAGATCGATACGGTAAGTTCTGTCGGAGACTCCTATAAACTGACAGGTGCGATAGTAGCCAATGCCCTTAAAACGATAACCAACTGGGGTGTTTTTGATGCTGCGGTTGGAGGCAACTTACTGCTTCATGAATCTATCATCCCCGGAGAAATTTACCAGCTTGGGCAGGTAGGAGTCTTTTATTTCAGAATTCAGTTCATTCGAGGGACATAAACATGGCCGTTCCGCAGTTTTTAGCGAGTGCATTTAGGTATCTGAACCTCGTCGGAGTTGTCGATGTCCAGACCATCATCGATGGACTTTATACCGAACTGATTGCGAATGGATGGACCTGCACAGTTGGAGGCACAGGACAAACACCCACAACCATGGTTTCCCCTGTTCGTGCGGATCGCGTCAGATTAACCCTGACTTTTGAGAGGTCGTCAGCAACCAGATTAGACCTCTATGCATATGACGATAATGGTATCTGGATCAATGATGCTGGGGCTTCAGTATATTATATTACGATCGACGCCGCTCCGACAGATGTTGAGTTGTACACGAGTGCCCTACATTGCTGCATCAATTCCAGAAAAAGTGTTGCTGCTACATCTTGGAATTGTGCTGTTCTGGACAACGCGCCATCAGCATCACTTGCCGAACCATATCCATTCTATTATTGCAGTGGAGGTCCTGATTCATCTGCCACGTTATGGATGTATGTATTTGTAAGGGCCCCAGGTGATGCTGCCTATAATACTTCAAGTTATTGTTATGGTCGACAGCCCTATGGGGGAACTACCAACAATTTCAGATTTAAGACTATGAGTGGCGCGAATATGTTCTGCCCATTCGAATTATGTAAAGATGGATGGATGCTTGGCCGCGTCCCTCATATGCTCATGACTGATTACGGCATTGCTCCCGGAACTGATTTAACGGTTCCTCTCGACACAGGGGTGACCGGGACATTTAGAGTCTTGGGATTTGTCCCTTATAACACATATGCCCATAGCCTCTGCATGAGAAAGGCATAAAAATGGCACTCCCTTCATTCCTTGCTTCAAGTTATTACTATTTCTCTCGAGATAATGTGACCGATGTTCAAACTATTATGGACGACTTCGCCACTGAGATCCTGACGACGAATTCTCCAGTTTGGACAAATCCTTCTGGGACAAGATATGTCTCTCCGGTAGATGGGTACGGGAGATTCATGGATCTTGAATTTACGAGAACCGATCAATACAAATTGACGATGACCTTGAAGGACCAGAACGGTCTGACGATCATGGCGCGAAGGATCATTATCCCCTCGACCAGTGGGTGTTCCGTTAGAATTTATACCGGTCAATTCCATTTCTGCATCGACGTGGATGACTTTACAGTAAATGGCCAGATTCTTATCGGTGGGATAGTCGATATGGCCCCAGAAGCCAATAATTCCCATTCAAACTATGTTTGGGGTTTTGGTTCCAGGGATACGGCAGATACAAATACGATCGGGTACATGCGATGGGTATTTATGTCAGACAGTGGAACCCCGGCATTACTTGATCGCGTAGCTTCCTATAATGTCCAGGTCAGCCAGCAACCATGCCCGCAAAGAGATACCTCGGGATATAGAATCTTCCTTCCATATGGATTGTGGGCTCTTACGCCCGGGGACGCCCGGAGGCTTTATGCCGGCCGGGCTTATCAAATGCTATGGGCTCCTTCTGATGTGGGAGCGAATGGTGCTGAGATATCGGCGCCCGTAGATGCTGGAGTGACGGGAACATTTCGTGTGTTAAGCGTTCCTACTTATCCCGATTACGATATTAAAGTAGTCATGAGAGTTCCGTAATGGCAGAGAACCCTATCCATGATTATCAGGCGGTTCCGCTTACTGTGTCGCAGTATGATGCTACCGATCCGTCTGTATTCACAGATTGGGAGGGAAGAAATTCCCCAGTATTCTCGCTCTTTTATGAAAGGACATATGAGCATTACGAATCCCATGTACCGCTAAATTATGCCAATCGGGCAACACAGCCTACTCCAGACAGTATATTGGACATGTTTGAGACGTTTTCAAGGGCCGGAGAGTCTTTCTATGCTCCAGTAGACCTCGAATCGGCACCAGAAGTATCCCATACCCTGAATTTAACTGTGATTGCGGGATTGTGGACTAAAGGTTCCAAAGTAATCCCCGGAGAAGACCCAGTTTGTCACGCTGTGACATCGGCCTCCTGTAAGCCATTGGCGATTTTGGAAATGGATGCGTACCCAATTGCGATTATAGCGATGGATGAAGCCCCTCTTGCCGATCTTGCCCAAGATGCAGCGCCTCTTGCGACTATGGTGTGCAAGGTAATCCAATAAGGAGTTTTGAATATGGCAAATTTCATAATGACTAGAGGCGATAATGTCGGATTCAGTGGGAATGCCACTTTGGAAGGGGAGCCTTATGACCTTGCGGGTTGCCTGCTCTATTTCACCGCAAAGCGCCAATATACAGATGCCGATTCTGCGGCTATCTTCCAAAAATCAGTGGGATCAGGGATAACGATAACCAATCCAACGCAAGGACTTTTCACCGTTGCGATTGCTCCTCTGGACACCGCGGCATTATCAAAAGTAAAAACTATTTTGGTATGGGACCTGCAATTACAGGACGGCAGCGGGAAGATATACACTCTCGCGCAGGGGAACTTGGTCGTTAATCCGGATGTTACAAATATATAATGGCAACAGTCGCAGAAATAATCAGCCAAGTGCTGAGAAGATTAGACGAGTTGAGCACTACAGTTCCAGTCCATTGGACTCGAGAGGAAATCCTCGTCTTCGTTAATGATGCCCTCACTGAATTAAACCTGGCGTCTTGGATATTCCAAGGATCAAAGGCATTAGCCTTAACCACAATAGACAATGTTTATGATCAGCCGGCCGGAATAATTGCAGCTACCGGAGTTCGGTGCCCAAATTATCTAAGAAGGGAAACCCTTTATAATTTGGACTTGGAAGCTAAATGGGACTCCGCGGGAGAGAATCGCAATAATGTCGAGACCTGGTGCCCATTGGGATTAAATAAACTTCTGATTTATCCTCGTCCCTTGGTTGCCAAAACAGCATATGTGGAAGGGATAATAGAACACACTCCGGTTACTGATAATAGCGACCCACTGCCGGTAAGAGCAGAACTCGAAAGCGCAATCGAAGACTATTGCGTAGAAAGAGCAACCTTCAAGGAAGGCCCATCTGAAATCAGCCAAGTCGGCAATCTGTATAAAAATTTCTTGGATAAAGTTCAGGCAGAAAGCGGCCGGAATGTCATCCGTATGTTCCCGAGATTCTCGGTTGGGGTTGTGGCCGATGATGGCTTAAGAGAACAGTCAGCTACCGGAGAAAAGCAAGATGGCGATTAGTGTGGATACTGTTCTCTCCAGAATTGCTACCGACCTGTCCGAGACCAGTAGCGATTTTCTGTCCGGAGCATGGACAAGGACTGAGATGATCGGATATCTGAATTATGCCGAAAGAGATTTCCTCATCCAAACGGGTTCAATGAAATATGACGTATCAGTTGTGCTTGCTCCCGGAGCTGGGATCCTGATAGACCGACCGGCCAATACCATGGATATCGATCGAGTGTCATTAAACGGCAAACGTGTCCTGCGCCAGAGTTCAATGAATCTGGAATTGGAGGACCGCAATTGGAGGGTTAATTCGACCGGATATCCATCTTATTGGCATGAAGATAATATTGCCATAACGAAGATAGAACTTAATAAGATCCCTCTTGCCGGAGGAACCCTCAGGGTCATAGCAGATTATCTCCCAAATGCCTACGCGACGGTTTTCGATAGCTTGCATCTTAGAGACTGTTGGGAACCTTATTTAAGGTGGAAGGTGTTGGCTCTGGCTCTGGCTAAAGATTGCGAAGATCAGGATATCGGAAGAAGCAATTATGCCAATCAGAGATATATGGTGGGGGTCCAACTGGCCCAACGTCTAGTCAAAGGTGTCGCTGAAAACGGTTTGAGAGGATAGTATGGCTCGGGAAATTCAATCGATACCTGTCACGTTTGCGAACACCGGGATTATTCTCAAATCATCCCCTGATGAAATTCCTCTGACAGCATATAAGATGCTTTCCAATGCGCACACCGATCGAGAGAACTCGGTCTCCGTGCGCAAGGGATTCGTCCGGTTGAATGCCGGGCTGCCGACGCCGCCATATTCCAGTTATTACCTCAAGGATTACGTTAATCGCCAATGGCGTTATGCCATCACGAATGGACAATTATATGTCGCCCCGATAGTTGATCCCAATGATGCGAGCATTTGGCCAATAGCCAGCGGAACTGACTTCGGGATAGTGATTGGGGGAAATAATTTATCATCCGAAACTGATCCTCGAGCCCTATGGGCCACCTTCGCACTCCAAGGAACAGAGATGCGCCCCTATATTTTTATGGCTGATGGGATTGCATTCCTTAAACATTCTGGAGGTTTGGATTCTGCCAGGCGAGTTGGAATCCCGATGCCTTCCAGCGCAATTATCAGCATTGAGAAGATTGTAACAGTAGATATCCTCGAAGAGGGATTTGAGGATTACACGGAATGGTCTGGAGGAAGTAGCTCTATCATTTCCGCTCAGGACTATCCTTCGATATGGTTTAATCCTGTCAGCAACTTAAGCTCGAGATGGTATTACGCAAAATATTCATTCGTGTTGAATGATAATTCAGAGACATTCTGTAGTGCCGCAAACTATCCAGGATATATTCCCAGGCAAAAGGGCGCCAGGATGTTTTGGAAGAAAGCCAAGTACGATTATGAGGCTCTTCCAACGATTCATCCCACTAATTGGTTTGGAACCTTCTTTGATGATGCGGTCTATCCGAGTATCCCGGTGGGCGCAAGGGTTAGTGAAGTTAGAATCGGCGCCGGTTCCAGAATCGATAGGCTTCAATTCATATGGCAGACTGCCAGCGGGACATTAGTTAATGGACCTGTCCATGGAGGGACGGGAGGGACATCGTATAAATTCACCCTTGATTCAGATGAATATATTACAGAATTTAAAGGAAAATATGGAGATACCTATATTGATTCTCTGACGATCGTCACAAATAAAAGAGAATCACAGGTGTATGGAACAGGGGGAAATCATGATTACAGCATTACCATGCCGGCATCGGAATTGCTTCGCTCTCCATGTTTAATAGGACTGAGTGGGAAAGCAAATAAAGGAGCTGATCAGTCATCAGCCATTCTTACCGGATTTGGGTTTGTGGTCAGATGGGATTCTTATGACGATACCTCTGCTGCACCGGCAACAGCAATAGCATGGAATTTGTATGTTGGGCCAACAGCCGATAGCGTGGTTAAAGTAAATGATGTTCCGATCGCTTTGGCGACAATATACGATGAACCAGTGAATGGGTTTGTATATTCAACCATTGAGCCCTTAATCCCCAATGCTGGAGTCCTCTCAAATGATGCTTCCGGAGAAACGGCTAATGCATTAAAGATGACAGTAGTTGGTGCTGCCAAACTTGGAAGTGCATTAAAGATATTTGTGAATAGTGATGGAGATCAAATTGTAAAAGACTTCGGAGGCTTGGACCCCGCAGAATCTTTTAAGATATCAGTAAAGTTCGCCGATGCAGATTCTATATCAAATTGCACCAAGGTAAGGTTAAAGTTTGTATTGAGTGACACTCCGGGAGATGCTGGAGGAAAATATAAATACTTTGCTGTAGCCGAAGAAACAGACCTTTCCGGGTTCACCGGAGGAGTTTTTTCTCAGATTCGATTTTATAAGTCTGATTTCGCGTTCACGAATAATAGTGGTACGACTCTTCCTAATCTCGGATGGCAGACAGTAACGGCGGTAATAGTTGAAATAGTCACAGCGGACCCAGGAGTGGGTGCCAATACCTGTATCGTCAGTTTCGATAACCTTCTTTATTCTCCCGTGGGCAAGCTTAATGGGAGTGATTTCCAGTGGACCTATACCTTCTACAACAGCAAGACCGATACTGAAAGCGATTTCGCGGATCCATTTATTAATAATCTTGGAGCCCTAACAGATCAGCAGATCCAACTGAATTTTCCTCCGACTCCATCGACTGCGCCGCCACTATCGAATCCAGATAAGATTCGTATTTACCGAATGGGCGGAACTCTGACTCAATTCCAGAGAATAGCTGAAATCGATTATATCGAAGGGTTCGCGTTCTCGTGGATTGACAATGTTTCTGATATCGACGCCGGCGATGTTATCGAGGAAGACAACCAGCTTTCCCCAGAAGGAGTAGAAGGATGCGAAATCTGGGATAATCGTATGTGGACATGGGGTGGAATATCCCTCGATGGCATTGCCGAACCTCTTAACCGCCTGCGATATTCCAAAGGCACAAGGATTGAGCACTTCCCCGCGGAAAACTATATCTATGTTGGGTCTGGAAACGAAGAAATCAAAAGAGTTCTCGAGCATGACGGAGAACTCTTTATCTTCACGACGACAAAGGTATATCGGATTGTCGGCCAAGATGGGGTTTACCGAGCCCAGAGCACATCCGTAAACCAAGGGCTGTCTAATAAGTTCTGCGCATGCCGGGGAACCCGCGGACTATTTATGCGGGCTTATGATGGTATTTATGAGTTTCCCAATGGCAGGAAGATTTCCGAGCCGATAAATCCAATATTCTTCGGAGAAGAGGTAAATGGAATTGAGGCAATTGCTGCCGGCCGGGAGCCGGAAGAGTCCATGGGATTCTCTGATTCAAAACTCATGTTCTCTTATTGCTCAACTACTGATCCATTAATCCGTAATGACAGGATGCTTGTATGGGACACCCTTTACGAGAGATGGAGTTGGAGGATATACGGGGCTCAAAACCTGTTCTTCGAGCCGGAGACCAATCTTCTGATTGGCGATAATCTCACTCAATGGTATGCGGTAGTCCCGGGAGTTCCAGTTGATGTGCGCAGGTCCGGAAATTATCCCATGCATCTTGATTATGGGAATGGGGATGAATGTTCGGCTCCGATTACCGGCGCCCTCGTCACTTATGGGATTCCCTGCATTATTGATACCAAAGAATATGACCTTGGATTCCCGGATCAGGAGAAGCAATTCATTGAATTAGTAGTCGACGCTGACACCCAAGGATATCCAGTTACGCTCCAAGTAAGTTTCGATGGCGGAGAATTCGAACCTGTTGGTACGATCCAGACTTTCGGCCGACAAAGGATACCCTTCGCAATAGTTATGGGAGAAGAGAATAGCAGATTCGCCGTTCGCATGAGCGTCCGGATGCAATTCGAATCAGACCCCAATGCCGATGCCTCTACCCGGATCTACAAAATAATCCACAGAGTCCTTGTCGAGCCACAACGCCGACGCACCCACGTTACTGATTGGGATTATTGCGGGACTCCGGGCCCCAAATATTTCCATCAATTTTGGGTGGAGATGGATACTTTTGGGCATCCTCTCGAGAAGATTGAGGTCGAAGTCGATCATCAGATTATAAAAACGATTGTCGATAATATTACCGCTGATGGCAGGAGGAAACTCTATTATGGCCTTGGAATAGATCAGAGAGGAATAATTTCCAGACTCAAATTCTATACTGATGGAGATTGGGAAGTTAAGATTTATGGATTTGGATTTGAATGTATTCCTGAACCTCCTCTTCTCAATACCATTCAAATGCCTTGGACTGATAACGGATTCCCTTACAGAAAACTTTGGAAGCACGTTGAATTGGATATCGACACAGAAGGGAAACTTATTGAATTCTCTTTCTGGCTTGATAACCAGGTCTCACAGACATTTCAAGTTGTTGCTGATGTTCGCCAGAGAATCGTTCAATCTCTTGCCGCTGAGTCGTTCGGTAAAATAGGAAGAATCACGGTTGATGTGGATGAAGTTGGTTCTGATGGTCTCCCTCAAGGGGTAAGGCTCTATACTGCCCCAAACTACATTACCGATCAAAGAAATCCGGATGTAACTCTTGCGGATAGTTTCGAGCAAGTCTTGGCTTATGCCCGGAAGAAGATTCTTAAGCAAATGTTTTATGTGATTGAGAATCCAAATGAAGATGTTCAATTGGATATTTTAATAGATAACACATTTAAAAATACTTTCACGATTCCGGCCAATGGGGATATTTACCCCAAATATTCAGTTCGCAGAATGGATTTTCCGGGAGGGTATAAAGGCAAATTATTCCGATATAGCTTCAGTTCCAACCAGGCATTCGAGATCGATTGGGCAAAGACCAATATAGTTCTCAGAGACGTGAATACTGAAGAGACTCACCGCCGACCAGAACCGGCGCCTCCGGCAACGTATTAAGGTAGGGTATGGCAAATAGACAAGCTGGGGAATTGTACCAAGTTGATTACGATCGCCATTCCCAAGATTCTGATAAGTGGGAAAGGGTAAATTTTGCCCTGAGGAGAATCTTCGCTACCTTGGATCAAAAAACCGCTAGTGATGGTACGTCTGGTGGCGGTTCCGGTACAATGGATCACGCTCTCCTTACCCATTTGGCATATGCTGCATCCGGTCACACCGGTTTCGCCCCAACATCCCATTTGCATCCAGAGAATGTTCCTGTCACGAGGTTGATAAATACCACGCTTCCTTTGGCGGGAGGAGGAGCACTCAGCGGTGATCTTACTCTTTCATTAGTTACTGCCGGATTGGATGCTGATACCGTGGATGGATCTCATGCTGCTGCTTTCGCTCCAGTAGTTCATAGCCATGCTCATTCCGCATTGTCAGGATTGGTCAGTCCTGCCGATGACCATACTCAATATTTACCGATCGCCGGCAGTCGGGCAATGACCGGTCATCTTGGACCATCCTGTGTTGCATTGGTCGATGCCGCCACGATATCCGTTGACGCATCATTGGGCAATCACTTTCGCGTGACACTTGGTGGTAATCGGACGCTAGGTACACCAAGTAATGCTTACGATGGTCAACAGTTGCGATTTGAATTTACACAAGATGGCACTGGGGGCAGAACTATTACGATGGGGAATAATATCATTAAACCGTCAAATGTCTCTGATATCGTGCTTACCTCAACACCTGGGTCTACAGACATGGTTCAACTCATTTTTAATGCATCGAATAGCAAATTTATTATTACGGGATTCTTAACCGAAATATACGGAGTTTAAAATGGCAGTTCCAAGTTTTTTGGCTGGAGCATTTCGATATTTCCTTCGTGCGTCTGTGACCGATGTGGCTACGATCATCGCGGATTTGGCTGTGGAGTTGGTGGCTAATGGGTGGACTGATCTGAGTGGTGTCGGTACTGGACCTTTCAAAAGCCCAGTAACAGCTTTTGGCACCTATATGTCGATCACACTGACGGCTACCAGCGCAACACGTCTGCAATTTCAATGCTATGATGATACCGGAGTGCTTGTAAATAATCAGATATCAACCAATGTCGATATTGATGCAGGTGGTACGCCTGTCCTCTATTTCACAGGACCGGATTATTGCTGCATTGAATCATCCAGAGCTGTCCCGGAATGTTTCTGGATAGCAATGTTAAATATGTGGCCTGAAGATCCATCGAAAGTTCGGACTTTTATTGTTTGTTCTAGGGGGCCACGCAATGATGCAGGAACTCTCCAATACCAGTATGTAACAGACTGTTATATTCGAGATATTGGTCAAACAGCATATATATCACCATCATCAAATTGGTCCTTGCGGGGAGTGTATTCTAGTTATAATGCTTCTCATATGACTAGATCGGCTGCTGGAGCGTGGATTGGATTCCCAATTGATTATATTGATCGCGTCCAATCCACGGTGCTTGGCAGATTACCTCAATGTTTGCAGGTTGATGATGGCTTGGCTTTTGGTGTTACACAAGTATTTCCAATAGACAATGGCTTGACAGGAACATTCCGCGTAATGTATTTAACTACTAACTACTATAGAAAATTTGCAATCAGGGTGGCTTGATATGGCAGTCCCAACATTTCTCGCGTGTGCATACCGATACAAATACGTAGGGCCATTTCTTACTGATGTCCAGCAAATATTGGATGAGATTATTGTTGAACTTCTAGCGCATAATTATACCGATGAGGGTTCCGGTGTTTACTGTTCTCCGATTGATGCTGACAACCGATTTTATAAACTTATTTTCACTCGGATATCAGCAACTAGTTTAGAACTGAATGTCAGGGACATGAATAATTTATTGCTTGCCACTACGGCTCAACGGGCATATTTAACGGCAGGTTCAGGACAAGCGCATATCTTTACTACGCCGTTCAGTTTTCATGTTGACATTTATAATGCATCGGCAAGTGCGGAATTTCTTTGTGGCGGAATGTTAGACCTGACGCCAGAACCTCAAACAGCACATCAGCGTCATACCTATGTGAAGGGTACGAGGGAAGTCACCACTGTGTCAGGCGCTCAAATAGACTATGCGTGGATGGCTGATGTCGCTGGCATTAGTTCGCGCCACCGAATGAACTCGTATGTGTCGCCCGGTGGTAATTATTATCCTTTATTCACACTCAATAGGAACATTAATTACCATCCAAAAGAATTAATGGTGAGCGTAAACGCTGCTTTGATGACTTATGCTGGTCGTTGTTATCAGTGCATCCTCGTGCCATTGATTTTCGACTATGGCCAAATCCTAAAAGTGCCAATTGATGGTGCAACGATGGGCTATTTTATGCATGTCTGGGGTGCTGGTGGTACGTTTGGTTGGGGACAAGCCTTCCGGGTAGGATAACTATATGGCATTTGAACCTTTATTTTCCGATCTGTTGCAAGAAGCAGTAAGTATTGATGCGAAATTTATTGATTTGTTGGACATAGATGAAACGCCGGACACAATGCTGCTTGATGATGCAATGGTTGGAAGCGTGCAATCTATTTATTTTGAGAGCACACAAACCAAACCAGTATTGTACACTGGGCGCGAGAATCCGATACTCATACCAAGTGTTTCGATTGTCACACAGTTTGTTGATTTACAGGACACGGTTGAGACGCCAGATACGATTTTGATTGATGATGTGATGGCTGGGAGTGTGCAATCTATTCTCTTTGGTGGAGATCCACAACCATTGCCTCCGATTGGTGGACTGACGTTCGATTTCTTTGGGTATATTTAGCGGAATCGGTCGCTTGACACCGAAATGTTAAAGTATAGGTATTAATTTAAGGGGAAAACCGTCATGGAAGAAATAGTTATGGAAGAAGAACAGGCTCGTCTTAAAAATGGACCTTATATTATCATCCCGTATATTGCGGAGGATGGCACTGCGGCGCAGGAAGCCTTGATAAACCTATTCTTTAGGCTCAAAGCCGAAAGACTTGATAAGACTGTTTTTCATGAACAGCCTAATATCTCATTGCTGGAGTTCATGAACATCTTTTCTTCTCAAAGGTCTCTTCTCCAAGTATTTGGATTACAAGATGATGCCGGGAAACTAATGGATGTCTGCGGTATGGCATGGCTTTCTGACATTACTTCATGCAGCGGCCTTATGACTAAGGCAATTGGCAGTTTTGTCTTCTTCAAGGATTATCAAAAGCCAGCCTATACGGACCCGTTCTGTGATCTGGCTTTTAATTATTGGTTCGAAACTCTTGGCATAGATACGCTTGTCGGACTCACGCCTGAGCCTAACCGGCTATCGTCAATTTTCATTAAGAGACATGGCATGGATGAAATATGCCGGATCCCGCAATACACCACCTTTGATGGCAAAGTTTGTGCGGGAATTGTCTCTTGTCTCACCAAAGAGGGCTATCGAGCTCGTAAAAGGAGTTAATTATGGGCAAGGGCGGAGATACTGAAGCAGCCAGAGCGACAGCCAAGACGCAGGGGGATATCGGCAATAAACTTGTCGACTTCGCTCAGGGTCAATGGAACGAAGCCGCTCCTTATCGACAGCAAACTTCACAATACTGGTCGAATATACTCAAAGGAGGCCAAGCTCTTCAAGCATCAGTTGCGCCTCAGATAAATTCAGTATCACGGCAATTTGCAACCGCTAAAAATGCTGTCTCCCAGATGCCACTGGGTGGGTCCCGGGATGTTTCGATGAGGAATCTCCGTTTGGGAGAAGCTGGAACGAAATCTTCAATATACTCAGGAGGGATCAACGATGCCCTCGCAAGACTTGCCAACCAGGCTAATCTTGGAACCCAAACAGGCTTATCCGGAATGTCCGGAGGCGCCAATGCATGGGGAGGCGCCGGAAGCCAATATACAAGTCTGGCTCAATTAGGACAGCAGAATGCCGCAGGATTAGGTGCCGGCATTGGGTCGTTAGTAGGAATGATTTAGTAAACCCGGTTTACAGGAGACATCATGGGAGCTTTTCTTGGAGGACTTACAGGTGGAATCGCCAAGGGAATGAAGGATAAAGAAGAGCGGGGTATAGTTAATCGATTAAAAAAATCCTTTGGCCGGGATGTCCCTCAAAACTCCGATTCTGATGCCACGGGATCGACATCCCCTGATACTTTAACCGAAGCCCATAAAGGCGGCCGGATAAAGAAGACTGGGGTTTATAGGATGAAAAAGGGAGAAATCGTCGTTCCCGCCGGGCTTGTGAAATCTATCGAGAAGCGCATAAAAGGTAAACGAACCGGAGTTCGTAAGTCCAACCGGAGAGGCAGTGGGAGGTAGGTATGGGTTGGGGAGCGGGATTAGGCGGATTCTTCCAAGGCTATAGCAAAACGATGTCTGAGCGTCATGAGCAAAGACAGCAGCAATTCCAGAACCTTCTGGGATTGGCGCAAAAATATCGTGACGTGGCCGATCGTGAAAGGGAGAAGCCTGTCCAAGATCAGAATTCCCAAACCATCATAAGTGAAGCAGAGCAGAATGCCCATAAAGCAGTTATGGACGCCGAAAAGGCCATGAATAATAAAATTGGTGGCCTTAATAAGCTCGGAGGTCTCATAAAGGGACTTATAGGTAAAGGACAAGGGGGAGAGGGGCAAGGCGCCCCATCTGGACAGGGGGAAGCACCCTCAGAGGGAGCTGGGCCATCGACTCCCGCTGCGATGCCTCAACCATCTTTTATGCCTAAAGGCCCATCTAACGATGAGAACCTTCCGGCTGAATTTCGAGGTATGCCCACTGAGGCCTATATGCCCGCGGCGGCTTTACCTGCCCCTCCAGTATCAACAGTACCGCCAGCGCAAACTCCGGCGCCTGTAGCCCCATCATCCATGACCGGATTGCTTCCTGGGCAATATGTTAATCCGCTAATTACTTCCAAGAATAAACTTGCCATCCAAAGCGAAAAGGAACGAATGGAAGCCCTTGGGCCACTTCAAACCAAACAGAAATTGGATGAAGCGAGCCAAATTCATGCTCAAGAGCAAACCCTTAGAGAAAAAGAATGGGAGAAATTCGCGCCTGGTCTAAAGGCAGCCGGTTATGACGACAAGAGGATAGAAGCTGCCAAGCTTTCTTATATGACCGGAGAAAAGGGACTCCTCGGGGCTGAGGTAAAGCCTATTGTCGACAATCGTCCTTATCAGGGCGCGGATAAAAAATGGTACAAGCATGTCCGAATATGGGACCAGACCACCGGGCAATATACGGAAGGGACTCCAGTTGAAACCGGTCCGCCGACTTCCTCTCTCAATTTGTCCGCAAAGATGGATGAGAAGGTCCAGACTTTTATGGCGGCACATCCGGAGGTCACTGACGCAGAGAATGCCCTTCTCCAAGTCCGTAAGAATGAACAGAAGATTCTCGATAATAAGATGAAGTCTTCGAACTTCAAACTTATCAGCGATTCCGAACTTGCGAGTTACCGCGGGCTCAGGACCAAGTTCTATAAGGAAGCTCAGGAAGCAAAGACGGCCGGCAAAGATATGACTCCGGCACAGGCAATCAGTGTTTTGAACCATGCCGATGCTATGGCACGGGTTGATTTAGGCTTGGATTTGGATAATATGGATGCCGACGAAGCTCACGGCGCCTTATTGTCCCAATCTAATATTTGGCTTCAAAATAATGTTGGATTAAACCGAGATGAAATTAGGCAGATAATCAAAAAGAAGCCCACTTCGGCTCCAGCAATATCGGATAGAGTTAAAGCGGCGAAGGACAGCCTTCTGAAACCGCCGACATCCGGGACCCCACCTGTTCCAAATAAAGGTGGTGGCAAACCTGCGGCGTCTAAACGATCCGGACAAACCACCAGTCCTCCATAAGAGAGTGATAAATGGCTACTAATCCTCCAAAGCCTACGGACCCTCAACCTGATCCGTTCAAGCAGAAGTATAAGACTGCCCGGGACCTTTTGACCGATCCCAATTTCCATGCTCTTGAAGACATGGAAGTGAAGAGGCAATTACTTGGAGAAATATACCCCGGCTTTAATGAATATGATGCCGCAACCCAAGACAAGGATTTGTCCAAAGGGTTAAAGCATTGGCAGGAATATTATACCGCCAAGGATACAGCGGCAAAACCGAAGCCGACTACGTTCAAAGAGAATGTGGTATCGGCAATCAGCGGAGCATTCGCTCCTTCGATCCCTCCGCCCCCACCGGTTTCTTTTACTCCCAAGGATATCTCCAAGATCCCGGGATATTCCGGAAGCATGAAGGTCTTGGATATAAAACCAAATACTACTCCTCCATCGGTACAAAACTTTGCCGGGATGATTACACCGGGGAATATTGACCTCACCAAACAGCCTTCCGTCCCCAATAAGCAGGAAGGTGGAATGAGCACGGTTTGGTCAGCAAGCTTCAGTGATAACGGCAAAGAGGTTCTTGTGTCGAGAGTAACTCCTGATGGGAGGATCCTTTATCCACCAAAGAATCCCAAGGACCCGGACCCGGCATTCGAATATTACAAAAAGACTGGCCAGCATCTTGGAATCTTTGATAATCCCGATACGGCTACAGCTTATGCCCAAATCCTTCATAATGATTATCAATCAGGGAAAATAAAACCTGCGCTACTCCCTCTCAAGCCGGGCAAAACTTCAATGCGAGCAGCAACCCCACAAGAAGCCGCTCGGGGAATGGCTACGCCCATTCCTTATGCTGGAATAAGAGAACCTCTAGCTGTAAGAATCATGTCCTCTTTTAGCCAAGGGATCGGTACTGGGCTTACCTATGGATTGGGAGAGAAAATAGCCAATGTCGACGACACAAAGACTGATAAGGCGGCATACGAGGTAGGCAAACTCGTAGGATCGATACCAGCATTCGGATTCTTGGGAGAGGTCCTGGCCCCAGTATTTAGCCAAGCCAGGAATATCCCGGTCATGGGTAAATGGATTAGGAACCTAGACAATATACGCAAGGTGCGAACCGCAGTTAAAGCTGGAGAAGAAGCGGCGCCGGCATCTGCTGAAATCGCTGGGAGTACTATTGAAAGTTTGGCAAAGAATTATCCTGAATTTGGCAAGACATTGGATTTCGTTCTCAGACATCCAAAGCTTATAGATCACGTGATCTCTCCTGTAATGCAAGGCACAGAAGCCGGAACGGTAATGGCCACTGCCAGCACGATTGAGGCTATAGCCAAAGGAGAGAAACCCAAGGATGCTATCATTCATTCTTATTCCATCGCCTTCCTTGGGGAAATGATGAGGGCGGCTCCGGTAATCCGAGCTCTTGGAACTAAGTTTAAGATAGATTTGCGGAACCCTAATCTTTCTAAAGTAATTACTGAACTTTCAAAAGGCATCCCACGCCAGAGTGCCGAATATCGAGCTTTTAGGGAATACCTTAATCAATATGCGGCTGCGCCGGCTGAATATGCGGTAGGCCGGGCTTTGCAATCTGCGGTCGGATATGGGATTGCTGCGGCCGGTATTACTGCGGCCATGACAGATGGAGATATCCGACAACGATTGGCAGCCGGTGGCGAATCAGGCATTCAAACATTTGTCGCAGTCGGCGCCATGCATCTCCCTTCCGTCATTGAGACTATATCTACAAAGATGGGCCGTAAGGTCGACGCGGCCGAAGCGACTATTGCTTACAATAACATGTCGCCTCAAGAGAAGAAGGAACTGGCGCAAACCATCGCTCCCACTGATATTAAGAATGCGGTCGACAATATTAATAATGCTCCCGGCCGACAACCGGCGCCTCCAGTGGAGAGGCCTACAAAGACAACCGGAGGGCCAGCAAAAACCCCAGCCAAAGGGAAGCCAGCCGCTCCGGAAGCCCCAGCCGTAGTGCCTCCTCCAACTGAAGCCGTTCCAGCGCCACCGATTGAAGCGGGGCTACCTCCAACTCCCGTAGGCCCAGACCTTACGATTGACGCACTTGACAATGCTATTAAGGAGCTTGATGCCCAACTAGAACAAGCATCGGGAGAAAGCGACCCCACTCGTTATATCGAGCTATCAGAAAAACTCTCTGACGCCAAGAAACAATTGGATGCAAAACTTACGCCTCCCCCCTCAGTGGCTCCGGCTATGACTCCTGAGACTGCTCCGCCTTCCACCAAAACCTATGATGAGGTACAGAAGGAAATAGACGCGGCAGAAGACGCCTTGGCAGCGAAATATGGTGAAGATGCCGTCATGCAAGCGCCCATTTATCCAAGTGCGTTCCCCGAGTTAAGTAAGGAAATAGGCGTCATTCCTGACGAGGAATTAGATGTATTGCGCAGCCTCTATGCCGAACGGGACAAGATTGACAAAGATGAGGTCGATCGGAATGTGGATGAGATTAGCGAGAAGTTTAAATCTCTAATTCCGGATCCGGCTACCAGGACATCATTTGTCCGTAATCTCGCGCAAGCCGATGTCATGGCCGCACTCAGGGAAGAAAATCTTCCCGAGAATGAGAAGGATGCCGCAAGGGGTGTTGGTAGAATTGCCAATGAGATTACCCATTACCTCTCTGAGAATATGGGAGATATTCCCGAAACGGCTTTCCATGTTGGAGCACAGATTGGAGGGAGTCCGGATAATCCCCAAGTCCAATTGGTGATTTCATCTGAAGAAGGGTTGGGACCTTCTCAGGAAGTTTTAAATGAAGCTCAACGGTGGATGGACCATCTTTATGAGGGCCAGAATGTTCCCAAGATCCCGGGCGCCCGAGTGCCGAAGGAAATTCAAGAGACGTTTCCAGAGAAACCTGAGACGATCCTGTCTCAACTTGATGCGATCGATTCGGATACCCGAAAAGTTGTCTTCGTTCCCGAGACGACAATGGACGCATGGGGACAATCGGATGCCTTAAATAACTTCAATATCCGTTCCGGAATGACCGGGGCGGAAAGAGTAGAAATAGCCGGCAAGGGAACTTATTTCTATCGACCTGACCGAATAAGCCAAGACGATATCTCCCGGGCAGTTGAAGAAGGTACGGACCACGAGCTTATGGGGATTGTCGAACCAAAATCCGACAAAGCCACAATTGGGGTACGTGCAGAGAAATGGAATCCCGAGACCAATAAATGGGAGGAATTTGCAACCGCGGTTGTCAGCCCCGAGAACTTGCAATCTCAAATCAACTCATTTAAGACTCAGACGGAATCTCTTCCGGATACTTTCCGCTTCCTCACCGGTAAGGCCGAAGATATCGCTGCCGGCACTATGGAAAAGAGAGGAGGAGAACTCCCTGAAGGGCTGGAATCTCCTCCAACTCCGGAGATTATTGAACCTGGTATACCCCCTGTTCCTGAAAAAATGGAGAAGCCGGAACCTCCTTCGTCTCTCGAAGCTCCGCCTGAGGATATTTTAAGCAAGCTTCCAGATATGGACTTAGGTCCCGTGGAGACTCCGGTAGTCAGGGCGCAATATAATGATGCAGTGAAGTTTGGGGTCGCCAATCAGATAGTGAACGAACTCTTGGATGGGCGACCGGTGAGTGAAATTGCCCAATCAATATCCAAGGATATGGCCGGGATGAAGCCTACCAGAATCCGGATGATTGTCCGGGCGGTTGCAGATTTGAAAGGTATTCCTTCCGACCCAACCAAGATTGATGCCTTTATTGCAAAATCCGGGATATCAAAAGTTAAGAGAGAGCTTGCTCCTCCTCCTCAGGAATCAAAGCCTCAGAAGCAGGAAGAAATTATAATTACCGGTCCGCAGTCTATTAGAGAATCGGCGCCGATAGGCAAGCCTCCCGCCCGGATTAAGAGTTCCAAACTGGACGAGATCCGGAAGAACCTGAAAAAGAAAAGCCAAGAGGCTGGATTCGAGACTGCGGAAGAAATTGAACCTGGCGGCAAGCAAGCTGGTCCCGACGTTAAGGGTATGCTTGCGGACCCAGAAGTATTTGGCATGTTGGTGGACTTAGGGGATGAATATTACAATAGTGGCATAACCGATCGGTCAGAATGGCATGCGTCTATTTATGACGAGGCAGAGGACATTGCGGAAGGTCTCGGAGATGTCCTCGAACCATTATTCAAGAAAATATGGTCGGCTATAACCGGCGAGGAAGATTACGTCGGTGGAACCGGAGGAGTCTATGCAGCATTCGACAGAGTTGGCGCGGATTTATCAGGCGGAGAAGCGAGCAAAGGAGATCGTGAGCAAGGTGAAGGAATCATTCCCGAAGGTGGTGGCAAAACTGGGGGAATCGAACCTACTGAGCGACCTGACACACGATCTTCTCTTGGGCTACCCCCCGAGCAAGGAATTGGAGGAGCTGCTAAAGAATCAGATATTGAAGCAGAATCCAGAAAAGGGGCCCGATTCTCCCCTCGAGGGCGAAAATCCGTAGTCCTCACTAAAACCCAGCGGCGTGAAATTAATGCCAAGGTTGCAGAGCTCGTAGAGAAAAAACAGCCCGGAGACCCCCTCACAGAGGAGGAAACTGAACTCCTCAGGAGATACACCGGTTCTGGCGGACTTGGAAGTACAGAACAGGAGAGGGGTGTCCTTTATGAACACTATACCTCTTACAGGATTTGCGCTTGGAAATGGGACAAGCTCCGGTCTATGGGATTCCCCATGGATAATCTCAAAGTCATGGACCCTGCATTCGGAATTGGTAATATCCCGGGATTTGCGCCGGCCGATGCAAAACTATTTGGGACTGAAATTGATCCCACCGCGGTAAGAGTGGCCCGGCTTCTTTATCCGGATGCCGATATCAGGGAATTGCCCTTCGAGCAATTCATGCCGCGCAGAGATCTTGATGTAATGGCGAGCAATGTCCCATTCAATGCTGCCCGCGGCGCCTCGAGGTACGCAGAAGAAGCTAAAGAATACGAAGACATAAAAGCCCTTCATGACTTTTTCTTTGTGAAGTCCCTGGATATGACGCGGCCCAATGGTGTTGTCATGTTCATTACCAGTACCGGGACTATGGACGGTGTTAGCAAGGGCAAGGTTGATGTCCGGAAGCGCATTAACCGGAAGGCTGAGTTCTTGGGCGCCTATCGAACTCCAGCCGGAGAATACCATGCCAATACTCAATACGATGGAAGCACGGATATTATCTTCCTGAGAAAGCGCACTCCGGAGGAAATTGAAAACTGGAAAGAAGACGATTATCAGGATGACTTTATAAACTCCTTATATGGAGATGAGAATCCCATCGGAGGGCATCTCTCCCAATGGTACGTAAAGCACCCTGAGAAAGCTTGGGGGGAATTAAAGCCCGGACATGGAGTACGGGCCGGGCAGGAAACTAGAGTCGGCGTAGTCATGGACAAGGAAAGATATGCCGAAATGTTAGAGAATGCTCTCCTCGATGATGTCCGGTATGAAGCCAAAGAGACAACTGCAAAGATTGAAGAAGATGAAGAATTGCAGATTCGGGATGTCCTTGGAGAAACTCCTCAGGGGATGGTGCCCGGAACTATCGTCTGGATGGATGAATTAGGCAAATGGGGATTTGCTCAGTCTGGAACTGGGGTAATTCTCGAGGCAACCGAGCTTCCAAAGATTTCCACAAAGAAAACCAAAAAGGAAGATTCGCCATATCATCGAGTTAGAGAAGGTCTTAAATTAGTAGAACTTGCCGATGATCTATTTAAGTCTCTCAGAAATAACGATGTCGATACCGCTGATAGCCTAAGAGCGCAGATAAAGCCTCTCTTGGCAGCTTATCAGAAGAAATGGGCAACCGATAAACAGAATCCGACCGGTTCGCCGGCATCGGATCCAAACTTATGGAAATATCTGAATGGAGGACCTGCGGCCAGCCCGTATCCTTTCGCTGATCCTCGAGTGTGGAAGCTTGCCGCTTTAACTGAATCAGATGGCAGCCTGAGTAAAATATTTTCTGAGAATAATCTGTACCTTCCTCCTCCGGAACCCCGGGAGTTTGATGCTACGGATTTGGTGGATACGGCAAAATTCATTTATGAATACACAGGAGATATGGATTGGGCTGAAGTTGCCGCGAGATATAACGGGGAAGGCCTGATCGGTCCAGATCAAATGACTCCGGATGTTATTAATAAGATGGCATCCCGGCTCGTAGGGAACCCGGATTTCAGCATTGAAGCCTTGGATGGGTCCTCAGCGCCAATCATGCAAATCAACGATGAATATCTGTTTGGTGACATCCATCCCAAAATAGATCAGACCGTACAGATGCTAGACCAAGTGCGCGGAGACCATCCTGAAGGACCAGAGAAAGATAGGATTATTGCTGCATTAAAGAATCAGTTGGCAAAACTGAGTGAGGTTCTTCCTCCGCAGGCCGATTCCGCAGAAGTTGTCCGAAGATCAGACCCATTTTCAGCTTATATTGAGGACCGTATTGTAATTGATTTCCTTCATTCATATGCTCCATGGATTGATAAAGTTTCCAAGGAACTGGACCCTATTAAAGGCAGATATTTTTGGGAACTTAAATCCAGTTATGGCGGCCAGCAGGAAACCAAAGTCATGGAGGATGAGCAATACAAAGACGACCTTGGAATTGAAAGGACTCGTTCCGTTGAAAAGGTTAAAAGTTTTTCAACAGAATTCATCCAGGATTACCTGAATCATAATCGGCCCCAAAAAGAAGTCCCTACAGGGAGGACTGATTCTCGCGGACGGCCGACTATGAAAAAGATTTACGACCAGACAGGAGAGAAGATATATACCGCCATTTCTGAGCAATTCAGGAAGTGGGGAAACGAAAATCTCAATAAATTTGAAAGCATCACTCCAAAATATAACCGTGCCTATAGATCATTCAGGGAAAGGTTCTATTCTCCTAAGCAGTTGGATATCCCCGGGCTGAGTGCGGTATTCAAGGGTAAGCTCTTAACGATAAATCCTCACCAATGGCAGGGCGTTGGCAGAATGACGCACCAAGGCAGCGGAATTATCTCCTATGCAGTCGGAGGAGGTAAAACCTTAACAGCCATTCTCTTGGCGGCTCATTTAAAAAACAGGAATAAGGTTAAAAAGCCATTAATTATTGTCCCGTCCAAGGTTGTCAAAAACTGGGCCTATGAAATATCTCAAGCTCTTCCGGATGCAAAAATCGTAGATATGTCCGGGATGGATGCTAATAATAGATACAAGATGCTCCAGCGGCTTGCTGTCAGTGACGCGGATTTTGTTCTCGCAACATTTGAAGGAATGAAAGAGATTCCTCTTCGAAAGTCAGAGGAATATATCCAAGAGGATATCAAAAAACTCGAGGACCGCCTCCGGGCAGCGCAGGAAGCGTCAGCAAAGCAATCAGACAAGAGAGCAAAGAAACATGAGCAGGATATTCAGAATGCTCTTCTTCGTCTCGAGGAAAAACTCACTAAACTGCAACAGATGAAGAAAACCAAGACCATGTATTTTGAGGATCTTGGAGTTGACGCCATCATGATCGATGAAGGGCACAACTATAAAAATGCCTCACGTGATTATGCGGATATGGCGGAATACGTTCGGGAGGCCAAGTCCGCACAACGCGCTGATGATATGATTTATAAAACCCGTTACATTCATGAGCGCCGGGGCGGCCGAAAAGGTCAGAATGTTTGGATGATGACCGCTACTCCTACCCCAAACCATCCAGCAGAAATCTACGTCATGATGCAGTATGTAGCTCCGGATGAATGGACGAATCGCGGCATTAATAATGCGGGAGATTTTATTGAGCAGTTTGGAAGAATGGAAACCAGGGAAGTTAAGGGCGCCTTAGGCGTTCCAACATCCAAAACAGTATGGGCAGGATACAAAAACCTGACTGAGTTGCGCAATATCTTCCGGCGTTATATTGATTTCCGCACTATTGAGATGCTTGGAATCAAACGTCCGGATGCAGAATATATCGACATCAAACTTCCCCCGACTGGCCCGATAACGGAAGCGGCCGGCTACATCGCATGGCTCGAGGATTATCTGAAGAGTGATCCCATCGCCGCTCAAATGGATGGGATCAATCATCTGTCAATTCTTACCAGAGCGCGGAAACTAGCTGCGGATGCGGCTATCTATGATGCTGAGGAATTTAAAGATAAAGTTGGTGAACCCGGGACCAAGATAGCCGAAGTCGTTAGGCTCATGATCGACAATGATACGGGCGAAAACACTCAATTAGTCTTTCTTGATCTATATCGTGGTGGAATCACCGAAGAAGATGATCCTGACTCCGGCAAAGCTGCAACGGGAGATAACGACGATGACCTCCAGCAAGAGCAGAAAAACGAGCATTTTGTTGAATTGGTAAACCTGCACCAGGTTATTAAAGATCGCCTTGTCGAAAGTGGGATCCCAGAGGATCAAATTGCAATCGTAAATGGGCAGGTTAATTCCGGCGCCAAAGCAAAGTTCAAGCTTCAGCAGTTAAATGCCGAAGGAAAGATACGATTCCTTATTGGCAGTCGGGCGGCTATGGGCGAAGGGATGAACCTTCAGACCTCCACCAATGCCATTTATCATATTGATGTCCCATATAACTTTGCAGCAATGGAACAGGCGGACGGCCGTGGACTCCGGCAGGGGAATAAAAACGATAGTGTTAAAATCTATCGCTTCCTCGTCGGAGGAACCAGTGATGCAAAAATGTATGACCTCATAGCGAGAAAGTATCAATGGGGATTGGAACTCTGGACAGGAGAAGCCGATGAGGTTTTAGACTTTGATCAGGATGGGCGAAACTTCGAAGAGCTTTCGGATTCGGCCGGAATTAATACCGATACTCTGGATTACTTCCGGGCGAAACATGCAATAACCTCAGTAGTGAAGGCGAAACAGGAAATAACCGCCATTGTCGAAAGAAAACACAGCCATTTAAAGAATGTTCTTGATGATGTCCAATGGCGCGAAAAAAGTATCAACGACATAGAGCAAGCCTTTGCAAGAGGAGAAGCAAGCGATAGCCTTCGCCGGAGATATCAGGGGCATAAAGATAATATCCAGAAAACGTATGCGGAAAGGGATGAGCTTCAAGAGGAAATCACTAAGTTAATGGAGCGGCTGGATACCTTAAATAGCGAATTCAAGAAAGCAACTGACTTCGTTACTTTATATGAAGACGCCAAACGTCTCGATAAAACCATTGAAGAACTGGCCCGGGAACGCGGTATAGGAGAAGAACAGTTAGGAGACAGGGCATTTGTCAGCGGATTGGATATCAAGCCAAGAAAAGCAAAGGTCCGCCCAAAGAAAGAAGAAGGGCTACCCACTCCTCCAGAGGATATGGAAACCACTCCTGGAGAACAGCCAGAAACGGCAAGTGATTATGAAGTTCCTTCCATTACTACAAGGTCTGGATGGGGCACTGATATTGCCGAAGCCAAGGTCGGGAAAAAGATGTACGCATCGGCGAGAGAAGAGGAAAAGGGCCCCAACCATATCGCCACTATTGAAACGAAAACGATATCCCCGCGGCTTTCTCAAGGCAGGATCCCTCAGGAAATTATCGATGAGGTTGAAAGTAAGGCCGGCATTATCTTGGACCCAATAACTGCGGTAGTGAAGCCGGTTACTCAAGGATGGACTATAGATGATCAGTCCCACCAATTCCGGATTATTTCCTATGGTGACGGAACCTCGGATGTCACCGAAGAGGACATGTGGGGAAGAATTGAAATTCCGGAGTTAATGAATATCGTTCATGAACTTACCGGCAAGCCAATCATGCTCAATAAAAGACTGAGCTCAAGTCTTGGCCGGTTTACGGGAATCGATGAAGGAAAGATCGAAATCCGTCCGGACCTGTTTAAGGCTGAGAATCGAGAGCAATTAGCTCGTACTATGGCTCATGAAATTGGCCATTTGGCTGATTGGCTTCCAGACAAGACACTCAACCGGGGCAATTTACTTGGCCGGTTGCTTACTCTTCGCCGTATGCGCAAAAAACATTGGGATAAGGTAATCCCCGCTGCCAAGGAATTCAAAGATGAACTTATCGCTCTCAGTGAATACTGGAAGCCTTACGACCCCAAGAAGGAAACTGAGGGATATATTAAGTATCGCCGAAGCCCTCGAGAGCTCTACGCTGATTTTGTGTCCGTGATGCTCAATTCTCCGGGAACCGCTCGTCGGCTGGCTCCGAAGTTTACCCGGGAGTTCCATGCTTATCTTGACCGGAAACCGGAATTCAAGGACGCCTATGTCAAGTTGAGGATGATGATGTCCGGTAACACTCCGGAAGATTACCTGGACAATAGAATTAATCTGGTGGGAGGAATGATCCAGAAGGCGGAAGCTATCTCCAGAAATATCGAACAGGAAGTCCATGAGCTTCATCGGGCATTTTGGGGGAGTATTAAGGACTATGTTTTTGATATGAGATGGGAAACCGAGCAGCGCGTTAATAGAGCTCAAAAGGCCGGCTGTCTTATCCCGGAAACCAAGAATCCTAAATATCTCTGGGATGAACTTAATTTCAAGAGCTACAACAATCGATGGCTCTTCATGGATAAGCTCCAGAAAGATGTTTTCGAAAAATATCTTCTTCCGGCAAAGATTACCGCACAAGACATTGGATACGATAAATTTGAATCTCTGGTTGTGGAAAGCCCCAGCGGAAAGACTTCCATTATTAAGAATAATGAGCCTTTCAGTCCCTATATGGCTTTAGGGATTTATATGTTTCTGCACCGCTCTTCCACTCAGAGAGCAAATGTGGCGAACCCCAAAATAGCCGGTGGCGCCTACGCGACCGAAACGCTGGACCGGCTGCGCGAGAGAATGGGGGATGTCAAATTCAAAGCTTTGGAAGATACCGCCCATGCCTACACGGATGCCTATTGGCCACTGGTTGAGAAAGCATTTGAAGTGGGGATATATCCCGAACGGGCCAAGGAAAGCTTCGAGGAAAATAAATACAATTACGTGAAGTTTGTATCAGCAGAACATATATCGAAATATGTTAGCCCTATGGTCCGGGCTCAGATCGGGTTTGCTGGGGATGTTGAGAATCCAATTATCTCAGATATCAAAATGAGACTGGCCTTGATTGATCTCATTACCATTCAAGAAGCCAAACGGGCTACCATCGATTTCTTCAGAAGCTATGAGCACGGAGCTGTATCCAAAGCTGAACCTATCGTAACCACCGATGTAATTCCGACTTGGAGAGCCGAACCTGACAAGAAAGTTGTGGAAATTCTCGAGAACGGCAAAACGGTTGGATACCAAATGGACCCATACATCGCTGATTCCATCAACCAGAGAGGTCCCACTCCTATTGCCAATGGCTTTAAATGGCTTAACCATTTCCATGAAGTGTGGTGGAAGATAGTTATTCTCTATAATCTAGGGTTCGGAGGATGGGGAAATCCCAATAGAGACTTCTGGAGTAATTACAAAAAGCTTCCTCTCAAGAATACAGTCTTTTTCGGAGACTTTATTCAATTACTTCGCGCTTATGGCCAAGCCTATCCACATGTCCGTTCTTGGCTGGCTGGCAAGGGCGATGACATGATTAAGGAAATGGTTTCTTCCTATGAATGGTCGGTGTCAGTTTCCAATGTAGTGTCCCAAGAAAATGATCCTTATCATCATTTGCTTAAGAGAGTCGGGGTTATAACTGATAATGGCGATATCGATCCCAGGTCGGCAGCCAAGATGTATCGGGGAGCGATGTGGATCCTCCAAAAGCTTTCTTACCCAAGCCAATTATTCGAATTGATGGGCAAAACGGCTGGACACATCGTTCGCGTAGGCGCCGGGGAAAAAGGGAAAACGCTCGCTTTCAACATGAGACGGTTTACCAGCACTCCGGCATGGTACCGGCAGGGCAAGGCTGGAAGATACATGAACCGAATCTTCCCGTTTGCAACCATGTTCCTCCAAGGGTGGGTGAGTGAATATCAGACCTTCGCCAATCCGAATACTCGAGGAGGGTATATCCTCCGTGCTGGCAAGATTGCCTTCCTTAAAGTGCTTGCAGCTTTACTGGCGGCCGGCGCTCTTAAGAGCTTTTTAGGAGATGAACTTAGCGATTGGTTTAAGGATAAATATGGGCAGATTTCCGATTACATGGAATCGAATTACCTGAATGTCCCATTTGCAGAGACAGAGGACGGTAAACCCATATTCTTCTCCATGCCTTTGGATGAAGGATCCCGGCTTTCTACTGGGATTATGTCCACAATACTCAGGGGCATGGAAGCCAATGATCCAAATACATGGCAAAATGTTGTCGATTTCATGACGGCGCTGCTTCCAAGTCTGTCCCCAATCGGACAGTTAGGTTCTGCCTATTATGAGTTCTATCTCAAGGGAAGGAACCCAAAGGATGGATTCCGGGGAAGAAATGTTCTTCCTCCAGATGTTGCCGAAGAAGGCAGATTGTCATTGGAAGCTAACTGGAGGATGTTTCTCTTCTCTGTAAATCAATTGGGGTTAGGTCAATATCAGACGTTCGATAATTCTGACCAGAATTGGTATCAGACATGGACTCAATATGATCCGGTTTTCGGGAAATTTGCCGGAAGGGTAGTTAAGATTGGAGGTTATGGAACAATAGAAAGGGAAAGGAAAGAAGCCCGTATTATCAGAGAAGCGTCTAAGGATCGATCCAGGGAAAAACGAAATATTGGGGATAACACACGGAGATTTGCTAACGCCAATCAGGATGTCCAAAGGCAATCCACAATAGTCGCAGATAGGATCAATAAAGGAGAAGACCGCAAAAAATTACTAGAGCGGTATCCTTTGGCCAAGCTGAAAGGAAGGTTTGCGCGGACAAGCCGGAACCTCTCTAATCAAGAACGACGGCTGTGGTCCCTCAGGGGTGATGTCAATATACCAACCGATCTTAAAGATGCTCGAATTAAAGAGATCAAAGAAGTAATGGATGGTATCGCCGCCGGAGCTCTTGATCATTATGAAAATATGCTAAGTAAAAAGTCGGAGTCGTTGCCGTCTCCCCCCGGCTCGGGACTTGAGCCCCCACCAAACCAATAAGGAAAAACCCGTGTGGAGATCACAAGATGGTGAAGGATATAATCGAAATAGTAGTTGGGCTTCTCCTGATGCTTACAACAATTATTGGTGCTTTAAAATATTGGAAATTCACTAAAACAACAGAACAATATTCTTCTGAGGTTAGCGATTTTCGAGAGGAGTTAAAGAAAGCTATTTCTCAGAACGCAACAATGATCAGGGAGTGTAGAGTGAGTCACGAAGGTTGTCAAAGAGACGTAATGAACCATCTCCGGGACGCCAGCGTTCATCGGGATATCACCCTCGAGGAATTTCGACACGCTGTACTGGAGAAGGGCATAGCTGATCTTAAAGCTGATTTCTCAAAGAGTATAGAGGCAACCGAGAAGAGGCTATGCGACCAGTTGAATAGTTTGGGAGAAATATTTAAAACTGGGAACGGAAAAACAATATGAAGCCAACACGCATAATAATCCATCATTCCCTCACGAAAGATGGCGCAACAGTATCTTGGGGCGCTATCAGGAAATACCACGTTGAGACCGAAGGATGGAGAGACATCGGATACCATTATGGGATCGAACTTGTCGGTAACTATTACGAGATATTCGTCGGCCGGCCGGAAACGGAAGAAGGCGCCCATTGCAAGGAACAGGGTATGAACCATGTCAGTATCGGAATTTGCATGGTGGGGAATTTCGATGAAGACACATTGCCGGATGCCGCCATGAAGCAACTGGTTCGCTTGGTGCGATCGATTATGGCAACATGGGGGATTCCGAAGGAAAACATCAAGAAGCATCATGATTACGCTTCTTATAAATCGTGCCCGGGGAAACTGTTCCCGTGGGACCGGTTAATGAATTCATTATAGGGAGAAGTTCAATGACCCATCATCTTTTCGTGTGGATAGCGTACATACTGGCTGCCGTGCTTACCTTGGCCAGCAAGCTTTATATCTATGCGAGCATAGGGATAAATCTCGGTAAGAGCCTAAGAACCTGTTTGAAGGAATGGTTTCTGGATCCAACACTGGAAAACGCAAGCTCATGGGTAGGAACCATAGGTGTGGTTTGGACCTTGGGTTATATCTATATCGAGCGAGTGGTTGATGTCGCTGGATATCTTGGGCCAGTCTTTCAGTCATTACCTGTTGCAGTTCCAATAGCAGTTGTCTTAGGATGGGCAGCGGAAATGGTAGCGCCAGACTTGCTTAAAAAAGTCGTCTCCATGTTCACCAAAAAGGGGTAGACCAACTTATGATTGCCGTCGCCGCAGTTTTGGGAATGATTCCCGGTCCAGTGAAAAAAGGATTAATGTATGCTGCATTGGCCGGCGCCGCCTTATGGGCCTTTAAGGTTTTCTGGCTCAATCCTCATGACAATAAGATTGAAGCGGAATCCCGTATAAAAGTTACGGAAGAGGTTCGCAAGGATGCCGAAGCCAGATGGAAGCTGAAATATAAAAAACTTGAGGACCAAGCCAAATCCCTCGAGGAAAAGGCTGTTGAACTCCAGTTGGCAAATGATTCTTTAGTCCGTAGCCGGGAATCGATTGTCTCTTCTCTCAATAAAACCCTGACAAATATTAAAATTATTGGAGCAACTAACCATGCCCAAGATCAGGCTGTACCTGATTATATGCTTGATGCTCGTCTTCGGGATGTATCCAACGATCTCGAATGCTCAAGACCAAGTAACATCGATAAAATCGGATGCCCCTCCGCCACTAACGGTCCCAGAAAAAAGACAAATCCTTGACCAGTTGCGCGAATTACAAACTACCCGGCCGGTAGTAATTGGTTATGAAGAATACGTCCAGAGAGAGAAAGAGCAGGATCAGAAGGAACGAGAAAACTGGCAGGGAGCACTCGATCTTCAAAAAGAGAGAACCGCTTTGGCGGAAGAAAGAGAAAAACTGCAAAAAGAAAAAGCTGATTTGATGGAAAGCTTGTATAATGCCTGCTGTAAGAAGAAACCAGGTGGCTTCAAATGCTTTTTAAAACGATTCTTTACGGCTGGCTTGTCTCGCTGTTAATAATCCCAATCCTCGCAGCAGCAGATGTCCCTCTCGCTTGGGATTCTAGCGTAAGCCAGAATATAGCAGGATACCGCATATACACTGGAACTGAAAGCAGAGTTTACGGCCCCCCTATCTCTATTGGCAATCAAACCAATTACATAGTAACCGGCCTGACCTTCGGCACTTATTACTTCGCCGTTACTGCCTTTGATGCCGCTGGCAATGAAAGCGATTATTCCAACGAAGTGAGTAAAATCATTGCATTCGTGCCGACTTCTCGGTGTGATTATAATGGCGATGGCAATATTAACACCCTCGATCTTCAAGGCGTTGCAAATGCTGTCATTCAAAAACCCCCATTGCTTGCCGGAGATATCAATGGGGATGGATCTGTTAATTCTCTGGATATCCAACTTATGGTTAATGTTTTACTGGGGAAAAGGCCATGCCCATAGGAGTAGTATATGATCGGATTCTTCGTAGGATTGCTGATTGGCGTTATTGGAACATGCGTTGGAATTTATTATTTACGAAAAAAGGGCATTAAGCTGCCCTTCTAGGGAGAAGAAGTATGGCAACTGTTTCATTGTCTTGGCCGGCTAACCCCGCCGATGAGAACGTGATTGCGTATGCTGTCTATCAAGATGGCGCGTTAGTTTCATCCCCTGCCGGTACATCCGTGGAAATCCCGGATGTTGTCCCAGGAGCTCATGTTTTTGAGATTGCAGCTATTAATGAGGCGTGGGGAGAAGGTCCAAAATCGGACCCTGGAACCACTCCCAAAGCATGCACAAAGGTTGGAATCATTACTATTAAAATCACCATTGGGTAAGCATGCGGACCAATCTCTACGTATCGCCCGCGGTCTCTTCGCTCCAATTGGACGTGGAAACCGCGGGCAAAATCACATTGGCGCCCGGAATCAGCAAGGATTTGGTATCAAGTCCTGTTGATGGGGCGCAGCGTGTCATTATATTTGCAATGAATCAATCGGAGTTCGAAGGGTTATTTGCAATCGTAAACTCTTCAGTTGGCGCAATCTCAGGAGTGGTAGGAGCCAAAGCTGATGCGACAAACGCTTTTGCTGTTGTAGGGAAACTATCACAACCCCAAAAACCAAATATTACAATCAGTTATAATTAGGTTATAAATGGATAGTTTTTATTATTGACATCCTATAATTAACTATCTATATTGGCTCGGTCAACACACCCTCCGGAGATTTTATGGAAGTCCCTGGAGAATAATAGAAGCATTGGAGGGTATTATGGCATCAAATCAGTCGTTAGTCCTGCGTAGCTCAGTTTTCCACGATTTAGAAACAGTTCAAAAAGAACTTACTGCCGCCCGAGACAGGGCTCATATTCTAACTCCCTTCTGCCGGTCCTCTGTGCCTTACCTTCCTGAAGGATGGAATGTTTTCATCCACCAATATCTCATCAGCACAAAGACAAATGCCAAAGGGGATTATGTCGACCAAGAACTCTATCCTATCAAAGGGACCAGAAAGGTCGGCCTGACAAAAATTGGATTATGGCGCCTCGAACAGTTGGCAGGAGTGTCATGGGAAGATCCCAAAAGCGGGAAGTCTACCATCCATAGGGTAGATGATGGGAAGAATTCTCATGTATGCCGATATCAAGCCACTGGTTATATCCGGGATATCGATGGTCAAGTAAGGTCCCAAAGCGATGGGTTCGGATATGACCTGCGCGAAGATTCTCCTCAGGCGGTCTCAATGGTTGGGCACCCCGAGCAACTGGCGAAGGCCCGGCAAAATATTGAGCAACTAACTATCACTAAGGCAAAGCTTAGGGTTCTCCGAGGCCTTCTCGGTATCCAGAGCAGTTATTTCCCTGAAGAATTGGAAAAGCCGTTTGTCGTTTTGCGTATGGCATTCAACATTGATGCAATCGATCCGGCTATCAAATCAAAACTCATTACCATTATGGCCGCAAAGCAGATGGGAATTGAGAATGAACTGTTTAAGGTCATGAGGCTGGAGGCCGATACTGCCAGCCAGATTGATGCAGCACAAAACCCGCAGCTTCCAGAGGTTCCGCCTCCGGTTGCGCTCCCCGCTGCCAATATTGAACCATTGGAATCATTGGATCCTGATGAACAGATGGAGCGGAGATATTGGGTTGATCGTGATGACCAAATTGAGAGAATCACCAAGCTCTATGCCACCAAGAAAGGCAAAACACGGGAAGAACTATCTCCCGGGCGGCCTCCTCTGTCAGAGTTAAATGATGGCGAATTATTCGCTATCGAAGATTCTCTCTCTAAGTTACCAGATATTCAGTAAAAGTTTCCCTGATCCTATCCGGGGAGAAAACTGCCAACATGGTGTTGGCTTATGTTCATATTTCTATTCAAAGGAGTGCCGGAGAGAGAAAACCCTAGATTGAAATCATGATACTTGAAAAAAACAGGGGAGAGATAGGCTCCCCATAAAAAGGAGAGAACCTTGCGAATTGGTGGAACAGCAGACTGGCATATAGGCGCCGGAATGGACGCGGACGTGGAATCATCCGTCCTGCAAATAGCTCAAATCTTCCGGGATCATAAAGTAGATTATATCGCTCTTCCCGGAGACCTATTCGATCATAAGAGCACCGCGGACGGCCGGAATCTACTTCAACGGCTTATCCAAGAATTATGCTCGGTTGCTCCGGTCATCGGATGTTACGGGAATCATGATCAGCCCGGAGACTTGGATATCTTCGGGCATCTCGAGGTCAAGCACCCTATCCTGATATTCGATAGCCCTCATATATATTTCCCGGACCCGGGAACCAACAGATACCTTTTCCACGTCCTGCCATGGTTCACAAAGGCAACATGGCAATCTCATAATATTGGAATGTCCAAAGATGAAGGGGATAAGACCGTTTCCCAAATGGGCCTCCAATACGTGAAGAATAATGTCATGCTCTACAGTGCGAAGTATCCCGGTATTGCCCATATTCTGATAAGCCATCTCTCTGTGGCTGGAGCTCAGGCACAGAACCACCAACCATTAATCGGAGAAGGGATTGGGTTTGGACTAAACGACCTCTCCGAATCCGGACTCTATGGCGGGATCTTCGGGCATATTCATCTTCATCAGCCTCTTACGGCGAGCGATCTTTTCTCATATCCTGGATCTCCGGCCGCAATGAATTATGGAGAAGACCCCGAAAAATATTGCGTCATTCTGGATACCGACGAAGGAAGTACCCAATGGTATCAACTAAAAACTGTCGATCGATTCAGCGTCGACTGCATCTGGCCTCTCCAGTTATCCATGACAGGCGAGCAATTCAATGAAATGCTGGCTCGAGCGAAAGGCGCCAGAGTCCGGGCACTCCTCAAAATAGAAGAAGGCGATGATCTTGCGCATGCCCGGGAGGAACTTGAAAAGATTCTTCTGGCGGCCGGCGCCCTTGAGGTAAAGATAGAGCCGCAGACCATACCCAAGGAATTGGTCCGTTCGGTGGAGATATCCAAAGCTCAGAGTCTCGAGGAAAAACTCGAAGCGTATTGGTTGGCTAATAATAACCGTCCTAGCGAGGAGACTGTTATCCGGATGAAACAGAAATTATCAGTTGTGGAGCAACGCTGTCGATGAAACTGATCTTCTGCACCAAATGCCATGATGTAATAAAACTCCGTGGATTCAAATCCGGAAAGCCGGACCCAAGGACTTGTGATTGCGGGTCCGCGGGAGGTTATTACGAAAATGACGGAGATAAAGTATCCATATGGGGAACTGCCCAACTTATTGGGCTTCTGAATGGGTTCTTTGTCCCTCATGGACCCTTAATTTTAAAAGAAGCCGGCCGGGATGCTATTTTCTGGTATCCGGAAAACAACGGAAAGGTTACGAGATTATGATACCGATCGAAATGAAGGTCAGGGGCGTCACTGTTCTGAATGACATCCATGTGAATTTCTCAGATATCCCCGGATCGCTTATCGCTATTACCGGGAAAAATGGCCAAGGGAAAACATCATTGATGGAATCGATGTTTCTCTCTCTGTATCGGATGCTTCCCTCGAGGCCTGGTGTTTATGAATTCTGCAAGGGCAGGGATGCTTTGGTTGATTTCAAATTCGACTGGCACGGCAAGATTTATGAAGCGGTAGTCAACATAGATGCTGTGTATTCGAAGATGGAGGCGTTCCTCTACGACGATCAACAGAATCCTCTTCCGGGAATAACCGGAAAGACAAAGGATTTCGATGCCATAGTAGCCAAGCTATTCGGAAACTCCGATATGGTGATGGCGAGTTCTTTCGCGGCCCAGAATAAGCGTGGAAGCTTCATTAAACTCGCAAAGATTGAGCGCAAAGGCCTATTTATTAAGATGCTCAATCTCGAACTCCTCCAGCGCGTAACAGAGGAGTTTCGCAAAGAACACCAGTTATGCAGTTCCGAACTCCTAGCAAAGCGGTCGGAAGCGGCAACGATCGAGAGACAGTCAAAAGAAGAAGTGCCAGATATTGAGCAGTTAAAAATTAGACTGGATACCAGCAAAGAGAATGTCCGCAAAATATCTGAAAAAATATGTGAATTGGCAGAATTAATAGGGTCCCTTAAATCCAAGGTGTCCGGGTTAAAGGGGATTCAGGACCTTATAGCCGCAGAGACGGAAAAGTATACCGGGTTTACAAATAAGATCGTTGGTTTAAAAACACGATTGGATATTACCCAAAAATTACTGGAAAGCGCAGATCAGGTAGAACAGGCGAATCAGGAATTATCGGTCGCCCGGACCACTCAGGCAGATACCAGAAAAGAACTGAATCAATTAAACATCCAGCGCCGGGACCTTCAATTGGAAAAAGTGGAGTACGACAGGCAGGTTAATGAACTCCGGCAACGCTGGTTGCAGCTTCAAAGTACAAAGAAACTCTGTGAAAAATCAATTGCAGACGCTCAATTAGCCTCTGCCACTATTGATGAGGTTCCATGCAAGGCTGAGGGTGATTTTGCAAAATGCCAATTCCTCCTTCGCGCCACGGAAGCCAGAGAAAATCTTGATGGTTTTCAGGTTGACCTTCTGAATACCACTCAATCAATGCTCAAGATTCAGGATGAGCAGAAAGCTATTCCAAAGCCAAATGCCGACCTAATTGCTAATTATGACCTCCAAATAGAAGGATTGGAGAGGAAACTCTCAATTATTGAACCTCGAATTAAAACTCTCGAGAAAATAGTCTCAATCTCCAGCCAAGTAGAGCAGGCGAAAGCCAAGGTCGGAGAAATCAAAGAGCAAATGATTGCCGCTGAAGAAGGGAAGGATCACGCCGAAGCGGCAATCATTAAAGCTAAATCAGAAGGCAAAAATATCGTTTCTTATAACGAATCTTTGGTTATTGCCAATAACGATTACAGTACCGCCTCCGCATTGAAGGTAGTTGCTGAAGGTGATGTCAATAGTCTTAATAAGCAGATAACCCAAGCTGAAGACCTCCAGTTTAGAGTTGTGGCATCCAGCAAGAAGTTAGTGCCTATCATGAGAGATATTACTGCTCTCGAACGGGACCAGAAGGAATGGAGCCTCCTGAATGACGCATTCGGCCCTTCCGGGATTCAATCATTGGAAATAGATGCGGCCGGACCGACTGTGAGTAGTATTACAAATGACCTTTTATTCTCATGCTTCGGACCAAGATTCAGTATCAAATTCGTCACTCAGGTTCTCAAGGCGGATGGGAACGGATATAAGGACGAATTTGACATCATCGCTATCGATTCCGAGAAAGGCCGGGAAGGGAGTATCGATGGATACTCTGGGGGAGAACAGGTCGTCATCGCTGAATCCGTAAGCTTGGCAATTGCCGTTTTCAATAAAATGAAATCCGGCGTTTCTTGGCAAACTCTCTTCCGGGATGAAACCACTGGCGCCTTGGATGATGAAAATGCTCCTCGATACATCCAGATGCTTCGCCGGGCAAAAGAGATTGGGAATTTCCAGAAAGTCTGTTTCATTGCCCATCAGGATCGGCTGAAGGATTTGGCGGATTCCCGGATAGAACTTTGCAATGGGGATATTTCAATCTTATAAATATTTTGTCATGGTAGGTTATTGAGGGGTCAGTTATGGAGAGGCGTGTCCGGGCAGTCGAGGTAATGTGGGGATTGTCTGGTAACAGCATGGCAGTCAAGGTGCGGCGAGGAGCGTTAAGGCGCGTAACGGCATGGCCGGTCGAGCATTGGTCTGGCAGTCAGGGATGGGTGTGTTTAGGAGCGGTCAGGGCGGCGAGGAGAGTCATGGCAGTCAGGGTCCGGTGTGGCGAGTAGCGGAATGGAAGTTCGGGCCGGGCAGGCAAGGCGTTCATTGGATAGTCGTGTCAAGGCGCGATGAGGCAAGGCAGTCTAGGAAAGGTGGTTCTTGTTCTGGACTGGATGGGCGGGTTTAGGCAGGCTATAAAGCCTATTCCCGAAGTGGCGAGGTATTTTCGTGGTATGGCAGGCAAGGAAGTTATGGTGACGAGCGGTGCGGCGAGGATAGGCAAGGCAGTCTAGGAAAGGTAAGTACTGGAACGTATTGGCGAGGCGAGATTGGTATGGCAGGCAAGGCAGTCATGGATAGGTACGGAGGGGATTGGTACGGACCGGCAAGGACCGTCTGGGACAGGCAAGGCAGTCATGGACAGGCTGAGTGAGGAGAGGATGGTTGGTCTGTGATTGGTGTGTTAGGCATGGCAGTCTAGGATGGTTATGGAAAGTCTAGTTTAGTTCGGGCGGGTCGGGGTAAGGGCGCCGAGGCAGTCTGGGAGTTTAAGTGTAGTACCGCGATTCCACAGCGGACCTTGTGGAAAATAACTTCGGGAGAATTAAAAATTATGGTTGCTAAAAAAACTGATGTTGCCGTTGGAATTTCATTAGCTACATTGAATATCGAAACCGTGATGATCCCTATTGTGGGAGATTCGGCTTTAATTTGTCACAGATGGGCCGAGAAGGCTATTAAGGAAATGCTTGATAAGCAAATGAAACACCCTAACGCCGGGAGAGTAGCCAAGGACCCTGTTGCTGATTATGAAGCTTCTCTTTATAGGATGCCTGATGGAAGATACGGATTCCCCTCCGTGGCTTTCAAGAATGCAGCCGTAACAGCTTGTACCAGTCTTTCGGGAGTAACCAAGATTGCGGCCCGGCAAGCATTTAGGGTGATTGGAGAAATGGCTCCCGTTAAAACGGTATTTAACGGTTCCGAAATGAGAACTAATCTTGTCGCTGTTGAGGGATCGGAACCTGAAATGCGCGAGGATATGGTGCGCATAGGAATGGGTGTAGCCGACATCCGATATCGCGGACAGTTCTTTCCATGGAAATGCCTTCTGGCGGTTTCATTCAATGCTAATCTCCTTAGCCGGGATCAGATTGTCAACCTTTTTAACACGGCGGGTTTTGCTGTCGGGGTTGGAGAGTGGCGCCAAGAAAAGAATGGAGAATATGGCGCCTTCCATGTGGACACTAAGGCGTTTGATGACCAAGGTGTTAAAAAATCCAAAAGGTAATAAATTATGGATATCCACTATGGGATAAAAAAGGCTGCAAGGCAAAAGATCAATGTTAAGGTCCTGACCCATGAAATTGAGAAGATTAAAAAACGTCAACATGGGCGTATTGTCCCTAAGGACTTGGTACTTGCAGCCGTAGACCCAAGCCATCCTCTTCATCGTTATTTCGAGTGGGATGATAAGGTAGCAGGGGAGCAATATCGCATAGCTCAGGCAGCTAAATTATTAAGGATTATAGTTTACGTAACCGATGGTGGCGTAAATAAAAATCCGATTGTAACCAGAGCTTATGTAAATGTCGTTGTCGGCGAAGAAAGGTTCTATACCGATACAATTTCAGCGATGTCGGAACCTGAAAGTTGTGAGTATCTTTTTAAGCAAGCAAAACGGGACCTTATTACGTGGAAGCAAAAATACGGTGCTCTTAAGGAATTCAGGGACCTAATTGCTTTTATTGATAAGACCGTTACATAATAAATCCGGCCGGAGTGACATCCGGCCGGTTGATCTCCAAGGAGTAATTAATAATGGCAAACGATCAAAATAGGTGGTTTGGAACGGGACACTTGGGCCGGGATCCGGAAGGGACAGTAGCGGGCCCGGGTAAAAAGGCCAGAGCGACCTTCAGTATTGCGGTAAATCGCAATTACATCAATGCTGAGGGAGAAACCAAAGAGAATGCTACTTGGATCAACTGTGTTGCCTTTGACAGAATTGCGGAATTCTGTTATCAGTATCTTAAAAAGGGCCAGTTTGTTGTTGTCCAAGGAGAAATACAGGTCCGGAAATACACCGGCAGGGATAGCATAGAGAAAACGGCCACAGAAATTGTCGTCAGGGAAATTACCGCACCAGGCGGAGCAAGGCCAGCACAGGATGCCCATCCCCCAGAAAGCGAAAAGCCCGGCAGCACTCCGGGAATGTTTGGTCCAGATGGTGGGCCGCGCAGTACCACCACCAAGAAAGACGAATTATTCGACAGTTACAAAAATCGACCAATTACCGACGAAGATATCCCGTTCTGATTGGCCGTTTGATCAAGACCTGCCGGCCGCCCGGCGAGTCAAAATTATGATTGATATAGTCAGGCGGGCAGAAAAGGATTACCTGTCTAAGGGGATATCGGATAAGCTCAGAAGGGATGCCAAGAGGGTTTTATTTGGCGAAGCTTGGTTTCCGGCTCTATGCCGATATGTCGGGATAGATTGCGTAATTGCCCGTCTACATATCATAAGTTGGCGAAGTAAGGGCAAAACTGGGGATCCGGTATTCGGCTTCCTAGCAGAAGCCAAGGCATATGAACGGTACGTCACAAAACAGCAATTGTCATTTCCCAACACAGAAGAATTAATCAAGGGGATACCGTGCGATGGAAGAGACCCAAGAATACGCCCTGGATACCGTCCGGGCCAGCCAAGTTCTGCAAGAAATTGACCGCTTAATAGATTGGAAGGATAGGGCCGAAAAAGCGGTTGAAAAGAACATGATGCTCCTCTGTTTGAATCTTCTCGAGACTCACAGAAATAAATACTGGAAGGTCCGCGGATTCGATGATGAAAGCCAATATGTCGAGGCTTCCTTCTCCCACAGCAGGCAATATTATTATCAGTTGATTAATATTGGGCAGACTCTTGGTTACTGCGACCATAAGATCCTGAGCGAGATTGGTCCCACTAAATGCCGTGATCTTGTAAAAATACACAAATACTTCGGCGCCATTCCCCAGAATTATTTTTCTCATGCCCTCGAGGAGGATCGTGAGACCTTCCATCGAAGGGTTAAGGATGCGATTGCAGGTAAAGTAGCTGCCCGGAGCCCGGTAGAGGAAGTTATCATCGAGACACTTTCTTTTGTCGGAAGCCAGTATTTTGATTACACGGAAGCCCTTAGAGTCATAAAGATGGAAACCGGTATTGAAAAAAATACCGAAGCTATCTGCACGATCTTCCGGGAATTCCTCTCTGGGTACAGGGATGATGGGCAAGGGAGGGTTCAAAACAGAAATGCCTTCCTTATGGGAATAATCCAGAGATGTTATGAACAGATAGACAGGGACCAGCCTTACATCTATGACCGGATGGTAGCTCAACTGGCAACATGGGTAGAAGAAGGACGCGATGCCAGAACCAAACTGGAAAATAAAACGGATCAAACTATCGAAGCATGATTATTCGGAACAGCGGGAAGATATTTTTTGTGGTCAGGATGGATACTGCGCCGGCTGCGGGCACATAAAGCCTCTTACCAGGCAGCATATCACCAAAAGGTCGCAACTTGGCGGAGATGAGAGAAGTAACGCTTCGGGATTATGCGCTGAATGCCACAGAAGAGCCGATGAATATGCCGATCGCATAAAAGGTAGATATGGGAGAAACTTGGGAAAGTCTGACAAGGAATAGGATTCCGACTTGCTCCAATGACATTAATGGCGTCCTAAAGAAGATAGCCGGCAACGGTAAGATCCTCTTTTACAATAAAAAAGAGGAAGCTCCATTAAAAGAACTGGCAATGCAAATATGGGAGTTGTCGGGAGAGAATCCGGATATTGTCATCGAAGCGTTTAATTTGGCAATAAAAAAACGGTCTAATATTGAATATCTTTTATCGGCCGTCAGGAATAATAATAAAGAATTAAAATCCGCAGTAAAATCCTCGCAATCCCCACGAATAAAGATGGCAAACGAGTATAGCGAAAAACACGGAGAGGCGGATAACGAAGCCTCTCCCCAAAATTCTCATGCGATTGGAACCGATCAGGAAGTTGAAGGAGAAACCATGGGTAGCCGTTATCGTAAAATAAGCCCGACAATATGGAATGATTCTAAATTTATGAGCCTGTCTAATGAGGGCAAGCTTGTGTTTCTGTTTTTACTCACGCATCCATTTATAACCATGTTAGGGGCTATGAGAGGATCCATCCCCGGACTGGCAGCAGAGCTTGGATGGCTACCGGAAGCCTTCCGTGATGCCTTCAATGAAGCCCTATCTAAGGACATGGTTAAGCACGATGAAAAGGCTTCTTTTATATGGCTTCCCAAGTTCCAGAAATACAACCCACCGGAGTCTCCTAATGCGGTTAAATCATGGGGGTCAGCGTTGGAGTTAGTCCCGGAGTGTACCCTTAAAGATGAATTAATTCAACAGGTTAAAGACTACGCCTTAGGCTTAACGCAAGGCTTCATGTTAGTCTTACCGGAAGTCTTCAGGTATGACCAAGCTATCCAGAAGCAGGAACAGAAGCAGGAACAGAAGCAGTATAAACCCTCTATATCTCCCTTACTTTTAATTGAGGAATGGAATAAAAAAAGAGGACCGTTGCAAGAAGTCGTTGTAGGCCTTAATCCAGATCTTCTGGAGAAGCTATGTGAAGTTTTCAATAAAATGGGTGGACTTGATAAGTGGAGTGAGTTTGTAACGAGGATGGCCACAAAGACTCATCCGACAAATTATTGGTTTATGTCACCGACTTGGCTGGCCAAGGATATTGATCGAATAAATAAAGTCCTTGGTGGAACCTATGAAAGGAATTTTAAGGACAATGGAGACCAAGCAGCCGAATCCCGTAAGCGGCGTAATCGGGGAAGTATTGAAGGACATACAACAGAAAATGGAAAAGGCGTGGGAGGAAAACCCAAACTTACTGTCAAAATCGAACCCTCTTTGCGCTGGCTGCAACGACATGGGGGAAATATGGAATCAGGAACGAACGGCGGTTCGAGTGTGCCAGTGTGTCCTGAACCGGAGAGCGGAATCGATAATCAGGAAAACAGTACCGGAGATATTCCTGAAAGCTCCAAGGCTTAAAGACATAACGCCTTACGAAAAACTCTATTCCGATTTATCTCGTCAAGTTGCAATTATTGAGTTTATTAAGGAAAGCCCACTGGATGCATTCTTCTTCTTGGGACCGTCCGGGACCGGCAAGAGTTATCTTATGTGGGCCCTGTACAAGGAAGCCCTATATGCCGGGCGCCAAGCAAAGTTTACCTCTTGTCGTGATCTCGTAAATAGCCTCCGCAAAGATGAGCTCGGGCGTTCTGGAGACGTAGACCATAATTTGGTAACAGTCAGTGATTTAAAAAAAAGCTACTTTGGTCCCTTCCACTTATTCATAGACGAATGGGGAAAAGCTCCTGAGAGTGAATATGTTTATAATCAGCTATTTAGCATTGCCGACTACTGCTGTTCAAATCCATCCAATGTAGTCCTGAATATCACCACGAATTATAACGAGAAGGATTTCTCGGATGTTTATGGGGATGCAATGCTGCGTAGAATAAAGGAATCCACTTGCACAATTAAGTTTGGGGATGGCAAATAATGGATATCTCTCTGGAAAAAACCTTACCCCATAATCTCGAAGTTGAGAAAATAATCCTTGGATATATCCTCACGTCCGGGCAATGCAATATCGAGTTGGATACCGAAGATTTTTATTTAGACAGCCATAGAAAAATCTGGCGTTGTATGGCCGAAATGGCCCAATCCGGAAAAGGCCCAGACTTGATATCTGTTATTCACGAGCTCCAGCGGAATAATGAATTGGAACACTGTGGAGGAGCGGCTTACCTTGCTTCCCTATCAGACGGAATCCCAAACTTTCATGAAGGACTCGCTGACCAATATCAAGATATTATCCGTGAACAGCATGCCTTAAGGATCGGAGTCCAAGTAGGCATGGAAATCATGAGTAAGTGTTACGACTCTCAAAAATTCAAGGATGTCGTGAACGATGCCTTTGCCAGGCTGGATATTGAAATAGCCCGGGTAGAGAGGAATTCTGGACCCAAAAAACTGGCTGATATAATCGGGACCACTTACAGTGAAATTGAAATGATTGCCAGTCATCACAATAAGGACGGAATTAGGCTGGGATACCCTGATCTTGATGCAATGATCCCCCGGGGACTTCAGACCAAAGAGTTTTTCATTATCGCCGGCCGTCCCGGTTCTGGTAAATCCAGCCTGATGATGAATATTGCCAAGAAAATTGCGCTTAATGGTCATGTGCTTCTAATTTTCTCTCTCGAAATGTCTTCTCACCAGTTGGTTTTGAGAATGATTGCCGAAGAAGCAAGAGTCTCATTATCCAAGATGGCAACAGGATTTATTAATCGGGAAGAATGGGACAAGATAGGTAGGGCATGCGGCATACTTTCTGATTTAGCCATTTACATCGATGATTCCACGGATATCACTATCAGCGATGCCCGGTCTAGGATTCGGCGCCTAAGAGATAGAGCGAAATTAGTACTTTTCGATTATCTCCAACTTATGCCTGTACCTAAATTTCTTGCAAACCGTTCGGATCAGGAAAAAGTCTCATACAATTCCACCGGCATGAAGAATATGGCCAAGAATCTCGATATCTGCGTTGGGTCTGCGGCTCAGTTATCCAGAAAAAGCGAAGATCGGAAGGACCACCGGCCGCAAATGTCCGATCTGAGACAATCCGGACAGATAGAGCAGGATGCCGATTTGGCAATTCTTTTATACCGGGAAGGCAATGGCAAGGAAAAGGACGAAGACGTGGGATTGTCAGATGTAATTATTGGAAAACAGAGGAATGGGCCTACTGGGTCTGTAAAAATGAGATTTAATGGCGATTATTCCTGTTTTGACCCCCTTTATCCTGAAACAGGAGAGGCTCCTTTGGACAATTGGTACGATAAATAAGCAAAAAGCCGGATACGGGGGAGATTAAAACCCCGCATCCGGCTTGCCTACCTGCCAGAGTCACGTTTTAGCTATCTTACGAGACTCATTGTATAGCCCCCTACCCCGATCGTTCGTCCTGAGCCATTATACGAGGAATAAAAATGGATTTTAGAGTAAACCCGGTTTACACGTGAAGCTTTGTGAAAATATCTTCTCCGCCCAAAAGTTCCTGCCGTCTCATGTAGGAGGTATTCCAGTTCTTCCCGCGAAGGTTTTCCCGGCCTCCAATGCCATGCTGGCACACGACCCGGTTACACACTGCCGCTTTCCATCCTAAACGACCGGCCCGGATACAGAAGTCAGCATCATCTCTCCCGTAGGACACAAAATCTTCATTGAAAAGCATCTCCTCGAGGAGCTTTCGTCTGAGGCATACGATAGGGAAGGTCAGGTAGTCGTCTTTTGTGCAAGCGGAATAGGTTAAATCAGGAGGGAAGGTTTTTCCTGTCAGTGCATTTTCCGCGATCTGTTTGGGATTGCCTACTCCTCCGTCGACCAAAGGAGTCAATATCCCGATATCGGGATTCTCGCTCATAACTCGGTGAAGAACCTGGAAGGTAGGCATTATGAGGCGGATGTCATCGTTTACCAGAATAACGTCATCCGGATCCACATATTTGATTCCTGCATTTGCGTTTCTGGAGAATATAAACCGCTCATAATCCAGTCTCAGGTTGGAGAATCCATAGTCACGGTCATGACCATCACCGACAATCAGGATATTTGGCAAAGGCTCAGGTTCATGAATCCGGATCGAATGAATGAGAGGTTGAATTACATCCTCGAACCGATTAGGGATAATAACCGAAAAGTTACTTTCATTTGTCGCTGAGAAGTCATCAGCTCTTAATCCGAAGCTCCTCACGGGCATGTTTATTAGAGGGATATCCGGATTAATAATAGCTGGTTTGCATATCAGGGAAAGCCTGTCGACCATTTCGCCGTCTGCGTTGTATTCACTTAATGGCAGGTATCTGATTTCTTTCCCGTGAATGATAGGTTTGTGAAAGAATTGACCGGTATCGGTCCTGTTTTTACCGGGCGAGATATTAAAGAATACCTGCCCCAGCCGCACCATTGGGAATACACCCCACTCTGGACGAGGTTCCATTCTCATAATAGCTTCTGCAAGGAGAGCCAGACTGCGGCTGTGATAATAGTTGTCGTCATCCAGATAGAGGATGTAATCTCCGGTTATGAGCGGCCAAGCATTACACCGGCAACTATTTCCTACGTTATTGTGAGGAGTTCGGCAAACCCGGACTTTCCTTTGGGGATGATATAGCCAGTCGGGTATCTCGGCGCCGGGAGTGTCAATCATGACAATGTGCTCCCAGTTTTTGTATGTCTGTGTCTCAAGGCGCCGGCAGGCGGTTTTTAATGACGGCCTGAGGATCGTCGGAGTTATGACCGTGAACTTTATAGACTGGTCTTTCGGAGGTCCCTGATGGGAAAGGTGATGAGTCGGCGGGAATACCGGCTTGGGATATACCGAGGAAATATGTGCTTCCGGAACTCCATCTGAGGAGGAAAGCTTAAAGGCTTTGGCGAATACTCCGGGGAATTGAGGGTCCGGCGTGACAGTGAATAGCATGTCGCTGAGGATCCTCTCCATATTTTCCACAGAAAACCTCCAATAATCGTGAGGTTCCTCGTGATATGGATAATTCCCACCGCGGCAAGTCAGATACAGGACTCCTCCGGGAGCCAAGACATGTTTAATCTCCCCAATCAAACGGCGCCAGTCTTTTGCATGCTCGAGAACTTCTGTGCAAATGATCGCGTCAATCCAGCCAGGTTCAAATCGATTGGATAACTTGCAGCCGGACATTACCGTATCCACTCCTTTGCCCGGGCGTTCATCAATCCCGATATATAGTCCAGGATTGAAGGGCATGATGACATCTCGAGGACTCACATCCCAGAAGATGCTTCCGATCTCGAGAACCCTTTTCCCTTCGAACTCTTCGCGCTTGCAGTTCTTTCTCAAAAAATCCATTACGGAGTCGTGCATGGGCTATTTCCTCCTGCAAAACATTCCTGCCATCGGGTAGGGAGATGTTCCGAATTTTTTCCAATCCATGATGTGTTCAACGTGGAAGCCATTATCCTCGAGGCAATCCATGAGAGATGGGAGCGTGAACCAAAAAGCGTAGGGAGTAATTCCTGCCCAGTCATCGGGACTGCCATCTTCCATAAACTTGCCACAGTATCCGACGCAAAAGGCGTCTTTCTCTGTAGCATAATGGGTTGCTAGGTATAAACGATCAGTAACTTTGGAAATTTCCTTGATTAGATTCCATGGGCTTTTCAGGTGGTAGAGAATCCCGGAGCAAAATACGGCGTCAACGGGCGATTCCAAAATTCCAGAGATGCTGATGCATTCATCGAAATTGGCTTTACGGAATTCACAATTAGAAATCCCTAGAGCTTGCATGGCAAATTGAGCGCGTTTAATTAAATGCTCTTTACCTTCAATCCCTATTACCGATTGAGCTTTTTCGGATAATAAAGCAGTATGCCCGCCTTCGCAGGAACCGAGTTCCAAAATGCTTTCATGTTTATCGCACCAGGCAAAGAAATCCCGGATTCGCGGGTCTCCTTTGTAGCTATGCATCCCTCCATACTTCTGGCCTTCAATGATAAATTGAGTTTTCCACTGTCCATAAGAATCGAACTGTTCTTTGAGTGTCATGAGCTTGGGTCTCCTTGTATAAATATTTCAGGGGCCTCAACCACAAGCTGAGGCCCCTTTTTTATGCAGCTATTGGTAATTCGTCGGTTATTTGAATTTCTAAACATAACCACTGATAACAACCGGATTATACAAAATATAATTGACAGGATATATAAAAATATTAGAATAAGCGTGCGATACAAGGTTCTGCATTCTCCATGGGAGGTCTCTTATGACACTTTAGCAAACTCAAAAGGAGCTAAAATCATGGGAGACCTTAATAAACCCAAAAAAGGCGCGGCAAAAGTACGTCATCTCGGACGTAAAAAGAATCAGATTGCCCGCTACTACGCACAAACATACCCAAAGAAAAAAATAACTAACATACTCAGGCACCAAGGCGCCGAAGCTGCGCGTTCTTGGGCATTGGCACATGACGCGCTGCGTGTCTATCTGGAATTGGTTGGGGTATAAAAAGGAATGGGGAGCCCGCCCCGATCTGGCAAGCCCCCCGAGAGAAACCAAGCAAATTGATTGTATCCAATGATCGAACTGGCTGTCAATGAAAGATGTATAAATCTGGGAGCGGGAGCGGAGATTTGAACTCCGCCTATGTCTTGGTTATGAGCCAAGCCAGTAACCCCTACTGTATCCCGCCGCAAATAGAATAAGATTCTTAATAGTTTAAGTCCATCACAATCTTATTGGTTCTTTCTTTTATATCCAAAGGGTCTATGTAAAGAGATGTCGCAACCGGAGAGGAATGACCCAAAAGTATTTGGGCTGCCGCAATTTCTCCAGTTTTTTTATAGACAGCCTTTGCCACCGATCGCCTTAGGGTGTGAGTGGAACATCCTTGCAGCACGGATGGGCTATATTGCATCCCCAGATATTTCTTCATGATTTCGTGATACGACTTCCGCTGGAGTGGGAAATTGCTATTTTTGCTATTCGGGCTCAAAGAACAGAAGAGATATGGATTTTTGTCCCTGCGGCTGTTTATCCAAGTGAAAATAGCTTGCCGGCAATCGTCCCTGAGAGGCCGTTCAATCCACCGAGAGGTTTTTAACATCTTCAGCCTGAGTAAATGGATGATGTCTCCGTCGCGGCTGACTATCTCCTCCAGTTTAATCCTCAGGATGTCAGAAGAACGCAGGGCTGTTGATGCTGCTATGTGCAATAGAGCATAATCCCGGAGATTTCCCTTTGCGGATTCCAAAAGGATATGGATCTTGGATTCATCTAAAAAAAGATGGCTCATTTCTCACTCCTTAAATCGGCGTTGCCATATTTTCGGCAATATTTAATCAAGCGGATGCAATCCATGCACGTTATTTTAGCTCCTTCGGCGGCTGGGTACATGCCTTCATGGCCTACATTGTCATTGGCATCTATTCCACAAAGGGTATCGTCGTAGTTACCATGTACCGAAGTAGCGTGAATAGTTGGTTCACCATCAAGCATAACCATGACAAACTTTGGTTCTCTCACTAATTGCCTCCATCCATATCCGCATTCTTCCTTGCCAAGGCCTCCAGATTCTTTGACTTCCCGCCAATACCAGAAGTTGGAAATACCGTATTTCCCCCAATATTGTCCGGAGATGATTTTAACCATCTTTCCAGTCGGATGCTTGACAACATCCCCGATTTTAAACGGGGCGCCACCTACAACTGATTCTGTTAAGGCAACTATATTTGGATTCACTCGCGTCATAAAGTCCCCCATTGATCTGCCATTGCTTCGGCAATTCCTTTATATGTTCGCGCACGGTTCTTAGCGCGGTCCGGAGATGGCCCTAGTTTATTTTGGCCACTTGGGGTTTGATTGCTCCAATATCCGCATTCAGGCTTGGGTAGGATATTGGTCGGCCGCAGTATTGGCAGACCTTTAAGCCAAAGGCAGGTTTTTTTGCTTTCCGGATGTCCATACTCATAGGGCTGTATTATCTGATCCGGCTTTCGCCACAAACGAGACATGATTCCCACCGGATTCTCGATGCACAGTTTTGGAGCGGAGCAGTTAGCGAGTTCCATAAAAAACCAGATTGCTTGCCGCTGTTCCACTTGCTTGGTTGCAAACCACCGGGCTCCCGATACGCATAAATGAGTGCAGGGAGGATGGGCAATTATTAAATCCCATGATTTGGGGCCATCAAGATAGGTTGCACCATTCAGGACAGAGAGCACGTCGGTTTGCAAATGATAGGACTCCCATGGACTGGGATCGCATGGGAGAAGATCACAACTCCAAGCATTGTGCTCTTTCACCCTAAAAGCATCCCGGACAACTCCGGAAAATTCGCAGGCGACTAAAACATTGAGTTTAGCCATCGGTTTGTGGATTTTAATTTCCATAGATAACCCCCTGTTGTATCATTGAGCCATGAAACAGGGAAACGGCTGGGCTATTGTAAAAAGCGATGTCCCTTTTAATCTCAAGCGTAGCGCTGTAGAAGACTATCCCTTTCACGATAGGGCTGTCATGGTCTATAACCAATACATCTCCGGGTTTACTGAGGAAGAAATCGTCGTTTTCCTCAATAGGAGCGGAGAGGAATGCGACCTGACGGATATTGAATGTGACCTCCAGCATATCAAGAGCCTTCATCCTACCCGAGCTCTTATTGCTCATGAGAATGACAGAAATCGTCTCCTCCTCCAGCGTACAGAAGGGAAACAGTACCGGCGCCTTTTGGGAGAATCCCTGTCGATTGAAGCTAAACAGTTTCTTGCAGCAGGCATAAATCCGACCGCTACATTGAAAGAATTCCGAGAAGCTGTTGGAATGACGGAAAAGCCAGGTTCTTTTCAAGTCAACGTCAATCAGCAAAGTCTTAATATCGGTGGAGGCGAAGCTAGACAGCAAACCGGAATCAGGAGCTCTGAAGATCTCCTTCGTGCTGTTATGGATAAAATGAATGCCGCGAATTCTCAAAATCAAATCCCCCAATCAAGTGATGTTGTGATAGAGGCGTCTCCCAGCGAAGAAGCCGCCCCTATTGATGGCATGATCGATATCGATGAAGAGGAAGAGGATTTTATTCCTGACCCTGATTCATAATACGGATGACAAATGAGATAAGCGCAAAAGCCGGCTTCCCGGCAACTGCCAATAAGATCACTGCCGCAATAATCATGTCACTCGTTTTTACTTTCATATCCCTCCATTCCTTGCGTGGTTACGATTGTGCCCAGAATGCTTTTTTGGCATTCGCATTGGAATGAGTAATATATAAATCTCCATTCAAATGGTTTATCCTCTCACTGAGGACCCCTGCATATTCCAAAATATCCTCAATGTCTAAGATAATTAGAATTGTGATATTTTTACCGTGCACAAATTTGACCAATTTCCGTGCGCTCTCATGATTCTTGGCAATGACAGGCTCTCGGAAAGTTTGCTCTTCGTCCTTGTCGTAGCTTATGACAATGAATTTAGGCATTTTCTTTTCCTCCAACCTTTCCGAACCATAAGCGGTCATTCCCAATGAGATGCCAACTTTCAATGGATTCGTCGGCTTCAATGGCAAGCGCAGGATCATCGGGATCCAGCAATTGAGATTCTTCGGCAACCAGATAGAGGGCTTCCTGAATTTCCGCTTCGGTTGCCTTTTCCAGTTTTTCAGCCATAGCTCTTAATTCTTCCGGAGGAATGGCGCAGGAAGTAAGGGCATAAGGACGCAAGGTGTCTATTTGCTCTGTGGCTGCATCCTCATTAGGGGCACAAACCCAATCATAATGAGTCTGTTGCGCATCATTGTCGTAACTGAGTACAAGAAATCTTGGCATGAGGCTTCTCTCTTTCCCCGCTGATAAGCGGAGTCCAGCCATGTAAACCTGGTTTACACGGCAAGACCTCGATTGTCAGATATTCACGGTCATTAAAACATACATGAACTCCCGCTTTTTGGTATTCGGCATAAAAACAACGGGCCGTTTTGGATCATTATCTTGGTGATAGAGGTTTAGGGGCCATGTTCCAAGCATCGGAGTGACGAATTGAGGATCAAGCTTAACCTTGCCGGAAAATGTCCCCGAGCATGAGAACCGTTCTACTCCCTCTTCCCTATAGGAATTTCTGGCAGTTAAAATCAGTTGCTCGGTCTCATGATTCCAATCGAATTGAACCCATTGGTCTTTCTCTTCTCTTATGAGGGTAGCAAGCCGTTTGATTGCCAAGAAAATATTGGGGTCATCGAGAGTAATTACTGGGTCATTCAGCGAAGGGACATCGTTTATCGGCCATTTATTGGCGGCTATGCCTTTCTTTTCAGGCTTCAATACCAGAAGAGCTCGATACCCATCAGTACCGATGCATTCCCAATCATGTATGCGCGATCCGATATACTTTTGGGCGCCCGGATTAGCTACAATATTCTTGGTCAGCCGGGCAATTGTGGTTGCAACCTGTCTATCCTTCGGGCATTTGGGGCATGCCGGAGTTTTCAGAGGCTCAAAGTATTTCATCCACGGGGCGCGACAGGTATAGCCGGTCTTTTCATTCCCTGTGAAGTAATCCTTCAGCCATTTCGGCATAGGGCGCGTTGCCTTCACGGGCTGCATATCGCCAACCTTAGGCATTGCTTCCCAGCCGGCTTCGGTTTCTTCGGGAATTTGTAGACAACCATCATGGGCCATCGGTGGCAATTGGTGACTGATCGGTATTCTTGTGGGCATCCATTCTCTAAGATTCATGCTTGGTTTCTCCTTGTGAAATGAATTCGTCAATCCATTTAATCGTTAAGGCATTGGCTTCCGTCGTCTTGTCCTCTTCAAGGGATACAAGCCAGTTCCAACCATCGGAAGATTGTTCGGCGAGGTCGCTTTTCCCGAGAGCGATTAATTCACGGCTATACTGGGACGCGTATTTGAGGCCATGTAGTTCGATAATGCTTACACTCCCAAACATGCATCCAATGGTAAACGTGCGAAATTTCCCAGATTGAATAGCCGCTTTTAGATCCTGCGCGAATCCTTGCGGCATTGGTTGGATAAGAGCGATTAAAGAGGCGCGTATTTCTGTTTCCGAATATTCTCCTCCTGATCCGCTCCACCCGCTATCTGTCCAGAAGATATGCCTACATGGATCATCCTCAAATTGCTCTTCTTTACAGACTGAGCAATAAATAAAGTGCTCTTCGCAGGTTTCGCAACGATCCGTTTCTTTATAGATAGGGACATTTTCATCGTGGCACCATTCGCATGTTCCAATAATCATCCCCTGTTCTTCCAATTCCTTGGGTGTTTTAGCAGGAGTGCTCATTCATTGCCTTCCTTTGATCTTGGATAATTCGGTTTATATCCAGAAGGATAGGGAATCTATTGCTAAGGTAGAAACATTCAGCTATAGCCTTTTCCACCATTTCCCTTTGCTTTGCGTTCAGGGCTTGCGATGATTGAGGTTCTTGGAGGATATCAGACAGGACATCCCAAAGATGAGCAATGCAAATTTCCGCTTGCGTCGGCGGTTTTAAGGTTGTCTCCGTTTCAAAGGCTTTCTGTCTGCAATCGCCATCGATGCATACTAACCCTTTAGGGCTGTTAGTAGAGCAATGGAAACAAATGATTGCACCGCACACTGCACAATTATTTAGAGCCTTTCCGGGGGGTGTTTGCTTTTGCGTTTTGGTACATAACATATTGGGTTCTCCTATATCAGCCGTTTAAGGATGGCTTGGAAAAGCTGTTTAAGGTCTTCGTTTTTGCCATTAATAATCATCGGAGCCTGCCGGGTCATCGGGCTTCTGCTTGTGAATTCGATAGAGCATATCGATTCATGCTCATGGGGATACAGGCAAACATCTTGGATTGTGAAGTATCCGTTTCGGCCGCGAGCTCTAATATTAGCGGCTTTAAGCATTCTGCTATCAAGCGGTCCGTATTTAGGCATAGTCTTCCTCGTTATAAGGCACAGGGACGCCTTTGGATTTATAATATTCGGCAAAGACCCTGAGAGCATCCTTATCACTCTCGGGCATTTCTCCCATATGTTCCTCATCCCATTCTTTCAGGACAAAATCGACGTTAGCCTGATACCTTTCTTCGGGTGTGTCCGGCTTCGTTGCTTTTTCGTGCTCATATGTCTTGTCGGCGATATGGCGTTGAATCAGCCGTGCAAGCTCGAGTGATAACTGATGGTCTTCAACGTCAATCTCCCATCTAGTTCTTTTCTCATTCCCAGCCGGATAACTGGAAATTTGAATATTGCATTTAGACAATCCAAGCCATTCACTGTTATAGCGACCTGCCTCTAATTTGCGATCAGAGGTTATATCCTGCGGTTTTGATTCCCGACATGAGGGTAGGATATTTTTGATTCGATTGGCCAAATCATCCCGTTTGGCATATTCGGCATTGTGGTTTTCTTTACGCTGTAATATTTCCGCAAGTTCTTTTCGGTAATCAGGCATAAGTCTGCGGATAATATCCGATGCTATGGTATCCGGGCTTTTGGTTTTTGAGACCTGTATGGAAAACCATGGGCCCTTGTGATCATATGGTTTGCTGGGTGCAAGCGATACCTTACCATCATCAGTGGTAGGCCATTCCACGCCTATTACCAGCTTATCTCCGCGCCAATTACCTCCAATAATGATTTCTTCATTGGAGTTATTCCCAATATTGAAAAGACTTTCTCCGGAATACGGATTATGCTTTTCAACCATACGCCATGATTTGCCAGGTTCTTGGGATCGAAGGCCTTTCATAATTTCATGTTTCATTTCATCTAACATGGGTTTCTCTCTTTTCCCCGCTGTAAAAGCGGATATGCCAGCCCAAAGGCACGGCTGGCAAACTCGCACTTCATTAGGGCTTTATGTAAGCATTGACGCCAATGGTTATTTCTTTCCCATTAACCATGACGCCGGTCTTCACGTTCCCATGGGTAGAAGCTACCACAAGGGTTTTCCCGGAAGCGGAAGGCGTCGGCGTATCCAAAGGGAGGCTAATGACAAGCCTGTTATTAGTGGAATCAATCTTTACAATAGGATCATTCAAAGTATTTCTCTCTTTCCCCGCTGTAAGTAGCGGTATAGCAAGCCAATCCCCAGTTGGCTTGCTAAATCGCCGCTTATTCGTCAAATTGTCCGCGCATAAAGGGTTCATTACTTATCGGCACAGAGAGTTCATAGCATCCTTCGTGACGATACTTAGGCACCAAGAAAACATAGTTGCGGCTGCAAATATGCTTAAAGCCGATAGTGCCATCTTCGGATATGTGCATAAGCATGAATTCATCAGCATGGGCTAATCGATGCAATCCGTATGACGTGGGAAGCTTCTGTTTTTGCAAATGGGAATCAAGCTCAGTGAAAAGGCTATCCCTGTCTGTCTTGGTCATATTGATAGGGTTTTTGGTAATATATCCGTCCCCGTATTTAACATGCCGGTGTGCATCCATGCCGGGTTCTCTGTCCCAGTCTTGGTTCATTTAAAAATCCTCCAATCCGATAATTTCATTCACAACGTAGTTGAGGTCATGAAGGCGGAGAAATCCGAAATTGCAAAGCGGATGAGCCTTAAGCTTGCAGGTAGGGCAGACAATTTCCGCCCCATTGGTATAGGTATCCGTGCAACCTTTAGTCGCCTTGTGGTGTGCGACAACCTGACATAAGGTCTTCGGAATATTATTCACATCCCATAAAATAGGCATGTTAAACCTCCCGTGAGCATTTATGACAAAGGAATCCGACGCGGTATTCTTCTGCGGATAAGCAATTCGGTTTATGACAGACAGGACAGGGGTACTTGTGCTTAGTCTGTCGACAATTATGGTTCATTCGTCGCGGTCTTGGGTTTTCCATTTTCCCAACGACATCATTAGCAATCTCAAATAATCTTGGCATGATTGTCCATTCCTTATTAGACGGCTAAAGAGCGCCGGCATGAATAGGAATCCATGTCGGCGCTCGGATTATGCGATTTGCGCTTCTTTCGGGTGTCCGCAATGCCATTGGTAAATGCGCGTATTGACTACGCTCTTGATTTGTCCAACATCCCATCTTTTATTGGAGGCGTCTGCATAGCTGGAATGGTTGCTTGTCCATTCAATGATTCCCTCAGCGCCTATAGCACGGCAAAAACGATAGGCTAACGTACCAATGTCATCTACCGATCCCTCAAAGTTATTGAAATACTTCAGCTTCTTGTCAATTCTGCGAAGTACCCGGCACATTGTCGCTGCTCTTTCGGAATCAATCTGCAATGATTCCCAATAGGCTATCTTGGAGCCGTAAGCAAGATCGGTGTCTTGAGACAGATAGGCGCGAAGCTCAAGATGATCATATTCCCGATTACCGAAGAGACTCCCGCAATTCTTCCATATCGGGTTCAGTAAGGTTCCTCCTCCTTCAAAATCATTCTTGATGATTGAAATAATTAGCAGGGATTGGTCCCCATGTCCCATATCTTTCATGCTGGGTTCTTCGCGCATGGTAAGGCTCAGGAAATACTGAGGTCTCAATTTCTTACGCTTGGACATGCGCAACCTCCAAGGCCGGAGCGGGTTTTGCAAAAGAGTTCAGGTAGTATTCGCGGATACTCATGACGGCCGCTGTGAATTCATCGGAGGATTTACTGTGATCAAGATGAGCCGTCATGATCGGCGTGACATCATTAATTTGAGCGGCTACACTGCGAAGGAATTTAGGGTTTGATCGGGCTAAATCGACAAGCTTAACGGCACCGGAGCCGGAACAGACAATATAGCTCTCAGTGACAAATCCGCCCGAAGACTTGCGCTCTATCGGCATGATTGAAAGATAGATGCCTCTGCCCTTGGAGTAATAGAGGCTCACTTCAATGAAATGGCCATCAATTGGTTGACTACGGTAAGACAATCGGGTTCTGTCTTTCTCAATAAAATGCATCATGTTTCTCTCTGCTTTCCCCTTGATTGATTCAAGGATCCTCGTGTAAACCGGGTTTACACGAGAACTCCAAAATCAATTTTCTTGTATACCCAAGCATCGGTTAATGGTTTCGACTGGGACGACATAAGCATGATGGGTTTCATCTTTTATGATGATAGGCCGTTTCCATGACGCCGGTCTAATTCCGCTTATATGGTACGTCTTACCCTTGAGGATAATCTCTTTGCCGAATAGATCGGCATTGAGACCAAATGAGGAGGCATGCCTTTCGAATTCTACTTGCTCGACAGTTTTGCCATCGGTAGGTATTCGCCGAAATGGGAGCTTAATATTAATCTCGTCGGCCTCAGGGATAAATGTGCATCGGCTAGGGAGTGCTTTCATGCCATGCTTGGAAGTTACTGTTTGGATTGCCTCGGATATTTCTTTCTGAAATTGAGCGGCAAAGGCCTTATCGATTCTATTAACAGCCATGGTTTCTCTTTTCCCCGCTGATTAGCGGATTATCCCGACATCCGAGGATGAGGGGATAACTCGATAGTCAGCCTTCTTAAGACAAATAGGAAAGTCCGGGGATCTTCGGGAATTCAGTCATAGCGCCAGAATCCGCAAAGGAATAATAATCAGTATCGCCAAAAACGATATGATCCAAGACCCGAATACCCAGAATCAGCCCTGCATGATATAGGCGTTCGGTGCAAGCGCGATCCTCGCGGCTGGGCGCCGGGTCCCCGCTGGGGTGATTATGCATAAGAATAATAGCTGCGGCATGCAGCTTTACAGCTTTAGAGAAAACCTCACGAGGATGCACGGTAGAGCTATTAAGCGATCCAATTGAAATGCGATCAATTCCCATGATGGCATTCTTCGAATTCAAAAGGATTGCCTCGAACACTTCAACGGGAGACGATAACAGCCGGTCTCGGAAACGGATATATATATCACGGCTATTATGGATCAATATAGGCTCAGGGAGTTCAATCCCTGTGAGATAGCTAACCTGTACTTCGCGGATTCGAAAGGCTGTGAATGGATATTTAGGCTCGGTCATATTCTCTCTTTTCCCCGCAATCAGCGGATCAGCCCAACATTCCAAGGAATGCAGGGCTAACTCGCCAATCATCCGTAAATGCTAGTGGCAATTTCGACACGCTTCGCATGGATGATATCCAAAGCTTTGCCTAGATTAGGCTTATCCAAAGCATTGGCATGTTCATATCGGTAGTAGAGACCATTGTAGGCGCTAGTTAGGGTTGCCAGTCCGGACGTAAGCTTGGTTCTGGGAATGCGTTTCATGTTCATTCTAATCGTCTCCGTAGATATTTCCGGTCTCGGCATGGTTGGCAATCATTATGTCGATGGCAGCAAGATTAGAATGCAATTGCTCGAAATTGCCATTTTTCAGGGCCATCTTGGCAGTCTGTAAGACAGGCTCAAGAATGAAGAGGGTAAATTCGTCCCCTTCCTCCTTCCGAGCTTTCATAAAATCATTGGCGCGGGCAAAGGCTGGATGCTGTGCCATGGCTTGCGCAAAATTGTCTAATGCTGACATTTAGATTCTCCAATAACGTCAATGTGATCCTGCAAAAGGTCATGAGGGTTGATATTCCGATAAGCTCGCAATTCGAAATCGTAGAGGGTTGCGAAGAACTCTGGATGATCTTCGCGGGCAGAGAGACAGGCAGTGACAAATTGTTGCGCGGGAAAATCCTTAACGCAATGCAGCTTATGGGTTCTCAGGTTGAACCATTGCACCATATAGCGACGCTTATACATGGAAAGACTCCTCCTTATTCGATACAAGGGGCGATGCAGGGCTCGCTGCCCAGTGAGTTAATAAAGAGATGATCCGCAACGGTAAGGCCATGAGCCTCACACATAGGGCAATCGCAGAGGTCATCAAGGTTCGGCAATAGCTCAAGATCCTCGATTTGATGGGTAATGATTGGAGCGGGCATAAAAGGCCTTTCTGACGGAGCCGGTAAAAAGCAAAACTCCGATCGGCATTATTCAAATAGTGGATAGCAACGGGATTCATAGTTATCTCTTATGGATACGCAAGGAAGCGCGATAGCCCCAGATTGCCCAGAGGGCAAAATAGAGCAGAAAGGCGCCAGCGAAACATTCGCCAATATTGGCGCGGGCAAAGGCGATAGCTTGGTCAAGGTAACTCATAGTGATTTGCCTCATGGGAGTTATATCGGCATGGATTGCGGATACATTAGCGAAAAACATAATATTTTTATAACACGACATAAAATATCCTGTCAAATAAAAAGTGAAAGAAAATCACAGGTAAATCAAAATAGATTTGATGTCCATGGACAACGCATATATAAAGAGAGGCGAGTAAACCGGGTTTACACAGGAATCACGCATATTCAAGGAGGCAAAAGAATGGCAGTACCAACGATATCAAGGATAAGCCGGGTCAAGCTGGTAGATAAAATTGTGGACATGACAGGCATGAGCAGAAGGGAGGCGGAGAACGCGTTGAATGCAACGGGTATAGCAATCAATGCATGGCTGGAAGGAATGATCAGGGATATTCCTCCGGGGACACAAGGAGTGTGCTTGCTAAAGGGATTCGGAGCATGGACGGTAAAATATGCCAGAAGAGGGAGGCGGAGCTCATGGAGGGACAAGCACGGATTGCCTCAGCGGCCGGAAATGATGCAGCTATCATGGAAGCCAAACTTGGCAATAAGGGAAACGGTGCGAAGGGTAAACACACCGATCAAAGAGGCATATCTCAAAGAGTATCGGCCGGCGAGAGAGAGATATACCAAGATCCGCAAGCCAGAGGATGGAACGCCACCATGGGAGAGGATGCCACAATTGAGACAGTCAGTGATAAGCGAATTGAAGGATACGATGCAACCCGGGCAAATGATCCCAATAGCCAAGACAGAGGAACCGGCGCCAGAACCCGAGCACACTATAAGTTCTCAAATGCGACATCTTCCAGAGGAGGCGATGAGCATCGAAAGGGCCCTGAGACCAGAAAGACCAAAGGAGCCTATCAAGGCTAATCCAATCCAGACATATGACACACCGCAAACTATCCAAGAACGCATAAACCAGATAAAAGCCAATAAAGGCCTAAATCCGCCAATATCACGCTATGAGCCTGAATTCCCCTGATAAATCCCTCGTATAACAGGCATAGAGGCACGATCCCACTAAAGGACATGCCTCTATACCCGGTAAATTAGCCAAGCATGCAAAGATGTCCATTGCAGGGTATTGCCATAGTCAAGACCCTATCATCCCAACTACATATCACATAAAAGGTTAGCGCCAATAATCCGCCATAATTCATGTAAGTAGATCGCCGCAGTAGCACAGCGATCCCAAAGCACATGCATTTCACATATATAATGTAAAGGCCTCTGCTTCCCGCAATCCCACTAATCGCATATCCAAAGCTATAGCCATACATCATCAAATCATGATAGACAGATGACAGGCTAAAAGGATGTCTCATTGTCCATGGACGAGAGCAGTTCATAAAAGAGCAACTGGGGCAAATGACCCAGAAGGGCGGAAAAGCCTTTTCATGACATGTATGAATGAAGCCTCCCGAACCCTCAAAAAAGTGAAGCTGTACATGCCAAAAATGCCAAGGTTACAAAACATCAGAATGTAACGTAAGAACATGGGAATAACAGGAAGTATAGATGGCTCAATGACATAGCGCCACGCATGGGAACCAGGCAGAACGAATAGGACACAAAACGCCGCCCAAGACGAACGCGAGAGGGGCCGGGTAGGTGCGAGAGCCAGGCGGGGGCGGGGTCGATCTATAGTATCTAGTCCCGATATGTACGTGCCCGATTTTTTTTACCCCCTACTTTTCTTGACATATTGTTGTCTCAACCCGGTGTTTTCGACCATTTTGTCCCCCCACGGACACGATTTGTCCCTCCTCTTCCCGGTTTAGTCACCATTTAGTGGTTTAATAGTGACGAGTCTTTCTATTCTTGACATTATGTTGTCTGCGCTCGTAGTATAATCAACATATTGTCTATTTTAAGGAGTGGATTCATGCCGATCAGGGTCATTGTCCGGGAGGAAGTGTTTATTTGCGGGCTGAGTGAGGAAGTGAAGGAGTGGTTTAAGAAGGAGAACACGTTCAGGAATCCGAAGAGGGATCAGTATTTGAGGATGTTCAAGGGGTATTTGGAGCCCGGTAAAGAGGAGATGATAGAGGACGCTCGTAAGAGGGCGGCATTTCGGGCAAAGAAGCGTGGGATTGAGTGGAATTTGAAGAAGATTCCGGAATTCGTCAGTTTGTGGAGGGAGAAGGATGGGTGGCTGGCGTTGCCGCGGGGTTATTTTGACGTTGTGCAGGACAAGCTAATTACGGAGGGGATGGAGTACCGAGTTGAGGAGTGTTTCCCGGAGGTCCCGGCGATGGAGCAGGTGATTGTGGAGACTGGGGAGATGTACGATTTCCAGGAACCGGCGATTGATGCGGTGATGAAGGTGAATAATGGGGTGGTGCAGGCGCCGACTGGGAGTGGGAAGACGAATATGCTGCTTTCGTTGGCAGCGCGGGTTCAGGTTCCGACATTGATAGTGGTGCATACGAAATTCCTGCTTAAACAGACGATAGAGCGGTGCCGGGCGTGGCTTGGGTATGAACCCGGGGTGCTTGGGGGCGGAAATAAGGTTGTCCGGGACATCACGATTGCGACGGTTGCGACTCTGACGCGGATGAAAATCGACAAGAATCATAAACTGTACAACCGGTTCGGCTGCGTGATCACCGATGAATGCCACCATATCGCGGCAGCTACGTGGGCAGACCTCATGCGGCGCCTTCCATGTAAGCTGAAGTACGGGTTCTCCGCCACTGCCTGGCGCAAGGACAAAATGGAGTTCCTTATCTGGCGGATGATCGGGCCCATCGTCGCTAATGTGACTTTCAAGGAAGTCGAGGATGCCGGCAAAATTATGTGGCCCCAGATCCGCATTATTCCCACAAATTATTTCTTCGATATGCAGGACGACCCCAGCAGATGGGGCGCAATGATCACCAATCTCGCCATCGATGAACCACGGAATATGTTCATATCCATGGACGTGCGCAAAATCATGGCTAAATATCCCGATTCAAAAGTGCTCATCCTAACCGATCGCATCGAACAGGCAGAGCGTTTGAGCGAAATTATGGCCGATTTGAACCCAGCACTCCTCCACGGCGAACTTAAAAAGCTCGAAAAGCAGTTGTCCATGGACAGAGTGATTTCCGGCGCAAATCTTACCATCGCAACTTTCCATCTTCTCGGTGAAGGCATCGACGTTCCCGGCTGGGACCTACTCTTCCTCGCCTCTCCCGTTGCCGGCGGCCCGCGGACTATCCAAATGGTCGGCCGCGTCGCTCGCGCCGCTCCCGGGAAAGATCGCGCCATCCTGTTTGATTTCGTGGATACCCAGATTCCCATGCTCAAAAATGCGTCTTACAGCCGGGCACGGCTTTATCGAACTAAAGGAGAAAAATGATGGATAAGGCTTCAAAACAGGCTTTCCCCGTAGCAACCAGTATGTTCGCTATTCCCGGAATGACTCTCCGGGAATATTATGCCGGCGCCGCTCTCTCCGGCTTACTTTCCAGCGCCATGTATAATCCCAAGTATATCGCCAACCATGCTGTCGAATGTGCGGACGCTCTCTTGGAAATCCTCGAAAAGGAAGAAGATAAACATGGGGAATAAAGAGGAAGGCGATATCTGTGGAATCGACGGCTGTCCCGGTATCCTGGCTTACGAAAAAGCCGGCGAATGCACTTGTCATATCAGTCCGCCCTGTAGCGCATGCGTCAACTCAAAACTCGTGTGCTCCAAATGCGGAGAATGGTTCGAAGGAGATAAATAATGGAAGGCGTATGGATGCAATCCCTCAGAAAGGGTGTCGGCCTCCTCGGTAAAGAGGTCGCCAAAGAACTCGGTGTCAGCGCCGAAACCGTCAGCCGGTGGGAACGCGGCTCCACGGTAATCAGTAAAATGGTCGAGGACTCCTTCCTGAGACTGGTCCGGGATCCCGAACGCGTTGCTGCCGTAAGAGCTAACCGGCGCCGGCGCCACATGACTTCCCGGGAATCCAGAATCCGCGGGGCCATGGAATGAGGATTGCCCGGGTTTTCCCGCGAAGAACCAAAGCGACGCCTTCCGATGAGCTCGCCTTTGTCGGCGCCCCGGGATTATTCCCCCCAGAGGTTGATGAAGTTCATGTCAGCGTCACTTTCACTTGGGATCTTCCGGAAGCAGAACGATTGGCCCGGGAATGGCGCCATGTCGCACCGGTCAGGATCGGAGGCCCCGCTACCGGCATGAGGGGTGAGGAATTCATTCCCGGCCGCTATCTGAAGTCCGGCTATGTCATCACCAGCCGCGGCTGCCCAAATCGCTGCTGGTTCTGTTCAGTCCCGGAGCGCGAAGGCCGAATAGTCCGGGAATATCCGGTCGCTGATGGATTCAATATCCTCGATGACAATCTGCTCGCCTGCTCGGATTCCCATGTCCGGGAAGTCTTCTCCATGCTCAGTCGACAGCAAACCCGGGCGGAATTCACCGGAGGCCTCGAGGCTGCCATCCTTAAAGATTGGCATGTGGATTTATTGGCCCAGCTTAAACCCCATCAACTTTTTTTTGCATATGACACTCCCGGAGACTGGGACCCTCTCGTAATTGCCGCCGCAAAAATGATCGAAGCCGACTTCACCAGGCAAAATCTCAGGTGCTTCGTTTTAATCGGATATGAGAACGATACGATCGAACGAGCAGAGAAACGACTGGAATCAGTTCTGAATTTGGGAGTCTTTCCCATGGCTATGCTCTTTCGTGATAAAAATGGCAAACGTGACCGCCAGTGGATGCGTTTCCAGAAGAAATGGGCCCGGCCGGCCGCAATCTATGCCGCGCATAATAATAAATGTAACGATAATTCACATAAAGTATTTGACATTCAGGGAATGTGATTTATATTCAGTGGATAAGCATTCTAATAATCTAAAGAGGATTGCATGAAAATTACAATATGCGATGCATGCAGGAAACATGATGCAAAGCTAAGATGCTTTATCTATGACAGGGAAGCGGATGCGGCCGGGGGCATGTCCAGCGTCAGTTATGATGTCGACCTGTGCGAATCATGTCTTCTAAGAGCCCATGAGTTGCTGATAAAAAAGATAATAGCGCAACCCAAGGGCATCATATACAGCGCCTATATCATTAACTCTATGTTGAAGGAAATTATCGAGGCTATCATTGATGCCAATAAATAGGCCACTTCCCAAGACTATCCGGGTTTGGACTGAGGACTTTGGCGATGGTGATTTCTATATGGCAGACGAGAATCCGAAATTCAAGGCGCCGACCAAAGTTGGTGTCTACCTCCTGATGGATACGGTTATTCAGAGCCCCAGTCGTACCCGAGTTATCAAGAAGAAGCCAAAATGAAATGGAGAAAACCCATGAAGTGGCGTAACGGAGAAACGAAAGAGTCTAAAACTGTACGGTTAAGTGGATGGCATAAATGGTTTGCCTGGCACCCGGTGGTGATTGATACGGTTAGGGATGGAGATCGCATTAGGAGAGTCAAAGCGTGGCTGGAATTCGTTAATCGGAGAGGGTGTCCCTCTATATTTAAGTGGGATGAAACTTGTTGGGAGTGGGATTATGCCGCTATCCGGCCATACAAAGACACCCGGGAATAGAGTTCTCGTTATCAACCTCTGGGAGATTACCTGTGAATGTACGATCTGCAATAAAGAAACTTCGGACAAGTTTGGGATTCCCATTTACGAGGATGAAATTATGCCAGACGACTACCAGGGAGAATGGTGCGGGTCCCCTGTGTGCCGGCGCTGCTTCTACGTCACCCGCGGATGGCAGTCAGAACATCCCGGGAAGAAGATTACGACCAATGCCATCAGGAAAATCATCGGCGCCGGATAACTCCAAAGTCAGGAGAATCTATCCCATGTGGGGAGTGTTTACCAGCGATGGTGATTTGCTGTTTAATACCGATAAATATCCAACGCCTTTTCTCTTCCTCCTAGAGGCGGAAGCAGCCAAAGAATGCGAAAGCGACAATGGGGAATTCATTCGAGAAGTAAATTTAATCTGGAAAGAGGAAATCTAATGGCAGAGTCCAACGGCAAATGTCCCAAATGCGGCTCCACGAATATCAAGCCATCGGAATTCTTTAAAATAGATGGTCTATTGGTATGTGTGGACTGTGAAAACTACTGGATGGCACCGCAGCAAACCGAAATCTCCCGCCTGACTGCAAGAGTGAGTGAACTTGAGGGAATGAAGCCGGAACCTTTGCAAATAATCATCTCTCTTCCTGAAGGAGAAACTTTGCCCCGTTATGGAGTGCGCTGGAACGGTCCTACAAGCCCAATGGCAATCCGGATGGATGATGGATACTGGACTCCTTGGCATATCTCACAAGCGGAAATTGATAGGCTCCACACCCGCCTCGAAGATAATTTCGTGTTTGATTCCGATGGCAATAAGGTACCGGTGCATATTGGGACGATCCCGGACGGGATTGAGACCAGGGATGATCTGTTGGCACATCTCGAAGAGAAAATGCCGAAGTTCCTTGCCGCCCTCAAGGCGAAGGATGAGGAATTTGTTGCCTATAAAACCGAAAATGATTTCATGGTTAACGTGCAGGTCAAGAAATACGGCCAAGACGCTATCAACCTGAGAGCGGAGCTTGCCACCCTCAAGGCAAACCTGAAGGATCAAGCCTCTGACTATGTACGAGATACTGAAGAGTATCTTGATGAGATTGCCACCCTTAAGGCCCAATTGGCGGCGGCGGAGAAGGTGATTGAAATTGCACAGACATACAATACCAGTATCAAGTTAAACCATGATTATTGCATATCGCCAGCAATTTATGGGTGTGCTGATTTTGTTTTAAGGGCCGTCGAATCCTACCACGCCACCTACGGAAAGGAAGTGAAGGATGCCCGACCGTAAACTTTGTACCGAAGAAACTCCCAGTGACGGAACTCCTTATGAATGGTTCCATCCTGATGCACGAGTGATCGAGTCTAGAGACTATTCCGATGGTGAGAGCTATGACATGTATTTATGCCCCCACTGTGGGATTACTTTTCAAGTCACCATTGCCCAATAAGGAAAGGAAGTGAAGGGATGAGCACCGCTACCGCTTTACCAAAAGATGATCCAAGAATTATCGCTTGGGAGCAATACAAAAAGTCCGAGCGATATCAGAACTCTAAAAAGTGGGCTGCGTATCCTGAACATGTTGACGGCTCATTATGGGATGCATTCCTGTTTGGCTATGAATCCCTCACCCGCCAGCTTGAGGTGGCAAAGAAGGGGTTGGAGGGGATTAGGGATAATCCTGAAGTTCGGATAGATGTTGATTGCACCTTACTAACCGTGGCGTCATTTTCGAAAGGGGTTATCTTGGGATCTAGAAAAGCTTCTAATCTCGCCTCCGAAACCCTGGCGGAAATGGCAAAACATGAATGACTTATTCGGCGACAAAGTTGAGCGAGCGATTGAACTCCTGCGAATGTACCAGCCCAAAGATCGCCCATATTACGGATGTTTTTCTGGCGGCAAGGATTCATGCGTCATCAAGGAAATTGCGCGGCTTGGGAATATTAACGTCATCTGGCATTACAGCGTCACCACTATCGACCCGCCTGAGTTGTGCAGATTTATTAAAAAGCATCATCCTGATGCTATTTGGGATGCACCCAAAATTCCATTTTTCAAGATGGCCGAAACGCGAGGATTCCCAACACGCAGGGCAAGATGGTGCTGCGAAGAATACAAGGAAAGCAAATCTCCCATTGGATCAGTAATGATTTTTGGCGTTCGCGCCGCTGAATCCGCGCGAAGGGCGAAGACTTGGAAGGAAATTACGGCACATACCAAGACCGGCCAATATGTAGTTTCCCCAATCGTTAATTGGACAGATTCAGAGGTTTGGCAATTTATTAAGGGTAGGAATATCCCATATTGCGACCTCTACGACCAAGGGTTCAAGCGCCTTGGATGCGTTGGCTGCCCGATGAGCAGTAATAAAAAATCAGAGTTAATGAGATACCCCCACTTTTATAGGGCATGGGAAAGACTCTTTAAAATTATCTGGAGTAACCGCGCTGGCACAAATCAGCGAGACGGAAGAGTTTGGTTTGGAGAGAGGTATTTTAATGATTCCAATGAACTATACCAGTGGTGGTTATCAAACGATAGCGTTCCCAAAGATCACGAATGCCAGGGATTGCTGGATTTTTATTCATAACCCTGGCGGAAATGGAGCGATGCAAATGAGTATCTTTAAGGTATTAGCCGACCTGGTGGAAATGCCCGTCCGAATCATTGTGGATGTTGCGAAAGCTCCGGTAAAAATCATGGACGGAGACGATAGGCTTTTAGAGCAAACGTCCAAGGGTATCAAGAAAATCGAAGAGGATTTGGAGGATTAAAATGATCTCCCTCAAAGAAGCAAAGCATTCAAGAGGATAAAATACGGCATCATAATTTCATGGTGCATTTCAAGGAGCATTATATGCGTAAAGTAACCGCACCATCAGTTGCCTTATCGCTCATACTCATGCTCATGATGGTTCCAACTTCCAGATCTCAGTCGTTTTCTGAATGTGACCTCATCTTGTCTAACGCGGACTTTTCAACCTATGGTCCGTGTTCCATTGCAGGAGAGGTACGTGCCCCAAACGGAGTGTGTATGCAACTTGCCCAGCAGCAGGCCTATATCAGTATGATGAAAGATCGCTGTGCTGCCCTGCAAGCAAGCCCTATATTCTGGCTGCCTCCTGAACTCCAAGCCGCGGCAAAGGTGCCCGGCAGTTGGTGGCAGCTCAATGGCACTACGGTTTTACTTTCACTAGGCTATACAGGCTTCTTAGCCCTTGCAGCTTACTGTGTTAATCATCCTGGTTGCATCCAGGAATACATCACATATCTCGGACACTGTGCCGTGGATGCAACATGTCAACCGTAGTTGAATTAAATTACAATGTGGGGGGTCCAGTAGTTTGATATTAGGATCCCCCACAAATAAAATGGAGAGGCATGAAGGATCAACCAAAATCAGCATATACCTCAGTATCCATAATGCTCATTGGGTGGTTTGCGGTCCACGTAGCGCTATTCCAGATGTTTGATTGGCGAATCATTTTATTTGCCGCTGGAGTGGAATTATTCTTCTTCGGCTTATGGGGTTCAATCGTTTGCATAAAACCGGAGGAAGGAGGCGGAAGGGAATGAAGTATCCAGCCGTCATTGTAGATATTGATGGGACTCTCACAAATCTTGATTCTCGTCTTCACTTTATAACAGGCCCAAAAAAGGATTGGGATTCATTTTATGGTGAGGTAAAAAATGACATTCCCAATACTGGCGTTATCGAATGGGTAAAAGCCATCAGAGATTCCGGCATAAAAATATTGATCGTAACCGGCCGCAGACTAAGCATAGAAAAAGACACGGTTGAGTGGTTGAAGCTCCATGGGGTCGATTATGACGGTCTATGGATGCCAAGGTGCGACGGTGACAAAAGAGACGATAGGCTTCTCAAGGAAATGTCTCTAATTAGGATCAAAGACCGTTATGAAATTCTGTTCTGCATAGACGACAGGCCAAGTGTCTGTGACATGTGGAGGCAAAACGGATTACGTGTGTTTCCCGTATTCCAGAATAGATGGGAGAATGGAGAATGAAACTTAAATGCGTCTCGTTTTTTATGTTGCTCATCCTTTCAGCTTGCAGCAGTGATCCGGTCAAAAGAGAGCAATCCACCAATTCAGAGATAAAAGTGGATGTTCTTTTTGATTATGATGGATGCCGGGCCTACAGATTCTACGACGACGGAGCCAAGTATTTAGTTAAATGCGGAAACTCGGGAACAACATCTTGGGACACCAAGCGTTTGACTGGCAAAATGGTTTATACGGAGCACCACAGTATTCAAACGGCGGAGGTTGGGGAATATGGAATCAGGAAATGATACGGTATTCAAAATCCTAAAATATGAAATTATCAAATTGAGTCGGCGCATTAATTCCGAATCGGAAAGGCTGGCATCCCTTCTGAATGATTGCAAAGAAGATCAAGAGGTAATCGATAAGAACCGAAATCGAAGGCGGGAACTTATCGAGTATGTTCAAAGGTTTCTTCTTCCAGTTGGGAGCCTATGGCCAGACGAAGAAATCAAAAAGATTATGGAGGAGAACTTTCCGCCTTCGGATAAAAAAGTCTCGAATACTGGCGGATACTCATGCCCTAGCGTGGAGCTGAGCAATCAGGAAATCAGCGATTGCAAAGAACGGATGGTCGCCTGCTCAATGGCTATTAATAGCGCCAAGTTAGACTATGAAAACATTAATAATCAAATTAATTTGCTGCTGGAAAAGCTCAAGAATTCCGACCAGATACAGACAGAAGCCCAGGAAGCCTATAAAAAGGCAGAGTACAAACTCCTAAAAATACAGAAAGGCCAAGCATGATCAAGGAAACAGACTACAAACTGGTCCACAAAAGCGAATTATTCGGCAGCATGAGGCATTTCGGGATCCAGATTTGGATCGCCTGCGGTCGGGAACTTACCCAAAAAGAATCATTTATAATTGATAAAAAGGCAGAGGATATCCAAAAGGAAATTGATGCCAATACCATCAAGAACGATCCTGATGCCCAAGAAAGGGCACGGAATGAGAAAAGACAGATTCTCGCCTTATTCCCCCAGCCGATTTACGTTGATGAGATCCCAAATGGATATTGCCCCGATTATTGCTGCCGGCATCTTCCATGGTTTATTGTCACGACCACCCGGGGAAGATTCAAAATCGGATGGCGGAAAAGAGTGATATCGATCGACTGGGAAGACTCGACCATCTATTCCACTGCTGAGGAAATGTTCAAAGGTGAAGATACGACTAAGGGTGGTCGTTCCATTCATGCATGGAGCTATGAAAAGGCCGGTCAATACATTGCAATGCTATTGGCCGACACCAAACCGAAACCAGCAAAGGAGTAAGGGTAATAAAATGAAACTGCTTAAATTCCTAATGGATAAGTTTCACGTGAAACTGAACTAATATTGCGATTGCAATTCCAATGAATACGGGGAGAGATGCAATTGTGATGATGAATTCCATGAATTGTCTAATAAGAATGTCAATGGGCATATGAATAAGCTTAGACATGATTGGCATCTTAATATGTCCAAAGAATTCGGTAATTATTTATGCCTTACATCTATGGGGATAGACAGCAAAGGAAGCCCCAAGTTGGTAACTTTCATTGAACCACGGTTCGTTGAAAATCTCGAACCTTCAGCGCAAGCCGTAGTATATCGTTTACTTGCTTCCTTCTGGAAGGATATGGCGATAAAAGCAGGTAAAAAGGGCCCCCACAATAATACTACCGTTCATTAGGAGGATTGGGTGAAGAGATATACCGGAAAAACTGTAAGATTAATGCCAGGACAATATGTATCCATTCCGATACCTGATCAATTTAAACCTGTAATTAAAACTGCCAAGATGGCCGGCGCCAATGTTTATACAAAAACAGGTCCCGCTATCCATTTAGATGGGAATTCGTACCAGCGCAATATTTCAATAATGGCCGACGATCAGGAATTATTCTCTGTGTCTGTTGATTATGAAACTACTCCAGCGCCGTGGTATTGGATATTCTGGAACCGGGTTTGTAAGCTTAATCCTTTCCGGAGGTCAAAATGATAAGTGTAAACCTGGTTTACGAATGCCAATTATGCGGAGAGCGGGAACATGTCGGACCGTATGAGATCGCAGAGCCCTCCCTGCCAATAATCCGACCTATTCCAGACGAGCAGTTTGTAACTCCCACAATATGGCATCAGTGTTATAAGAAAGCCGGATTGGATATTGATATGTGGGGAATTTGCAAATTTATCGGGATCCGCGGGATAGATGCCGAAAATAAAAAGGAAAATGCAGAGACCGTGATGCAGGAGCCATCATGCAAACTCAAACAGCCAGAGAAAGAATAAATCCATCTGTTAATCGAGATTGGCGGCAAGAACTCGAAATGAGAGTCTGCCCTATATGTAAGGAGAATGGCAATGTTGAAACTCGCCCTGTCGGCCGTAAAACGTGTTGCTCGTGGATTATGGAATGCCATTGCCGGACTTGAGGGCAATCATGGTACGAGTAGAAGGTATCAAAAGATTGGCGTGTCAAAAATATCCAAGGAAGACATGGACCGGATAGAGAAAAAGTTTGGACCCGTAGGGCTCAATATAACCTTGGATATCTTTAATACGTGTGTCGCGCAGTGTCCGAATTGCAAAGTGTCTGGGTCCATAATGGTAGCCAGCGACGATAAACGCAATTCAGCTTGGTTTTTATGCAACCACTGCGGGGGTGAATGGAAAAAAACATGGTCAATGTAAACAGATAATGGTTATATAATACGAAATCTGTTTGCTTTTATAGAAAGAGGGTTATATATTGTCGACTAGATATGGTTGCATAACAGAGATTGAGTTCTATAAATCACGTGTATGGGTTAGATGCATAAGCCCAGATTTCTGTCGTTGGGGTATTATTCTTGAAAGGGTGGAAATCACCGATGAAGTGCAGGTCGGGGACGCGTTCTCTGCTAAAAATCAAGATCATGTTCTATGGACATCTGCAAGGTATCCGAGCGAATGTTCTGGTATCCATATCCCGGTTATAAAGTTATCGGTTGATAGACCGATATTCTGGAAGCGTTTTCTGATGCGCCATTTTAAAAATCCGAAGCTTTGGATGCAATAGGGGGATTGATGTTTTCTATATCATTCAAAAAAAACAGAACCCGGATAATACTCAGACCCTTCAAGTTATAGCCGAATGCCCAATGGAGGATGTGCTTAATAAACAGGCTTCGCAACTTAGCAGGATCCTCTACGATCAAGTTATCCGGGGCATGGCCGAACGATTTGTAGAAATGAATTACAATGAAATCGTTGCGAGCATCCAGCCAAAGGTTCTTGCGGTTGAAATTCAGCGTCAAGCATCGCTTATTCTTGCTGAAAGAATGGTAAGTAATCTCAAATTTTAGGAGGTTCCTATGATCGAGATAAATGGAGCAAGTGATGATTTGATCGAAATTGAAGGAGATATCTCCGAAGAGTTCAGCTATTGCGCGGCCGGACTCTATGTCGGAGATCGCCGGTTTCTTGCATTCTCAGATGGGACTGTTCTCGAGGCATCTTATGACGATGGCGGAATCTGGAGATTCCATGCGAAACATTTCGGAAGGTGCGATTTCATGAAAAAGGATGCCGAATTAGGGGAAGATGACCGCAGCGATCATGTTACCTTGTCCGGCGAGAAAATCGAGTGGGTTGTCTTCGGGACCAATTTAGCAATGTAGGAGAGTATGGACGCCAACGAATTAAAATCCATGATGAATCGTTATTGCATGGAAGATTCTGATGTAGCGGAAAGCTTGCAGGTCCGGCAAACTACGGTGTTTAAATGGCGGACCGGTAAGAAGCGCATACCCGATCATTATGCGAACATCATTAACGGATGGAGAGAACCCAATGCGCACCCCAGTTTCCCGTCCGAAAGTTAGTAATAGGAACCCGCGCCATCTTATTGTGGTTGAAATAGGGTCAGGGAATAAATATTGCTCTATCTGTCCCATGCAGGATAACCCGACGACATCCAATAATCAGGCTTACTGTCTATTGATTGGCAAGTATCTGAAAAACGGTATGTATGGTCCGGCCAGGTGCGAGGAATGCTTGGCGGCCGAAAAGAGGCTAGAAGATATAAGGCAAAGTTGTCGTAAAGAAGGAGAAACCGCGGCGTATTATCGTGCAAATCAAAATGACCCCAAATCAAGAAAATAACCTTTAAGGAGGATTATGAGAACGAATTATTTTTGTGCAAGATATTTGCAAGCTTTGGCTTTATTCATGATGGCCTTTCTGCTTCTTCTGTTTGCCACCGGATGCACCGTGGTATCTCCAGATGCCGGCCAAGAGGCTGTCTTGGTTAAGAAGCCCCTATTCTTCGGCCATGGAGGGGTTGATCCGAAACCCGTGTCAACCGGGTTGACGCTTGCGGCGTTCACAACTCAAGACATTTATGTGAATATGCAACCAATTCAGTTCACTGTGCATTTCGATGATTTGATGTCTTCTGATGGCGTCCCGCTGGATTTCGATGCGGTTATTAGGCTTAAGATAATAGATTCAGTCCGCCTGATTAAGGAATTCGGTCCTCAATGGTACGAAAATAATGTATTGGCAGAAATGCGCAACCGGGTCCGGCAGGCAGTTAGAAAACACGGAATGAACGAAACCGCTATCTCAACTATAGCCATAGAGGCGATCGATACAGAAGTGTCTCAGCAGATGGAGGTTTATATTAAGAAAGCCAATCTCCCTGTGCGGCTCGTGGATATCACTGTCGGGAAAGCTAACCCTCCTGACAGCATTAAGCATCAGAGGATAGAGACGGCTACCCAAGAACAGCGTCAAATGACAGAACAGCAACGAAAACTCGCCGAAGATCAAAGAAAGATGGCGGAAGAATCCAGGGCGGCTGCCGATAATGCTTATAGGGAAAAGATGCAGCTTTCTCCAAGCCAATTCCTGCAACTCGAGAACATTAAAATGCTGAAAGAGGCTGCGGCCAAGAACGCTACCTTCATTGTCGGTTCCGATGTTTCCAAGGTTTATGACGTAAACAGATAACGAGAATGTCTCGGGGGGGAGCCCGGAAGTGTTAGAAGTTGGCTCATCGTCTAACACTTCCGTCCCTGGGGCAGTAAAATAGGAGACCGGATGCCTTTTCCAGAAAAGATTAGAGTCATTCAAGATGAAGACGATCCTTCAATCATGATAATTGCAGAGAAGGGCGAAATAGAAGAAGGCCAAGAATACGGTATTTATTCCTTCGACCGGGCAACAGTAAAAAAAATTCGCAAGCGCGTAGAAGAAGAGGTTCAAAGTGACGTGGAAGGGGTTTAGCAAATATCACGCCAAGAAAACGGAATATGAAGGGATCACTTATGATTCCAAAGGCGAAGCTTCCCTAGCCCGTGATATTGACCTTCTTATCCGGTGCGGTCAGGTCAAGTCAGTCAGCCGGCAAGAGGTATTCAAACTCAAAGGCCTTAATGGCCATGTGGTCGGCCGGCATAAAGTCGATTTCGTTGTAACCTTCAATGATGGTCATCGTGAGGTTTGGGAATTCAAAGGGATGATTGTCAGGGATTTTACGATAAGGAAAAAGCTTTTCGAGGATAACTACCCAGATATCCCATATGTGGTATCTGGAAGTCAGAGGCGAAAGCGGAAAGCCAAGGTATTGCCGTTCAATGTCAGAGCCTAGCGAATATCCGATACTATTTTCGGCGCCCATGATCCGGGCAATCCGGGAAGGGCGTAAAACCCAAACCAGGCGGATAATGAGGTATCAACCTCCGAATATTGATTATTCTCTATCCAGACTGGTGGATACCACTTCTCGTGATAGTCGTCGGCATGGTGGAAAGCTCCACTGGATTAAAGTTGATGGTTATCGCGTAATTGATTCCGACAATAATTATTTCAATTTCCCGTATGGACCCGTGGGAGGTCGGCTATGGGTCAAGGAATGCCATCGATTCGTAGATTCCGATTACAGGATTGGGGTGAATGTTCTGTATGAGGCTGATGGGATCAGTCTTTGGAAGAAGGCAAATCCTCATATTGCTGAATATAGACCGGCCAAAAAGCGGCCGTCAATTTTTATGCATCGCTGGGCTTCAAGGATTCTTCTCGAGATTATTGAGGTCAAGGTGCAACGGTTGCAGGAAATCACGGAAGCTGATGCGCAGGCGGAAGGGGTTGAGGCGCTTGACGGCACATACGTTAGCGACTTTGCTCCTCACGGATACCGGAAATCATTCTCTATCAGTTGGGATGCTATAAATTCAAAACGTGCGCCTTGGAAGAGCAACCCCATGGTGTGGGTAATTTCATTCAAGGTAATTAATTAAAGGAGGATGTCAATTATGGGAATCAAACCAAAAGGCGTTAGACCCAGGTGGACGAAAGAAGAGGTAAAGACATTAAAATCACTATATCGGAATCATAGCAATGCGGAGGTCGCTGAAAAGCTCGGGCGCAAAGTCTCGTCGGTGGTTTTCAAGGGACACCGGTTGGGGTTGTCAAAGGGTCCGCGCAGGATGAAGGAGATGGGTCGGCAAAATATAGCGATTAGGTGGGGAAAGTAAGTGGCACAGACTCATCTAGGAGCAATGAAGGCACAGGCAAAAAGGTTGGGGCTAACCCTAGTCCAGTATCTTGAGAAACTGGAATCAGGATATAGTTGGTGCTGGAAATGCAAAACCTGGAAACTAATGATTGAATTCTATAGTGACAAATCAAGGCATGACGGAATAGCAAGAAAATGTATTTCTTGTGCCTGCGTCAAAACAAGATTGGAAAGAATTCCGACAGAAGATCGTCACGCAGTCCAAAAGGCTCATGATGCTATACGGAACGCGATAAAACGTGGGCAAATTAAACCAGTGACTGATTGCATCCGTTCTTGTGGAAAACCATCAACCCACTACCATCATCATCGTGGATATCGTGGGCATGAATTAGACGTAGTTCCTTTGTGCATGTCTTGCCATTTTAGGAGTCATTATGTCCACACAGAGTAAAAATGGTATTTCTTGGACTGATATCACGTTCAACCCAATCGTAGGGTGCAGTAAGATTTCCGATGGCTGCACCCATTGCTGGGCGGAAAGGCAGGCCCGACTGCACTATCACGACGAGTATCCCCAAGGGTGGGATGGGCATGTGCGGCTATTCTATGAACGCTTGGAGCAGCCGCTTCACTGGTGGAAACCGCGCAAGATTGCGGTTGGGCTTATGGGCGACCTTTTTCATGATAGGGTACTAAGCGATTTCATTTATGAAATTTGGTATGTAATGCGGGACACTCCGCAGCACACATACCAGATTTTGACAAAGCGGCCATTGCGAATGCTGGAGTGGTTTAAGCGCCAAGGATACGCCCCGCTCCCCAACGTCTGGATCGGAGTCTCCGTCGAGGACCAAGCCACAGCCGATGAGCGGATCCCGCTGCTTCTCCAGACTCCGGCAGCCATCAAGTTTATTTCTTGTGAACCTCTTCTGGGACCGATCGATTTTAGGAAAGTCTCTGGATTCAATCGGATCGGATTAGACCTGAGAAATTGGTGGGTTATTGTTGGCGGCGAGTCCGGCCCCGGAGCGCGTCCAATGCATCCGGATTGGGTAAGGTCACTACGGGATCAGTGCGTAGCGGCAAGTGTGCCATTCCACTTTAAGCAGTGGGGGGAATGGGCGGTCAAATCCGAATACGTTAATTCAAAGGATTTTGGAGTTTTGGCTATGGACGGAGAATGGTTCCCAAGCACTACCGGATGGAACGGAAGGCCAATTGATCCCGACACGGGAGAGGCGTACATGATCCGCGTCGGTAAGAAAGCAGCCGGCCATCTCCTGGACGGTAAAGAATGGTTGCAGTTTCCAAAGGGGGTGGATGTTTAATGGATGTACGGGAAGAAACCAAAGCGAAAGAAGAATGCCGGACGGAAGCACAGGAACAGGAATTCGCTAAAACCTTGGTTGGCATGACTGTAACCGGGACGAGTTTTAGTATTGAAGATGGTTATATGATTGAATTTAATCACATGATTCGGTTCCGTAGTTGCTGTCCCCATTCGGCAGTGTACAAAAGGAGGGTCCAATGATTTGCAGGATTTGCAATCAAGAGATTGATGACAATAAGCCGCATATGCATTCACAAAAACCAGACGAACGGCAGATATTAGCCTCAAACATGTGTGGTGATTTTGATGATATTATCGGCCGCGCTGGATTCGGAGTGGCATGCATCGTTTTATTTGACGAGCAACAGATCAAATTAAACGAATCCTCGCTCATCCTAAGTTTTGGTAAAAACATGGACCCTATGGCTGCATTCGCCCTTATGAAAATTATAGGGGAAAAAGCTAAAACTATTATTGGGTCTGCAATTAAGGTCACGGAGGAAAATAAATGAGCTTCTATATAACCATCACTGAAGCCGCATATCTAATGGGATTCAGTGAAGAAATCGTTCTGAAGATGATTGAAAAGGGAGAACTTCTCTGTAAAAAAGGGAACGTCCCGGTATTAATCCATGAATCCGAGATGTCCCGATTCCAGCATCCATGGAAGCATATATGCCGGCTGGAGCAAAGGATTAACGCCCAACAGAATCTTGTGGAGACTCTTAAGTCCAGGGTGCCCATGCGTGAGACCGGGTTCGACGTTCAGGTAAATAATGTTGAATATTTGCTTAATGAACTCCGGGGTGAAGTCAATTCAATGAAGGATGGTTTAGCAAAAATTATGGAGAAACTTCCGGCATTAATTGAAACCGTGGATGCTCTTCAATCCAAGCAGAAGAGAAAACCATGCAAGGTAAATAAGGAATAAGCCCCGATCAGGAAGGATGTTACATGAAGGGCTGTGAATTCAGGTTACTGAGAAAGCAAATTGGTCTTAGGCAGAGTGAAGTAGCGGAAGCTCTTAGAGTTACCCGGGAGACGGTTGTCCATTGGGAAAATAAGAACAATGGAGATTGGGAACTTCCTTTTGGATGGTCCGAAACGATGAAGATGTTGGCCAAGAATATCAAGAAGGTGAATGCCATTAAAAGGTCTCGCCTTCCACGCAAGACTATCCTTCTAACGGAGAGGATTGCGCGAAGATTGAGGAAAATGGAAAATGCTTAAATTCATCATGGAATTTAAGGCCATATGCGAGCAACAGAAAAGGGGTGTAAATGCCGTCAAGAATCAAACAGGAACCGTTGGAAAGCTGTCTGGAGGAGATTACCCGTGCGACTTCTCCGAGGGATTTATTCCCAAAGGACTGCGACCCAGCGAAGATATTCAAAAGGCTCGCCCGGATAGTTCACCCGGATGTGGCTCCTATTGGGATGGAGGCAAGATCACTGGCTGCTTTCAAGAAACTAAATGAACTGTATACCGGGTTTACTCGCAAGGAAGCTTACAATCCTGTGGTAATTGCCGGATGCGTGGTTTCGGAGCCATTAACCAAAGGCGATATCTGCGATCTCTATATTGCAGAATCGTCTAAGGATCCCAATGTGATCCTTAAGATTGTCCGCGGTCCCAAAGATAATGATCTCATGGATAGGGAAAGAACCGCTCTCGAAATCCTGTGGAAGGCCAAGCCCGAAAATTTCCGGAAATATCTCCCGGAATTCATTCAAGGGGTTAAGGCCTCAGGGCGCCGGGTGAACATACTTCATAATGAGCTTACATATCTTCCACTAAGAGAGATTGTAGACCTTCATTCAGGCAAGTTGGACTTCCGTCATATTGTCTGGATGGTAAACCGAGCTCTAAGTATTTTGGGGTTTGCTCATCAGTCCGGTATTGTCCACGGAGCGATTCTCCCATGTCACCTTCTTTATGACCCTAAAAGCCATGGGTTAAAACTTGTCGATTGGTGCTATTCCTGCACCAATGGTCAGAACATCCCTGCAATAGTCAGGGATTATTCGAATAACTATCCTCCAGAGGTTAAGAAGAAGAGACTTGCCGGCCCATGGACGGATATTTATATGCTCATGAAATCCATAGAAATTATCTCTGGAGAAGTGCCAAAGCGTTTCAGGGGTCTTATTCAATGGTGTGTAACTGAATCTCCAGCTTCTCGACCGGCAGATGCATGGATGGTTCAGGACCGATGGGTCAATCTAGCAAAGGAAGAATTCGGAGAACCGAAATTCCTTACCTTAACGATGCCAAAGAACTGAAAGGAGTTCTAATATGGGTGGAAGTTATTATTCAAAGGACGATTACAAATCAAGGACATCTATGAGGTCCATGTTTTCTACCAGTCATGGTATTTCCATGGATGATGCGACATTCAAGCATTCTCATGACATCAAAACCGGCGCGGCAGAGGCAAAGGTTCACGATTCCCTCAGCCCCAAGGGCGTCAAAATCCGGGAATCAAGAGACTCCGATGCCCACCCGGTATCGGTTCCGATCGCAGTCATAACGGACACCACCGGTTCCATGATGGATGTTCCCAAAATGCTGCAAAAAGAACTCAGCAAATTGATGGGACACTTTCTGGACGACAAAGCATCCGGAAAGAAATATCTCGGCGAGGGTTATCCGGCAATAATGATAGGCGCCGTGGACGATTACGACGCCATGAGCAGATACTTTGGGAAACCTGACGGGTCCTTCCAGATCGGGCAGTTTGAATCCGGGATTGAAATTGACGATAACCTGTCAAATCTCTGGCTCACCAATCACGGCGGCGGAACGTATGAAGAAGAGTACGAACTGGCCGTATATTTCATGGCCCGGCACACTGTTCATGATCATTTCGAGAAGAGAGGGCGCAAGGGATATCTCTTCATCATCGGCGATGAGCATGCCTATGATGTTCTTGGCAAGCATAAGGTGAAGGATGTCATCGGTGATGTTATCCAGGATGATATTGCCTTCCCTGCCCTCCTCAAGGAAGCTCAGGAGAGATATCACGTCTTTTTTGTGATCCCCAATATGACCTCTCATTACTCGGATAAGTCTTTGGAGAAGTATTGGGTCAACCTTATCGGCCAGCAAAACGTCATCAAGCTGGAAAATCCGGCCAAGATTTGCGAATGCATCGTATCCGCGGTCGCAATTTGCGAGGAATATGTCGGCATCGATGACTTGGTTTCCGATGGGATTGCCGATGTCGGTATTTCATCTGCGCTCGTGCCACTATCAAAGGCGACTGGTGAAGTAAGCCGGTATTCCGCGGAGAATCTTCCTGCCGTTGCCGGCGCTGCGGGGGGAGTCGACAGACTGTAATTTCAAAAGAGGAGAAACCAAGCATGAAGTGTTTAATAGTTGCAGGTTTGGCATTCGGGGATGAAGGCAAAGGCACGATGGTTGATTACCTTTGCCGATGGCATGATGCCAAATGGGTAGTCCGATACAATGGCGGTCCGCAGGCAGCACATAATGTCGTGCTTCCTGACGGCCGCCATCATACCTTTGCACAGTTTGGGTCCGGCACCTTTATTCCCGGGTGCCAGACTTACCTCTCTGAGTATATGCTCATCGAACCCTATGCGATGATCAACGAAAATAATCATCTCTATTATGTCGGCATTCATGATGGTCTTAAGCGTATCCTTATCAATCCTAAATGTACGATCATAACCCCATGGCATTTTATGGCAAATCGCCTAAAGGAGGCGTCCCGAGGAGCAAACCGTCACGGGTCCTGCGGAATGGGGATTGGAGAGACCAGGGGAGACAGGATTTCCGGACTGTGGTTTGATGGCTCTGACATTGCCAGCATCTATGGACGGGATAAACTATTTCACATAAAGGATTACAAGCTCGAACAGTGCCGTGATTTTGTAAATAACGAGGAAACGATTTCGATTTACCGATCGATGGAGATGACAAGCCCCGCATCTGTCTGGGAATACTACAAGGAATGGTTCAAGAGCGTTCGCTGGGGGGGGTGGCATGATATTACGATCGAAAATCCCAATGCCGTTGTCTTTGAGGGCGCCCAAGGCATGCTTCTGGATGAAATCCATGGCTTCGGAAAGCATATTACGTGGTCGGATTGCACTTTCAACGGAGCTTTGAGTATTATTAACCAATATGGGGCTCGGTCAGGCGTCGAAATAACCAAAATCGGAGTTGTGCGATCATATTTCACCAGGCATGGTGCTGGCCCCTTTATTACCGAGGTCTCAAATGGGGCAATTAAGGGGATCACTCCATGGAAGAATGACCATAATACCAACAATGAATGGCAAGGATCACTTAGAATCGGGTATTTTGATGCTATGGCATTCAAATATGCACTTAATGCCATAGGGAATGTTGATGCCTTGGCAATAACACATATAGATGCATTGAAATTCTTAAATAAATGGGTCTATTGCGATGGTTATTTGGACGAAAAGGGAAATTTTACCAAAAAGCTCACCCAAGATATGATGTCCGGGGATAAAAAATATTCCTATAGTCTTATCTCAACCAATTCTATAATAAACAAGGTCGAGAAACTTTCTGGAGTTCCTGTAAGGTATCTTTCCACTGGCAATACTTGGGTGGGTAAGAGCATGTTGGCGGAAAATAACGGATGAAAAAGCCTAATAAGGTACCATCAGGGAAAAACCATAGAGACAAATGTGGTAAAAAGGATTATGTTGGACCATGGCTGGTTCACTTTAAATGCGGCGGGTTGGTTTTTGTGAGCCAAGCTTCTACATTTGAAATAGGGCCCAAGGCCATGTCTCTACACTCCGATCGATGTGCGGATAAAAACTGTAAGCCATTAAAATTCGAGCAAAGTAAAAAGGAGAAAACAGATGCCAGCCATATACGAAAAATCAGAAAGAATCAAACAGGTGGCAGAACCCCTACTGAGCATGCACCATCAGGAGGTAGCTCACGCAAAGATCGCTTATATGATGAAAATGGCTCCGGAAGAGAGCGACGGTCCCAAGATGCCAACGCGAATGGGAAAGCATCCAGCAATGGCGAAGGCAAGATCATTGAACGCGCTTATGACCGCTGTCACCGGACTCGATTTCATAATCGAGGTAGACGAGGTTTATTGGGACGTTCTCACCCTCGATCAGCAGATAGCACTGATCGATCATGAGTTATGCCATTTAGCGATCGATGAGAAGGGATTCTATCTCAAGGATCATGACATTGAGGAGTTTTGCGCTGTGATTCAGAGGCATGGGTGCTGGATGAGCAATGTTCGTGCTTTTGCCGATGTAGTGCAAATGAATTTTATGTTTGATGGGAAAGACCCTAATGTCGAAAAAATTAATGGCATGACCGCGGTGCAATAATCCGGCTGATTGGAAGTCGAAATATTGCAAAGGATGCAAAGGGAATATAAATGGATAAGGTTTCAATGGGTTCATGCCCGAATTGTCACAACCTGATAAATACGTCTAACCATATAACCGGCAAAGGGAAACCGAAAGAGAACGATATCGCTGTCTGTAAGAAGTGCGGTCTCATTATAGTCTTCCAGAATGATGGAAACTGGAAGGTCATGCCGGAATCTGACCTTCAAAATCTTAGCAGGTACGAACCAGTTACCTACGGAATACTAATGAAAGGGAAAGAATCCATCCTCGGGAAGAAAGGTAGTTAGAATGCCGTCAAAAGATGAACATGAAAATTGGGTATTGCCATGGGAGAGAATTCCGTCTCATCCTCTTAAGGTGGTCCATCTCGCAGCGTTAATATGGCTCTATATGGATCGATATCATTGTCCGGCATGGGCTATAGGGGCGATGGGGGCTATTTTATTCTTATTGCTATTAGCGGTAATCGCCCGCGCCGTAAAGCAAAATCACGTTGATATCGTTTTTAAACCCGATCTGGAATCAGAGGCCACGAGTCCTTATAAATCCCTTTGGAATCGAGGCCGGATGCAGTAAACCGGGTTTACAGAGAGAGCCATGAGCGAACCGATAGATAAGCGTTTAATCCGATACCATATATTCCCAGATGATCACAACGATCAGAAGCACGACACCAATCCAAAGTGTTGGTGCAGCCCTCGACTTGATGAACGAGAAGAGGATGATAAGCATTGTATTGAAATCTGGGTCCATAACCGTGTGAACTAAGGGAGTCCCGATGCCTGATTATCAGCCAGTATACGAATCGTCTATTATATCGGCTATTGCCTATCATGAACCATCCAGGGATTGCTTCGTAAGATTCTCCAATGGAGAATCTTACGTTTATCACAATGTCCCTCCGGAGGTCTGGGAGCAGTTACTCCACTCTCCATCAAAAGGAAAATTTGTAAACCTTCAACTGAGACGCGGATACCAATATGAACGATCTACTCAAGAAGTTGCTGCGCGAGATGTCGCTGACAGAAAAGTTGTCGACCAAGCAGTCCCCGCAAAATCCGGAGGACCCGAAGGAAGCTCAGAGTAATTTAACTCCAAACGCAGAACGCATGGCGGTCAAATTGGGAGTTAAGGCCAGGAATATAGAGCTTTTCAATGAATGCACGAAGCAGTTCCAAGCTGATGTTGAAGCAAATTGCCCTGAATTCCGGATACTTGGATTGCTTGTCGCGGTTCCTAATGAAGAGGGGACGTATGGAGTCCTTATTGTTCAAGGGCCGAAAATTACTTATGAAGGATTGACCCAAGTTATCAAGGAGATGGGAGTATGGATGGAGAAGTTCCAAGTTCAATAAATCCTCCTCTTTCCGAAGCAAGCCCACCATATCCTCAATGCCCGGATTGCCTACAGGAGTTTACTCCTGGACATATGTGCCGGCAGGGAATAGAGAGAGAAGTAGCGCAGACCCGATCGGCGTTTCTTATCGCAGTCACAACGGTGGGGAAGATTAGAAATATGACCTTGGTGTGGCGCCGGGGAGATGAAACTGCAAGAATCAAGGAAATCGGGGCGCTGGCCAAGAAAGCTCTCGAGGACATTCAAGAACTGGTTTATAAGCCAAAAGAGGGTGAACATGAACCTGACTCAGTTAATAGTGAGCAGTCTGGCGGTATTTAGGATTTGTCACTTAATAGCTTTCGAAGATGGACCCGGAGACTTCATCCTTAAAATAAGGAAGAAAGCTGGATCCGGTTGGTTAGGGAAACTGATGGATTGTCCATTCTGCTTAAGTATCTGGCTATCAATCCCAGTGACTTTTATATTCAGCCGGACATGGAAAGAGATCCTGTTGAATTGGTTAGCGCTCTCTGGCGCCGTAGTATTCATAGATAAATTTACAAGGAAGGAAAATCATGGCAAAGACCATTCCGAATTTTGGGCAGATAGCGATGGCATCAAGGCAAGGGTGGAAGTGGGCATCAGAACTGAGGTTATTCGTCCGGATAACAGTTGCCCCGGGAGCACACAGGGTTGAGATTCAGCCGCCAACATTTATACCGGATACAGTCCCGCCAATGCGACAGGTGCATGCTTGGGGAGAGTGGCAGGTCCAAGAGGGGGTGCTCTCTTTAATTCCAGCCCTCAATAAATACATGGGTCGGCAGCAACCTTATGTATTTTTCATAGACGATGATGGGCTTGAGATCCCAGAGGGGAAGCTGGTATCCGCTCCGATAAAAGGAGGGACTTATGCTCCCGGCCAACGGTTCCAGTTGATTGATGGTGAGATGCGTCCAGTCGATGAACCCGTAAAACCAGAAGAGGCACCGGCGCCCACGGCGGTTATATCTAAGGATCCTCCAGTGGAAACGAAGGTTGATAAAGATCCAGTGAGTGAAAATGCTGCGACTACCTAACTGCTGCGGTTTGAGAAGGAACCAAGCAAAAATCCCCACTCCTTCCTATACAAAGTTAAAATGGGGATTGTGTAAGAATCTTTTCATCGAAGGGTCGTTTACTGGAAAAGCTTATAGATTCATGGGTTACGGAACGACTCAGGACGTTGACGATAGGGATAAGAATGTTTTTTCTATCGATGGTATGAAAAGAGTTCTCTAGGATGTTTGACAAATCCTTCTTTAGGTTATATAAAAGATAACCTGAGGAGGAGAACCAATGAAGGTTATATTCCAATTCGAAGATAATAAGTCTAAAATAATTCTCGAGCCGTCCAATAATATCGATCAGGCCAATCTCGAGAATGTATTAGCCCTCAAGGGGAGCACAGTTCAGATATCCCCGGGGACTCATAAGGATTTGATTATCGAATCCCGCCGAGGAGAATTAAACGATCTTCCGGACATCGGATGAAATCAAAATCAGCCAACCGGGAAAAGACTCACTGCCCTCACGGGCATGCCTACAAAAAGCCCAATTTGATCGTGTTTTTAGATAAAGAGGGCAGGAAACACCGAGCTTGCCGAAAATGCAACTTGGAAAAAGCATTGAAATATTACAGGGATAAAGTAAAACCGCTCCATCCTCGCAGGCCTGGCAGGCCGCGGGAAGAGCACAAATAAAGGAAAGTATGAGAATTAAGAAAAGAGCATTCCATGCCATCGTCCCTCAGAATAGTTTTACGTTTCATCTGCGGAATGACATTCCACCCAGAAAGGGTGATCTTACCAATGATGTTGTCCTCCATTGGAGCACAAGGTCTGCGACTATCGTAATCTGCGTCAAAGATAACCTGATTTCTTGGGGCATCGCTCGATGTGAATGGGGATACCAGTTCTGTAAGAAACTGGCGAGAGCGGTTGCGACTGGACGTGCGAAACAGGCATTTGTGAAACCTGCGGGCACATCGGATTGGTACAAGCAAGGGGTTGAGCCTTTCCCTGAGAATATACCGGCCGGCAAGGACGAAGTGTATAATGTGTGCAGGGAAAAAGCCCGACTTTTGATCTGCAAGCTCAATGCACGTTCGGAAAAGATAACCAACACAAAAATTACAGCATAAAAAGCTTGACTTGGGTTATGGCCAAGGGTTACATTGGTCGGGCTCAAAGGACAACGGTTATGATTGCTGAAAGCGGAAAACAGATTATTAAGGAAAAGGCAGAGTCCTTAAAGGATGAATTGATAAAAGAGCGGAACCGACTGACTGCTCTTTTATCGGAAATCGATTCATTCCTTTCAGAACACCCGGACGAATCTTATCCGGTGCCAACTTCTTTCGCTTTACAGATCGAGGAACCAATATCGATCATAGGCGCTGTCACCGAAATTATAAAAACGCACGGGCCTGTAAAAACTCCCGATTTGCTCAAACTGCTAACGCAGAGTGGGCAAAAGGTTAATGGAAAGAATCCGATTCAGACTCTTTATAGTACACTTCATAAAGAGGCGAAGAGGAAATCTCCCAGAGTTGAACGGAAAAAAGGCCTGTGGTGTTTGATCCAGCAAAATTAATATAGTTTCCTGATACTGTTCGGCTTACATGTGAAAATAGCTCATCTGGTAGAGCAATTGCCTGAAAAGCAATGGGTAGTTGGTTCAATTCCAACTTTTTACGACCAAATTACAGCCGAGCGACTTTCAGGAAACAGCAATTATAAAAATGGCGTTCACTGGTAGGCTTACATGCAATGCTAATGCCGAGGCCGTTGGTTCGAATCCAACCCCGGGCGCTTATGCGTCCGGGTAGCTCAGTTGGTTAGAGCGCGAAATAAAGCATACGGACTTAACGCCAGTATTAATGAGGATGAGATGGCCAAGGGAAGCAGTGATCGGTTCTATTTGATGGAAATGCGAAATCGCCCGGTTATGTATGGCGATATCGGTTCTCTGGTAAAGATAGGTGGGCTTCTCCTTACTGGAGCCGGCGCCGATCCAGCGATTCTCACTCTACCCGGAGTTGATTATCATGAAGTGGTTAGGGCTAAAGTCCATTCCCTTGATGTCGAAGAATGGTCTGATTTTATTCGCCGTTCCGATGATCCGGAAATCCTTATGGGAAATCCAAAGATTTTCCAGCGCAAGGTGAGATACGAGATATCCGGAACCATACAGCAGAAAGTATGGGCGGCGGATGGTTTCAAGTGCATGTATTGCGGTGCCCAGATGGGCAAATCGCTTATGACTATCGATCATTTTATGCCCTTGGAACTTGATGGCAAGAACGACACAACGAACTACCTTACTGCATGCAAGCCATGCAATAAGGATAAAGGTTCCGAGGACCCATTTACCTGGTGCGCCCAGAGAGGATTGGATCCCAATAGATTCGTAGATTACCTTGCAAGGCGGGTAATCAAATAAGTATCCCTGTGGCAGTGGCGTAAGAGTCACCGCTCCAACATACGCAAGGGAACAACGCCCGTGGATACACTTTCGGAGTCGGGAATAAGCAAACCCACGAGACTTGACCGGCCGCTTTTCCGAAAGGTCTTGCAAATCGGGAATCTGGATATGCCTGGGATAGGCTGGCCAGACCATAGGGACAAGAGATTGGCTGTTACTGTAATGCGGATACATGCGTAGCGGGTCGTACCCGCCCCCCTCCACCAAAACAGTATGGGGGGGCCGATGAGAATCGGGTGCTTTTGAACCCTCATGCGACTTACAGCCAAGAAGATATTAAATGCCAAAATGATGGCAATTAAAAAAGGGGAGCAAGTGGATAGCGTCCCGGCTCCCCTCCGGACAAAAGACATATGACCTGTTACTGATTAGCTTACATGGCTTGAGGCCCGTTTTGGGGAGACCCAATTGGAGGTTCGATTCCTCCTTCCCCCGCATCTACCTTATGGGGGAATGGCGAAACTGGAAGACGCGACGACAAATAGCTGGTCGACTTACAGGTCAGAAGAATTTGGCGGTTACTGGGAAATCTGGATACATGGATTAAAATCTCCTTCTCAGGAAGAAGATATCGGTTCGACCCCGAAACCAGTCCTAACTTACCGCCATTAGATTTATGGCTGCACACTGAAAATGCTTACATGTACCAGGTTCGACTCCTGGATCCCCCTCCTTTTTATTATGGGGGATTCCGCCTAACGGTTGGGCAACTGAATTCAGATCAGTCTTTAAAAACAGCATTATCGACTTTGCGGCCAGATTTTAGGTAATAGAGCCAAGGCTCATAATTACCTACGTCCCCTGCGCTGTCTGAGCGGACTAAATTAGGCATACCAAGTCCAATCGGCACAGTGCCTATAGCGCAGGGGATACTAAAACTTTGCGGATACTGAATGGACTTACATGTCAATTTTGAACATTGATCCTTGATTCTGGGAAACCGGAATAAAGTCCGATCGACTTTCCGCATACTCTTAAAGGGAGAAACCGTCATGGAAAAGACCGCTGTTACCAAGAACCAAATTATTTCCGAATTGAGCAAGTCTCCTCACGGAAACCTCAAGGAATATCTCACTGTCGGCCAGCTTGCTGCCAAGAATGATCCTGATTTCCTTGCCCACCTGATTGCGTGGGACCGAACTCATGGCCAAATCCGTGACGCCAAAGCCGCTTTGCCTATTGTCAGTTTGACGGTTCCGGGATATCCGGAAGAACTGATCGAGAATAGTCTTGCTCACTTAACTCTTTTGAACCCACGGGAACTATTGAAGGCATACCGGTTCGCGCTCGAGGTCCGCCCTGTTGGGAATATGCGCAAGATCAAGAACATCATTGCGGCGTATCTCCATGCGAAAGAGAAAAAAGGCTGGGATTACACGGCAATTCAGCATCGGGCAGTCCTGAAGGAGCTCTATTCGTTAGTCGACGTGAAGCCCGGGTCCGATCGGGTGAACATCGTCCTCTTCGGGTATAAACTTGACGAGAGATTGAATGCCAAGGCCGAAGGAAGGAAACCGGTAAAGTCTCCTCTTCCTAAAGGAAGCGTTTTTGAGGCTGTTGCAAACCTGCGGAATATGAGTGCGCGTGAAGCCGCGGGAACTATTCTTGAGCGGAAGATTCCGTTCTTGATTGCGCACGGGGCGCTCGGAGAAAAAGTTAAGGATCCAGATTTGGTTCTTGCGCTTATTGAGTGCATGAGCTCGACAGAAGTCGTCACTAACACCAAAATGTTAGAGAAACTGGGAGTGAAAACGAATCCGGCGCTCCGTGCGGCATATGAGGATGCCCTTAAGAAAGCAGCAACCTCAACGAAGAATGTTCTTAAGACTACCCGAGCGGCCGAAGCGATCGGCGATGAAAAGCTTAAGGCAAAACTTAATGCTGTTCAAGAGAAACAGATTTCCTCCATGGGCGTTGAGGGTAATTGGCTTGTCCTTGGAGACAAATCCGGATCTATGGAACAGTGCATTGAGGTTGCCAGGCGCGTTGCCGGCACATTGGCGAAGATGGTAAAGGGGAATGTCTCTCTTGTGTTTTTCGACTCAACTCCTGAAACCATGGATGTAACCGGCCTTGGGTATGATGAAATTCTGAAGAAGACGAAGAACTATCGTGCCTCAGGGGGAACTTCCATCGGGTGCGGATTGAAGGCCGCTATCAATCGTCACGATGAGATTGACGGTATTGCCATCATATCGGATGGGCTCGAAAACACGCCTCCATTCTTCGCCAAAGAATATAAGCATCTTCTGGACATATCGGATAAGGATATCCCGGTATATTTCTATCATTGCGATGCCGGAGTTAGTGGATGGTCGGACGCGTTTCTTTCTGATTCGATGAAAAAGGAAGGATTTGATTTGCAGGTCTTTCCTCTCGGGAGAAGCGTGGATTATTACAGCATACCCAACTTGGTTCAAAGCATGCGAACCAATCAATACTCTTTGGCAGAGGAAATCATGGCAACTCCTCTCCTGAAATTATCGGAGGCATTTACCGATGGCGACTAGAAAGCAAACTAAGAAAGGAGGAAACCCGATGGCATATCTTATTGATGACATCCGTAAGTTCGAAACTGAAGGTCTTGCACTTGAAGACCTCGTAACCCTGTCAGCGGTTGGACGAGCGATCCAAGCGGAGTTCGAAGCTTTGAATGTTGAACTTCCAGACTGGTTCGATTCCAAGATGAGGGAGATCCGCAAGGAAATCACTCTTCGACAAGCCGATCGTTTGGAAAAGATGCTGCGCGAGAAGAAATCCCGACTGGAAGCCCTGTTACCAGCCGAAGAGAAGCGTCAAGCTCTCAAGGATGAAATTGCGAAGCTCGAGCTTCAACTTAAAGGCCAATAACGCGGAGGCCGGTTGAGGAGCGGCGCCGGCATTATGTTCGGCGCCGCTGTAGTATCGCCCGAGAGGGGAAACCCTTACCGAAGCGCTAGTGGTTGTCTCGCAATACACGCGTGAGCCGGCGATGTGGAATCTGAGAGGTTAGTGAAGTCCCGGGATTTCACTAACCCGCGGCCCGCTACGAAGAGTTCCGGCGTTGTCCTAGTCTCTGATGCAGAGAATAAGCGGTCCATCGAGATACGCGCTCTGCACCCGGAGGCGACGGGCATAATAAAGTGGCGAGGCCTCGGGTGCCCAAACTGTAAACCGGGTTTACTATGAAACGTCTTCTATTTAGCCTTACCAAAAAAGATTTTAAAATTGCCACCTTTTGCACAGGTGGTCCCGGTGGCCAGCATCAAAACTCCAACCAAAATGGAGTCCGCATTACCCATCTAGCGTCTGGAGCATTTGGAGAAGGACGCGAATTCAGGTCTCAAGCTCAAAATAAGAAAGCCGCATTCGAAAGAATGGCAAGGTCTGTCCCCTTCCAGAAATGGCATAAGGTGGAAGTATCACGGCGCCTTGGGCAAGAAATCGAGTTAAAGTCCGAGTCCTTCCAAGATATTAATAAAACGGTAGAGGAGTCATGTCGTGAAGAAAACCTTAAAGTCGAGTACTATAACCCCAAGTAAAACAGAGCAAACTATCGATGCCAACAGGAATATTGTCGTAGTAGGCCTGCGGATCGGTTCAACTGTTTCCTTTGTGGCGGATGAAGTTATGATCGACAATCTGTCCGGTAAACTTTATTTGCGCAAAGATGGCAAGGTTATATTTTGCGCTAACACTGGAGACTGGGTTTATTTCAGCGTACAGGAAAGATAGTGCTGTGGGGGTAGCTTAACGGTTAAAGCAGTCGGTTGTGGCCCGGCTGATTGGGTTCAAATCCCACCCCCACCCCAATGCATGCCCGTAGCTCAGTCGGTCAGAGCGGTGGTCTCCAAAACCTCAGGTCGCAGGTTCGACTCCTGCCGGGTATGCCAAAAGGTTTATTGAGAATGCACACGTAGCCCTATATTGCTTTGGGGGAAATGGGCTAGAAACGCTGCAATCGTTATTCTTCGGATCTCCACGAAGAGCGTGTGCAGAGCCTTAAGGAGAAATGCATGAAGGCATCAAAGAAAGAATTGAGGGAAGAGATTAGGCGCCTTCGCAAGGTCGCAGGGCCTATGAGCAATATGTGTTATAACTTGTCCCAGAGCCAGAAGATAGATTCCCACACTCGAGATTTAATGAGCGCACTGCGGATCGAGTATGATGCCATTGCAAGAAGCGAAACATAGGGGCGTGGCCAAATTGGGAAGGCTCTTGCTTTGGGAGCAAGAAATCTGCCGGTTCGATCCCGGCCGCCCCTACCAGAATCCAGCGAGACTTGCCGGCACTTCCGAAAGCTGCCAGGTGTCGTCTCGACCATGAAACCGGCAAGGCAGATTGAAAGGCCGGGGAGAATCGGGGAAGCGTTCTCGCTGGAGAATATTGGGGAGTAGCCTAGAGGTCAGGCACCCGGCTTTGGACCGGGACACGGGGGTTCGATTCCCTCCTCCTCTACCAATCTATCAAACTGAGGGTATAAAGCATGAATGATGGGAAATATAGACTTGGACTTGTGAAAAAAAGTAATGGAGAAGCGATCCCGGATGATGAACCGGTGTTCATCCTGAGAGCGAGAGACCATAATGCAGTTGCCGCTCTTCTTCTATACAAGGATGTGTGTATCGAAGACGGATGCAATGATTATCAAATGGATGGTGTTAATTTGGCCATTAAGCTATTCGGTGACTTTGCCAACCAGCATCCAGACAAGATGAAGCAACCGGGAATCACCCGGGGGGTCTAAGTTTTCGGAGAAGTGGTCGAGCACGGTTTATGGCGCCGGTCCTGAAAACCGGAGACGCGAAAACGTCCGTGGGTTCAAATCCTACCTTCTCCGCCAATATTGAGGGATAGATCAGAGGTAGATCAGCGCACTGTTAATGCGCCTGTCGCAGGTTCGATCCCTGCTCCCTCAGCCAATATTTAGTCCGGGTAGCCGAGAGGCCAGGCAATGGGCTGCAACCCCAGGGACACAGGTTCGAATCCTGTTCCGGACTCCAAATTTAAAGGTAATATTATGCCGACGCTGGGGAGACGGTGAACCCCGATGGGCTGTAAACCCATTCGCATTCGGTGCGTTGTCTGTTCGAATCAGACCGGCGGCACCAATCTTAAAAAAAGGAGAAGATGGTGAAATGGGTAGACCCTTTAAGCCGAGGCCAGAATGCTTACTTTGCGGAAAATCAGTAAAGAGATTTGGCAAAAAGTTCTGTTCTCGTTCTTGCGCAAACACTTATAGGATTGTCCCATTTTTAGAACGCAGGCAGCATAGAGAATGTCCCATCTGTCATAAATTATTCTCCGATAAACCTGCAATTCTATTGCGGCGTGTATATTGCTCAAAGTCATGCGCTGACAAAGCACTTATTAAAAAACACAACTTTGTATGCCATAAATGCGGGGAGCAAAAGACTCAAGATGACTTCTACGTTGACAGGTGTAAGGCACGAGGTCATGTCTCTAGGTGTAAGCAATGCTACGCAGAAACATCAAAAAACATTACCAATCAAAAGCCATATCGAAGAGAAGCCGCATTCAAAGCTGGGGCATTAAGAAGGGGGCTTCCCTATGATCTTACGCGAGAGCAATTTATGTCGTTTTGGCAAAAACCTTGTCATTACTGCGGAGACGATATTAAAAGTATTGGCCTAGATCGAGTTGATAATTCTAAAGGGTATTTATTCAGCAACCTAGTCCCGTGCTGCAAGGTTTGCAATTCAATGAAGTCTCACATGGAATTAGTTGATTTTCTTGGTAAATGCAATAGGATTGCCAATCGATCTTTCGGTGGGATATAAGTAAAATATTGATCTGGTTCAATGAATCAGAAAAGTTTTGCTATGGGATGTTGGCTTAGAAGCAGCCATCATCTAAGGAGTGAATTGCGGGAAGCGTTGCAATGAAAGGCAGGGGAATCCTTCTGACGTGCAACGGGCTCATGAAGATGATTTCAGTCCCTCTAACCAAGGGTAATAGTCATGATGACCAGCGAACCGGATGGCAAACCGGAGCCTAGAGAAAATAGATTGCCGAACACCTAAACTCGGGTAGCTCAACCAGATTCGGACGTAAATTCTTTGGCGTAATAGCACACCATAGCATTTAATAAAAAGGAGTCAGTTTATGACCGTACTTAAAATAGTGATGGATGCAACCGGAATCATAAAAGATGTCCCAACAGAAAAGGTTATTCACCTTACAACCCCAATAACGGTTGCGGCTTTAGCCGGAGGCATGGAGAGTGGCAAGCCATCAATCGCCTTTGTTTTTGAATTGCCATCTGGAGAGACGGTATTGGCAGAGACATCTATGACACTGTTTCAGACTGCCGCGAAGGCATTTGCAGCAAAATTTGATTTAAAAGATTAAGGACTATAAAGGTTCCATCGTCTAATGGCCCATGATTCCTGACTGTCGATCAGGAGACACGGATTCGAATTCCGTTGGAACCGCCAGAGGTTAAATATCTAATGCCGGGCGCAAAAGGGTTTAGAGCTATTCTAACGATCAAAGACGCTGCGGCCATGTCACATGAAAGTCGATGTGAATTGGCTGATTGGTTGAGGCTGCGAGCTTCCAGTTTAGTTGCTCATGGATCAGGATATGATTCAATCGTAGAATACGAATGCCTTGTCAGGAGAACCGACAGGGAATGCAAGCAAAAGGGGTCATCGTCTAACGGTTAGGACAACGGACTTTCGCTCCGTGAATTGTGGGTTCGAATCCCACTGGCCCCTCCAATTAATGGGATTATGATTGCAGGATTTTTGATATGCAGGAATGGGCGTCGGACGGTCCTTAGACGGGCGGCACACGGATATTCAACGGATTTTAAGAAGGAGAAACCTTGAGAAGGAAAGACAATACCCCGACCTTGACCGATCGAGAGCGGATATTGATGAATATTACGTCTCAATTGGCTTCAAGATTAGCTTACGTTGAAAACCTATTTGAATTGCGCGGGATTGATATCCATAAAGATGGGTTGCATTGGCCGCGGGCTCAATACACCAATTTCAGTAAAACCAAGATCCTGGAGGTAGGTGACTTGGTTGTGTGCCGCACTTCTGTTGGATGGCAGACAAATCCATGGATTGTCAGTTTTATTCATGAAGTTGGGATTCCCAATGACCCTTATGGTATGTGCCTTCGCGCAATTGGTTCAAACGCTCTCTGCAACTATGGCAATGAAGATTTTATAAAACTTAGCGGCTTTTCATCCCGGGATTTATATGAAGGAGAACAGTGGATCTTTTATCGCAAAGTTTTAAAAGCTGTTCACAAGGAGGATAATTATAACCATATCTTTGCCGGCCTTGATTTTGATGCATCCGAACCGCTGCATAGGGCCCAATTGAGTATTCGTGAAAGATGGGGCGGATTGTCCAAGCCCTCAAAGCCCTACATTATCAATCTGGAATTCAATAAAAAGACATCAGTCAAACAGGTCTTGGATGATATGAAAGCTCAGGGATTCGGGACTAGGGATTTCGAATTAATTAAACCGGCAAAGGAGCCGAATGGAGATATTTCCACCACCGTTCAAAAGGCCAACGGGGACAATGAAGGATTGGTTGACTCTCAATAGTCTCGTAGTGGATAAGCCCTTGTGGAAAACTGATGAGTTTGTGATTTTTAAAGCGACCAATGGTAGTATGTGGAGATATATGCCTTCCTTCCACGCAGGATGGCCTTTCGAAATAAAGGAATGACATGCCTTACAAAATCACCGAAGATAAAGAAAAGAAGGAAATATACATCGATCTGGACCCGGGCAATAATGAACATCGGGTTAGCCAAGGTGCCGGCAATGGATTTATGGGGAAAGAAAGTATCGTCCAGATGGATATTGATCCCATAATCGGAACTGTGTCCGGAATCCGTATCCGGTTTGAGGTCGGACGAGACGACAGTTCATACAATATTTCCCATTGATAATAAATAAGTTATGGTTCTATAATTCTTCCTGGTAGCCGTCAAACTGCCTAAAAACGGGTAGGAGAAAGAACTAGGGATGATTTATCTATATCTTGCTCTGCTCGTATTCGCTTGCACAATGTTCTTGGGGGTTATGGGGGCCGTTCTTTTTGTGGCCTTTAAAATCCTTTTGGCTATTCGCCTCGATCTCAACGTGATCAAAGAGATAGCCCTTCACGTAAATTTCAGGACCAATTCTTCGGTAAATACTCCTGAGATTTTTGCCGGCCAGCAGAAGCCAACGGATGGGGATTTCGTTTTTAATACAGACGAAGAACTCGCTAATGCAGAAGAGATTCGCCGCATTAAGGCTGAAACTGGGATGATGTCCTCGGAAGATGAAATAGAACTCGTCAAGCAGATGCGTCAAGGTGGAGTCACTTTTAAAGGGTAGAAGAATGCGAACCTATATTGGCAGGTCTATGTAGAAAGAATTCAGACCTTGGCGATGCCATGGATGAACTCGACCGGATCCTTGTAGAGGAAGCCGGTGGGAATATCGCCAAAGCATTCGAAATACTCACTTCGACACACTTGGAATTCGTCCAAGGAGAGATGGAGAAGTGTCTCGCCAGCCCTCGGTATTACCTCGAAAACTATCATTTCATTAAAACCAAACGCCTCGAACTCCGACCTATATGGCCGTTCTGGGATTCTCAGGAGAAGTTCCTTGAGATTTTCGAAAGGCAACATGCGGCCGGAGGAACTATCCGCATTGTCGTCCTTAAGGCCCGCCAGCTTGGATTAACCACCCTCAGCGTTTCCCTTATGACTTGGCTTGTGTTCTTCCACCCTATGGCCTATGTCCTCACCATGGCTGACGAAGAGGAGCGCACAAACGTAAACTTTTCCATGGCTAGAATGGCGCATGAATACCTTCCATGGTGGATGAGACCAGAGAAGCGGTATGACGCTTTTGGAAAGAGACTCGGATTCGATCGTGCGAAAGCTGATGAAAGAGCCTCGAGTCAGGGTTTGCAGAGTCAGATTTACTTCGAATCTGCGAACCAACCCTCCGGCGCCGCATATTCAAAATCACTATTCGGAGTCCATCTGGCAGAGGTAGCCCGGTTCAGGAATGAGGATGCTATTACCGAAGGTATATATGGGTCCTTGGCGGAAATACCCGGGACAATTGGCATAATGGAGTCCACTGCCCGCGGCAGGGGGAATCTCTGGAACCGGATATGCAAGAACTCTGAATCCGGAGAATTGCCGTGGGAATTTCTTTTCATCGAATGGTTTCGGGAGCCAGGTTACAGTATAGCGGTCCCTGAAAACTTCAAGCATACAACCGAAGAAGAAGCCCTTTTAAAGAAGGTTAAAGCAAAAACCAAAGTTACTCTGACTGATGGGCAATTAAGTTGGCGCCGTAAGAAGATGCGCGAATATGAAGCCACGTCCGGAGATTCAGAAACTTTCCGCCAAGAATATCCCATAAATCCGGTAGAGGCCTTTGTGGCTTCCGGATTGACTGCCTTTTCAAAAAAACGCATGCAGGAGATGATTACCTTCTTCTGCAAAATGGAAATCTGGCGCGGTGACATAGACCTCAATAAAGACGACCGCACCTTTAGATTATCCAAGATTTCAGACGGCAATTTCCGGGTATGGGAATTTCCCAAAGCCAGCATGACCTATTACGTTGCTGCCGACCCTTCCATGGGTATTGAAGGAGGGGACCCGGGCTGCATTCAGATATTTGCCGTTCCAGAGGATGTAAATCTGCCATTAAGGCAGGTCGCTCGGTGGCATGGTCATAGAGGGCCCGGTAAGTTCGCCCGGATCCTCGCCGCGATTGGTTATATGTACAACACTGCCGAGATAGCTCCGGAGTGCAATAACATAACCACCGTGGCAAGCGACTTGGTTAAGGTTCTATTGTATCCCAAGTGGTATAGATGGATGCGCGAAGACAAAGCCAAGAACGCTTTCTCTAACTTCATCGGATGGCTTACTACATTCCGCAATAAAAACGAACTCATTAGCAGATTCCGCCAGGCACTCAACGAATGGACCGTCATTATCAGATCAGAAGATGATATGAGCGAGATGTTCGATTTCGTTGAAATTGACGATGGAAGCGAGACCTTTGCTGCCAAGAATGGGACGCATGATGACGCAACTATGGCCATCATGATTTGCTATTACTGCGCTACCCAGCTCCGTCCTCGTTTGGATAGCGATTTGAAGGAAGACAAACCCTCACAGGATGTTGATTTTCAAAACACTGACTATTCTCTCATGTACGACAAGGATAGTCAGAATACAGACTCCGGGATTCCGGATTTTTACATGCTCTAGGAGGAGCTTATGGCCGTCGCAAATAAACCCAAACCTCGAGAACTCTGTCCTGCCTGTTACAAGGCCGGGATTGAGGCTGATTTAACTTATAAACCCGGTGGAAAGTATTCCCACTATTGCGTCAATGGGCACCAATGGGATGATCGGGAAAAGTTACAGTCCGAACTCATGGAAATGAGCGCACTGCTTCGGGAAAAGAAGAAGGCAGAAGTTCAGCAAATGGAGATTCCGGCCGCCCAACCTGAAGTCCAAGTGGATACCCGGATCAAGATCGACCCAATTGATAAAGAGAGAATTAAATCAATCGTCGGATCAGAATTCAATGATTCGTCTTCCTTATTCGGGTTGATATTTGCAATGAACGAAACCGTAAAAGACCTTCGAGAGAAGGTTGAAAGGGCGGAGGCCCGGGTACTCGTTCAAGGAACGGTGAGGAAGATCGGAGGCGATTTCCCCATTACCGTTAATATTCCAGAACGACATGTCGAAAGCATCAAAGATGTTGCCGAATCTGGAGGGATGTCAATCGAACGCTACATGCAAGCCCGGATTGAAGAAGGGCTCGATAATTTATGGTATTGTTAATGGGCAATGTTATTTGTAATCACATAGTTATGGCTTATAATATACCAAAAGGCCAAATACGATAACCGATGTTTATGCTGTGGCCGTCAAGAGCCAGATATCATCCTTCATGCGGATCATGTCATTCCTGTTAAATTGCATGGTTCGAATAATGTTGAGAACCGACAGCCGCTATGTAAACGCTGCAATAGTAAAAAATCTGCAAAAACAATCGATTACCGCCCGAAAGATTGCCCTCATTTCATGGGTTAGTCTTTTGGACAGCAAAGGACTAACCTATGTATCCAATCAATGAAATCGTTAAGTTAGCATCACAACCAGAAGTCAAGAAGGCAACCTATTACCACAGCGATAAAGAGGTCGCCAAGGTCACATTCCATGGGAAAAAGGACTCAAGAGCTCGCACGAAGACATTCGTGGTGACTATCGGTCGGCCTAATTATGAAGAACGTGAGTTCATCAAAAAGGCAAAGAAAGCCGGAGAGCCTTTCCCGATTAAGAAAATTCAGATGAAATTTGTCCCTAAGAAAAAGAAATAACAAGGAGAACCGTCATGAAAATGCTTTCTCGAAGATCAATGCTTGGGTTTTTAGGATTAGGACCGGTGTCAGCCCTGGCAATTGCCAGGGCTGAATATGAGGATAGAACTCCTCAGTATTCGGAAGATTTCGGAGGGGAAATCTATCGGGATTACCGAATTTTCTTCACTGGATGGAAGCATTCCCAGAATTCAGACCTGATAGTTGGACAATGGGTTGGATATCCTCTTTTCCCCGGACCGAAGAAAGTATACCGAAATGATGTCAAATACCCATACTTGGTCGCCAGTGTCCCCGGAGCTCATTGCGCCTATGTAAAAGGGTCCCAGTTCGACATCTGCCCTCAAGGGAGTCAGGCGGCAATAAACTGGAGAACATCATCTGAGGTAGAAAAAGAGGCTGAATCCAGAAAGAGCAAGAAAAAGCTCATGGATATGATCGATGGCGTAAGGGACAGTGGCGTGAAGAATTTATCCGTGGATTCATGGAATAGAGTCCTAATGAGCAAGCGCCTCATCCCCTATCGGTCATGGAGATTAGAATAATGCCAATTTATGAAATTCAATGCATGACCGTAGGATGCGGTAAAAAGAGCGAAGTCTTTCACCAGCGCATGCACGATGAGGATATTGCGTGTCCGGCCTGCAATGGTCCCACGGAGCGACTGTATTCCCTAGCCGCGGTGAGCATATTCGATTCTTTCGATACACGTCATATCCATCCGGAAGGTAAGAATATCCATATAGGCCGGCGCAGCGACCTTACAAGTGCGTGTCACGAATTCGGCGTAGTGCCGGCAACGGATGTCCATCCCCCGCAAACCAAAATTCCTCAGATTGGTTAGGGGCTTGACAGTAGTTTAGTAAGATGGAGATGAAGGCTACCAGACCTGATTGCATCGTATGGCACTAATAAGTTGTTGAGAGCAGTCATACATTTCAGCAATATCTTTTTGGGTTCTTAGTCTAAGACGGATATCTATAACTTGGTCGATTGTTAGTTTTTTAGGAATATATCCATTATGGATTTTCCAAATAAGGCGTGGCGAACAATTATGAATTTTTGCCAATTCCGCCTGCGATCTGAGAGATTTAATAATTTCTCTAATCTCTTGAACTTTATCTTCGGTGAGTTTCGCGGAGATATTATTCCCGCCAGGCTTAAAGAGAACAGTCAAATTTTTAGTGGCAATTGCATCGATAGCATTTTCAGACCTTGTTCCAGCATAAAGATGATCCGGACGTACACAAGAAGGATTATTGCATTCTCGTTTATGGAGTACGAACATTCCATCTGGTACCGGACCAATGTGGATATTATAGCTCAAAACATGGGCCAGTATTTGTCCGCCCTCTCCATTGGCAAGAACTCCATATCCTCCAGCATTCCTATAAGCTTGCCAAATCCAGCAATCTCCGCTGGTATCTACTTTTGCCCAAAAACGATCGAAAATATTATCAGTCGTCATGTCAGTAGCATACCATGCCTATTATCATGAAAACTAGAGGAATATAGATGTCTGATCTCCCTGGTTGGTACAGTTTTGATCCCGGTGGGCAGCAATTTCCGATTCAGCAGACTGCACACGATGTCATCATAAGTAAATGGTGTGAAGCTGTGTTTGAGGAGGCTAAGGATGACCTCGAACGGAACGATGAAATCGTCCAAATCGATCGCTCAATTAACTATCTCATGGGCAAACAATGGGTTGAGCGCCGGCCAAGCTATAAAGCCGCGCCGGTTGCCAACCGATTGTGGACGAATCTTGTCCAGTTGATTTCTTATCTCACAGATATCCGGCCCTCTTTTGAGATCAAATGCAATAATAAGCTCTACGATCAACACGCAAAAGTTCTCAATAAGATGATCGGAGCATGGTTCACGAACGAAGATATCGACATGAGCCTTGCGATGATTATCATCCATGCGGCCTTGACGATCGGGTATGGTCGACTTTGCTGGAATCCTGACCTGAGAAATGGCGAAGGAGAGATGGAGCTTACTCCTCTCGGAGCCATGGACCTTATCCCGATACGGCCGTCTCATACTCTTCAAAAGGCAATGGGTGTCATTTACCGGTGTCCCAAACCTCTCTCATGGTTTAAAGAGAAATATCCTCTTAAAGGATTCCGGGTTCCGGTCGACAAGGAATATTCCCAGTATACCAGCACTCCGAATCAGAATCTTTGGACCCGGGGAATGCAGATTATGTCCCCGCAGATGCGACGGCTGTTCGGACAGTCATCTACCCAGATCCGGGAATCTGCCATACCGATGGCTTTATACCGGGAATTCTGGGTAAGAGACTCACAGAGGAATACGTCCAACCGTGACGTGTGGGTTGGTGATGGAGGGCAACAAAGTGGGGAATATGGATATATGGTACCTCCTGGCGGGAAACTGTACCCTCGAGGACGCCTTATTATCATGGGGGGACCAGTTGTGCTTTTCGATGGACCCAACCCCTTCTTCCACGGGCAATTCCCATTCGCCTGCCTCCGGCTCAATAGGGTTCCGTGGCAATGGCCGGGGATCTCGGAATTCAGGAACCAAATCCCGCTCCAAGATGTAATGAATAATGTTCTAGCCGGCATTCTGGATGCAGTGAAGAAGGCTGTTAATCCTCAAATGCTGGCGCCGGACAATGCTTTTGGGGCCGCGGTAAAGAAGAACTTAGACCCCAATATGCCGAATGCCAAGATTTTCTATAGTCCGAGTTCTATCGCTGCCCCGACATACGCGCCTACTCCCATCCTTCCCGGGTTTGTATTCCAGACAATGCTTTATGCTCAACAGGAATTGGATAGCCAGAGCGGATTCTTGGATATGGGAAGCATGTCCCGGAAGGGGATTGTCCCCTCGAGCGACACAGTAGAAAGCATGAAAGAAGGCCAGCAAACCCTTGTCCGGTTGAAAGTCCGATATATCGAGGACTTTATGAAGCAGGTTGGCCAGCAATGGGTTCCTAATGCTTTCCAGTACTACTCTCTTAAACGCCGGATGCAGTTGCTCGGAAGCGATGGTCTTACGTGGGAAGACTTCGACTATGATCCTGGAACTATGGTTCCTGCCGGGGATAAAGCCGAAGAGCATTGGAAGAAATTTACCTTTATGATGGTCCCGGGATCCCTTCTCAAATCTGCCCGCATGCCTCAACAGGCTCTTATGATGCAACTCCGTCGTATGGGAGATATGGACCTCAAAAATATGCTCGACTCTCTTGATCTTGGCGGATTATTCGAATCCGTTAAAAAGAACCTCGAAGAGGAAGGTGCCAATATCCTCATTCAGGCCATAAGATCGAAACAGGGAGCGAGTGGGGGCGGCGGCGGAATGCTGCCTGGTGCTTTAGACAAAGTTAGCAACGCTACCCAAGCGAATGCGGCGGCGATATAAGGTAGGCCAAAATGCCAGAAATGGGAGTTTCCGGTGGTGGATTTCCCGGGCCGATACCAATCACTCAGAATATTAAGGTAAGTACTCTGAATACTTCTTCCGCAAATTTACTGGGTGGGGGAATTTACACTGGGGAGGCAGTATATCCAATGAACCAAATGGAATAAATATGGCAGAAGTTTTCATCGATTTCGATGAGATTGGAGCTTCTGTCATTATCAGCGCAATTCAAAGTTAGGAGTAAAGAATGTCCGGGATCGTCCTTCAAACGAATGCTATTAAAATTGTAAACCGCGGTGGGGGGTATCCTACCAAGGTCTTTAAGCATCAAACTCCTGGGGGGTCATACCATTCTCACATGACCTCTATCGTGATGAATAAGGGTACTGATTATGTTGTATTCAAGTGTCCGGCGCCCAGATGCGGCAAGCGAAATAAAAGGCCGGTATATGAAGCAAAAGCTCAAACCAAGGATGGTCGTCTTTCTTTTAAATGCAACGGTTGCTACCGAGAAATAGAGGTACAGCGGCCAATACAAAATATTCAGATACCAGAGCCGATGATTGAAGGACAGATCAGGCCCGGGACTCTCTTCGATCCAAATGGAAGGCCGATCGGAGTTTGAAACTAAAAGGAGATACTTATGCCAGAAGGGGAAACATTACCTAAGACCGGAAAATCAAAGGATTGGCTTGATTACGCCGATAAAAAACTGAAGAAGTTCAGGGACTATCACAGCGAAACCAATCTACTTGGGCAGATTAAACATCCCAATGTTTTGGGAGATGACTATTCAAAAGTACTTTCTCAAAAAGAACTCGAAGCCCGGAAGATGGGAATGGAACTTTTGCGTAAAGAAAAGGCGGGCGAATTAGCCAAACGATCTGCCGGATATAGGAAGGGCGGAACGATGAGGAAGGACGGCCCAGCCAAGCTGCATAAGGGTGAAGAGGTCATTTCCAAGACCAGAAAAGCAAGAAAATCAGGACGCTCTACAGCCCGCCGATAGGGGGGGCTTGACAGCATTATGAGAAGATATTTCTGACGGCAATCCCGAAGTTGGTTGGTCGGTCGTCGCATCATCTACCCGCGATGGCCGGCTAACCTCGGAGATTAAAATGGCAAAAAAGAGTAAAGGCCCAAAATTCAACCAAACAGCTCCAAGCTTTAACCCTGCACCCTCAGAAGATAAAAAATATCAACTCGAGGATGATAGCCGTACAGTCCGCAGTTATCTTGATCTCAAAAAAGATCCCGGCCGGCATGAGCGAGCTATTGGTCATATGCGAAGCCAAGTTGAAGGCCTTAATGAGTTATCTACGCGGAAAGAAGCTTTGCCGCGTAAATCCCGGAGACTCGGGTCCAGAAATGGACGACGTGGGGCTAGAAGGTAATTATGCCCAAGCTTCCTCCAAGTGCTTCCAAATCCGAAAAGAAGGAACGGGTTAAGGAAGAAATGGATAAATGGAAATCGGGCAGACTTCACTCCGGATCGAAAAGAGGTCCTGTAGTAACGAATCAAAAACAGGCGATCGCAATCGCACTGAGTGAATCGGGACAATCGAAGAAGAGAAAAGCGAGCCGAAAAGGCGCTCGAGGGGGAAGACGATAATGGCAAAGCAAAGCAGAGAAGCGCAAATGAAAGCCCATGAAAAGGCTGAATCTCCAGAGAAAGAAAATATCGAAGAGGCAGCGTGGAGAAAGTCCAAGCGCGGGAAAACCCGGAAAGCTGGACGTGGCGCCGGCAGAAAGTAATGGAAGCAAAAATCTGCACTCCCAAAAAGGAAATGGTCCAAGAGCATGAGCATCTGGTTAAAACGCTCAGGACTGGTTCCCGAAAGAAGTTGAAGGAGGAGGCCGCGGATCAGGCCAAAGAGCTTTCCGGATATCGGAAGGCAAAGGGCCGAAAGAGTATGCGGGGTACGAACCGCAGGTAGCCAGTATTAAAAAAGGAGAAAAAATCATGGCAGAAGAAAAGAAAGAAGCTTTTGAAGGTCATGGCGACAATACGCAGCCGGCCGGGATTCAATCACCTGGTACGTTTGTCCCTTTGTCCACGGATCCGAATTCCGTAAATCAAAAGAGTGAATCGGGGAAGAAAGGCAAGGTCGAGTAACTATGCCAGCGCCAGGGTTGGATATGCCTCCCATGCCGGACCCGTCGATAACGAGTCAGCAAGGGACGCCACAAGCTGCCCCTCCGGGGCGTGGTCTCGGGGCTATTGCGGCACAGAGAC